CGTACAAACTCGGACAAAGAATCAAAAGAGAGGAGTTTCAATCTGGCGGTACTTGTCTAGAATCTTCTATGAAGGTTATCGCGAAGAAGAGACCAGATCTAAGTATCTTCTTGACCGATGGATATTTCGGTGATGTGAATGTGGAAGATATGGTTGGACGAAACAATAAGTTCCCTCAGACAATCTTTATCATCAGTAAAGATGGAACAATGAATCATCCGTTCAATCAGCATGGTCAAGCAAACGAACGTGAATGGGCAAAATCTGTCAAGATTCCAGGTGGAAGAGACAGAGATGATAGGTGGTAATAGTAGATGAGTGATAAGCTTACTAAAGACAGACGAGCGATGATAATCCAGAAAGAGATTCCCGTCGATTTTGAAGTACAGATCGACGAGCATATTTACTCCTTTAGTCTCAAGGAAGAGATATACTTGAAGTCAGAGGTGGAAAGTAGCGGAAGCATATCAAGTTGGTACAGTACTTTCCACCCCTTCAAGTATACAGATGATGTCGTTTTTATGTTTGATAGTAGAGATGGTCGCTGGAGATACGCGCAAGATGAGATACAGAAAGCTTATAAGAACGCTATAGCTAACAATGCATTACTTGGAGTTTAATAATGCCTAAAGTTATTGTTGCATATCTTTTTGTGAGTACATTATTCAAGTTGAATATAATACCAAATATACCCAAAACTGAATTAGATGCATTCTTTAATAAGCTATATAATTTCTGTTAGGAGGAGATATGTTTAAGCTTTTATTTATACTTCTGATCATGTTTGTCGCTCTAGCTTTTATTGTTGGAATGGCACTATTATTTCATAAGTTTTTATTTGAACAAGATTTACAAGATACCTTGGATGTTGCTGTGGAAGACGCGCGAAGAGCGCAGACTGAAGAAGAAGCATCCAAGATCAGGGAGAACAAAGAATAATTTACAAAAGGAGGAAAAATGACTAAAAGTAAGTTTTTTGCGGGCCTATTAGGTCTGGGATGTATTATCGGGGTAATCACATTATTCTGCATGCTCGGTTACACGACCGTAGAAGGTAATCAAAGAGTGATTGTTCAAGACTGGAAAATGGGTGTTAAAGATGAGATTCTCACAGACGGAACGCACTTTTACTTTCCGCCAACAACAACCCATCACAAGTATGACATCGGTACAGATAACTTCATCATGGGTAAAGAAGGTCTATACACCGGTAAGGGTTCTAACTTCGCAGATTTTCCGGCGTTTGAGGTTACCTGTGGTGGTTCTGGCAAAGAGCAACCAGCTACGTTCAGTGTTACACTGCAGTACCACATCGATGCAAGTAAGTTGAAGGCATTACATAACACAGCTGGAAAGCAATATAAGGATTTAGTGATTAAACCTGCACTGACTAGGATTATCTCGGACATGGCCACAACTAAAACAGTGCTTGATTTCTATTCTGGTGAGGGACGTGTAACACTTCAGAAAGGTATTGAGAAGGCCATTACAGAGCATCCTAAGTTAGCAGAGACTGGTATTGTAGTAGATACGTTCGTAATCGACGACATCGATCTAGACAACGAGTATGTAGAGCAGATTAGAGGTAGACAGATCGCCGTACAGAAGAAATTAAAAGCAATTGAAGAAGCTGCTGCTGCTGAAGAAGAAGCTAAAAAGGCAGAGAAACTCGCTGAAGCTGATAAACTAAGAAGAATTGTGTCTGCTGAGGCTAAAAAACAAGAAGAGATTAAAGCTGCTGAAGCTGCTGCAGCTAAGATTGAGTTAGATGCAAAAGCTAATGCCACTAGAGTTAAAGAAGCTGCATCTGCTGACAGATATAGAAAAGAACAAGATGCGAAAGGTGCTCTGGCCCTTGGTCTAGCACAGGCTCAAGTCGCTAAAGAGAAAAAGATGTCTAAGTACGCTGGTGAAGCTGGCCAAAGACAAGCTCAAGTTGAGATGGCACAAGCTAGAGTTGAAATGTTTAAAGGCATGAATCTTAAGGGTATCCTCGATAAAGACGTAGCCTTAACCATCATCCAAGATGATAGCGGTAAAGGTGTTGAAAAAGTTCTTAACGTATCTAAGTAATCTAGTAATCCCCGACCTCGGTCGGGGATTTTTGTTTGAGGTGTTTTATGAGTAAAGATAATAAAGATATACTTATTGTGTCTCTTGGGATGTTATTGTGTTTTGGATTAATATTTTTTATAGCTATTAAATTTGAGTGCTCATCCAAGTCTAAAAAAATAAAAAATACTGTACCAAATGATACTATACATAGAGTTATGTTTCGTGTAAGATGTAGGAACAAAGGCTCAAATGTTTTTGTAAAGCAAATGGTTCCCGATCTAAACAGCATAAAATACGAACCAAATGTAGTCGAATGTAATTTAAGAAAAGTCGAAATAAAATATGAACCAGTGGAAGAAAACATAAAATAATAAAGGTGGTGGTATGAGATATTTAGTATTAGTTGTATTAACTTTATTAATCGGTTGTCAAGAATATGAGTATTCAAAGTATGAAAAAATCGATGCGACAGTAAAAGGAAAGCAATATACTCCTAGAAAATGTCGCATGGAAACACGAGTATACCATTTTAATAAGAGACCGCAGTATCGCCTAGAGACTGTATGTTATGGACCATACTACAGAACTCCAATTGTTATTTCTTCTAAGAATACTGTGTTAAGTCACAGCGATAGACACACGTATGACCTCTTTGATGAGGGGCAAAATATTAAGGTTAACTGTCGAGATAAGTTCGCCATTAAAAAAGACAAGAATGACAGAACTATCTCGAGAAATTTTGTAAGAACGGAATGTAGTGTATATGAAAAATAAATTGAAAATCATGCAATCAATGTTAAAAATATCGTTTTTCTTAATGTTGATTATCGCTGGTTTATCAATGTTACATAGTGTTGATTATGCCCCTCCGCGCAGGGCCGTTGTTGTGGGCATCAGTGTTACTTACGATGCGGTACAGTTTGACAGTGGGATTTTCCTCGTGAAGAAATCCCAGCCGCATCGTAGGTTGCACTCAATAGTTAGTTGTAGAAGAAAATTTGAAATTGGTTTGTTTTCTTCTAAAGAATTAGAACCAGAATGTGGAGTATAGTATGAGTCCATTAACAGGAATTACATTGTTGCTTTTGCTGTGCACAGTTGGATGCGCTTATTACATTTTTCAAGACCAAGTAGACAGACTCATAAAGGGTATACGCAACGACAGATTTGTAGCACCTACCGCACCAAGACCAACTATACCTAAGACAAGACCCGTCGTAAGAAACGCAATTAAGAGAGCTAATGATAGTATTAAGCGCAAGGTTGAAGATCAAACGCGAAGAGCAGAAGAACAACTGAGACGCGCTAGAGAGCTCAACAGAAGAAAAACACGCTTCGATGAGATGGATAAGAGTATGAAAGATCTCAACGATATACTAGCTGACCTCTTTGACGATGATTTATTCTAGGTGAATTATGACTGAAGATGAATACGGATACTATATATGGATGAATAACTGCAGTGAGTTATGCATCATCTTGGAGAAGAATACTGACGTTAAGTTATATCATATTATGGCTGTCTTGTATAAGCATGGGATAGATGAATGCATCAGAAGATATTCTCCGAAGCGCTTAAGAAAGTTCGTGTACTTCATAGAGAGAAATAGAAAATTTAATGTTCTCGCGTTTACTCAAGAAGACGATACACGGATAAGCGCAGAGAAACTTGTAAACTTGATTAAGAATCGTCTGGCTGAGAAATTTTTATTGGGAGTATAATTAACACAGATTGATATTATTGTGGGGTATGCAAGCGGTCAAAGCAGAGGGTTTCATAAGCCATCGACCTCGGTCTTCGTGGGTTCAAGTCCCACCCTCACAACCATAGGATATATATGACATTTGATGAATTTAAAGAATTAAAACCAGGCGACTACAGCGGAAAATGTCGCAGTTACGAAGATCTGGTAAGGACATTTACTGATCAAATATTGATACAGGTAGATGATGATGATTATCAAGGTGATTCAAGACTTCTCGTAACTGATGCACAAGGGCGTTTTGGTATACTGATATTTGGATGGGGTAGCTGTAGCGGATGTGATGCTTATCAAGCATGTTACTGCTCGGAAGATTATTGGGATTTAAGAAATCGATTAAAAGATAGCACAAGATGGTTTGATACCTCGTTAGAGTGTCTCAGATTCTTTGATAACCATGATTGGGAAGGTAACTTTTACGGACATCAAAGTGAGACTATAAAATTTGTAAAAATGGGTCAAGATTATTTTGCAGAACTTATATTACTAGGAGAATGTGATGAAAATTAATTTGAAAAAAGCAAGAAAACTAGAGGCAAAAATTCTTTCAGCTATTCTCAATGGCAGAGTATCGTTGGAGGCAAGAGTTAGAGTTCAAGCAGATATCAATGATGTTAAACATAAGATGGGAGAGAGTCGTACTGAAGCAATCAACGCTATCGAAAACGATAAGAAACTAATTGATCTGAGATTCAAGATCAGAAGAGCAATTGCCGTTGAGAACGAGGCCTCTGGTATTAACATTTTAATTTCCAACAAAGCATGTCTCATGGCACAGAGAGACTTATTGAACAACTATAAAAGCGGTAGACCAGCGTTAGACCACGATGAGTTGAGAGACTACCTAGATCAGGCACGTAAAGATCTGGATAAAGAGAATTCGTACATGCGCAACAACAGTACGCTCATCGATGTAAATGTTTTCGAAGATAGCGATTTTGAAGATCTTAAAGATCAGCACGCACAAGTTATGCGCGACATAGAGAGTGTCGACGATATGATCGCAGAGAAAAACTATACATCAAAGATTACGCTGGATCAAGCAGATATAGATCTATTGAAGCTTAATAAGCTGATTTAGATCACGAGGTAGCTGTTAAGTGGATAAATGTGAGGAATTACACTTCAATGGATATTTTTTTTCATTGACGAATGGCTAAACTGGTGTTGTCATCCGTATACAACAGATTGTTAAAATGTCGCGGACCTCATCACCTTTATGTTCACTGTTTACTGTTCTTTTTTCAAATGTTGTCCTTAGTTTTGAAATTTGACAGTTATCTCCCCTTAGGGGTAAATTATATTAGACGCGGAGTGGCGCAGTTGGCTAGCGCGAAGGGTTCATAACCCTTAAGTCGGAGGTTCGAGTCCTCCCTCCGCCTCCAATACATTAGTATTAGTAACCGACGTTCGTCACAAACACGGAGAATAGATGGCTAAAAACAACGGATTCAAATCAGGTCATGTTAGCAATGGTAAAAAGGTTACCAGCATTGGTAACTCAGTAAGAAGCAAACCAAAGAACAAACATAAAAGAAAGAGTCATAAGAAATATAGAGGTCAGGGTAGATAAACACTACTGACACTGCTACGTGAGCAAAAAGAGGATATATGTTTGAGGGTGTTAAAGATAATAGTGATGTAGGTACGATGCCTATTATGATCTGCATTAAACCAGATATAGAGGTAACCCATGATAGAGAGATATATAGAATATCGCTGAAACATCATGTGCTTAATAATAGCAACTGGGGTTCAATTCCGATAATTGTAATGGATGATATCTTATATACATGGGAGGATGATGAGGAGTCATGGATTCCCCTCGATGAGTTCCTACAAAAGGCATACAGGGACTATATAGTTGAGCAGGAGTTATTGGAGAAATAGATGGCGACAACAAAGAAGAAAAAAGATCAAACACCGGTATTCTATGCGCACGTGGAGATAGTACCTGAATTAATTGTCGACGATGATGAAGGTGATACGTGGTATATATCTTTAAAATATAATATTGCAAAAGATGCGGGCGACTTTGACAATAATGCTATATCAGTAATGAATGATAGATTATACTATTGGAATAACGATGATGAGGGTGGGTGGGTATCCTGTGATGAACCTATACAGAAAGCATACAGAGACTATATTGTTGAACAAGAACTACTGGTAAAGTGATATGGAAACCATCGATATATCTGAGGCTTTCAAGTATCACCTAACAAAATACGGTGCAGACGTATCTCCTTTAGATAATAAAATTAATGATTTAGTCTATGAGTACAACGAGTTAACAGATAAAGGTTGGATTCGCAATATTGCAATATCTATATCTATAGCAGCAAGATTCGATGAGAGAAAGGTGAGCACTGATCTAGCGGTAGATTTTTTATCGAGCAAGATACATCATATATTCACCAACTATAAGATATTCGGATCAATGTTTCCGGGTATTCGTGTTGATCTAGCTATAGTTAGTCCAGGTAGATCATATGTTGTAGCATTATGGATAACTGTAACACCAGAAGCAGAGAATGCACTTAGGGATAATCGCTTCGTCTGTCCAGAGGGTGGTATACCAACCACGATAAGCAACGAAGAGATAAACGAATTCTTATTCAATAAGCAATTTGATAAAGATTTAGAAGGTTTTTTAAAATAAATTAAAGGAAAATAATGAAAGTTACCAATCATTTTATAATAATTTCTATGATCAGATTGAACCTGAAGTTAGAGGTATAGTAAGAAATTTAAGAAATAGGGGTATTAATACTACTTGCTCTTGTGGACACGAGATGTATATTGAGGGCGTCATAGACGTCGACGAGATTCTTTTAGAAGACGAGGAGAAGTAATGAAATATTATTTCGGGTTGGTTGTTGTAGTTTTTAGTCTAGCAGCATTCGACATGATGTTTGGAATAGATAGAACTATAGCTAGTATCAAATCATATTGTAGGAGAAAACATGAAGACAATAGTAATAACTGATCCATGTTACACAGATGGCGGCAAGAAAGATATCGACGATCATGGTGATTGGTGCAAGGTAACACTAGAAGTAACAGATGAGTTCTTCGAAGTTCTAAAACAAAAACCGATAGTAGAGTTCAATCCTGAGGATAACTGGGACGGAGGCACGTACTTCTTCGGTGGTAAATACCCGATCGAATCGTACAAACAAGTTGGTAATCACTGCAACGATGCTGGCATGACATGCATCGCCGACTATGAGAACATCAAGGGGTTCGATTGGCATGAGTTATGCGATGTCTGGTTTAAAGCCAGTGCTACTGACGTGACATGTCCTATATGTAATGGAACTGGTAAAAAAGATAAAGTAGAGGAATTCAAAGAGAAATATAGGAAAATCTGTAGTGGCGATGAAGAGTTCATGGAGTTATTTGGTAACTGTGATTGTTGTTATGGAAAAGGTGTAACCGAAGGTCGTGATCATAGTGCTACGCTGAACGATTACGGACATTTCTTAATGCTTGGAGATACCTTCCTAGGCGACGTTGGAGCAACTGTCTACGCTCACTATAATGATAAGAATGAGATAGACGCTCTTGCATTGGACGTAGTCGGATATACTTTCAGTTGTGAAGATGAAGAGGAGTACGACGAAGAGTTCGAAGAAGAATGCGAGGAGTAACATGCGAAGACGAAATATGTCTAGAAAAAAGAAGAAGACTAAGAATGATCTGATGAACCACGCAAGAAGAAGATTCGAGGAGAGATATGGAGAATAATTGACAGAAGAAGAACTCCATGTCTACAATAAGCTCATAAGAGAGCGCAATGATAGAGTTGCTCTAGTGGAGAAACAGACCAACACGAGGAGTATCTATCTGATAGACGACAAGATATATGCCGTCTACAATAATCAGTTGAAGAGTATCTGTACATTCTTGGTCAAGTATATGGTAGACAAGAATCACTGGAAAACTTTAAACGAAGATACAAATAAGGTGAATAATGGGAGTGATACATAAATTCGTAGCCAGTAAGGGAGAGAAACCAATGTACAAAGCGTTCAATGCTATGGAGTTGACCGACGAAGATTTCAAGAAGATACTGACTTATGATGATATTATCTGGGACGATCACAAACGTCTACTAAAGCATAGATGCTGCCCCTTATGGTTAGCAAAGAAGTTCGGTAAATCTGATAAGTTCTACGAGAGAATCGTGGCCTTCGTTGCGTATCCAAATAGAAAGCATATGATAAGCAAAGGTCTATCAGACTCTGATAATAGAGTAAAAAACTACGTTAGACGAGTCATAATGAACGACTTTTTATACATAATCTCCAAGCTAGAGATCTATTAAACGAGGTAAATATGCAAGAATATAAAGGTCAGTACACAGACTGTAAGGTGTATAGCGACTACGTCGAAGAAGAAGCTGTCAGACAGATATTCTCCTTCCTAAATTGTCCTGTGTTCGACGGTGAGACTATACGCGTGATGCCAGATGTACATGCTGGATCAGGTGCTGTTATCGGCTTCACTTCTACTTTCACAGACAAGATAATACCTAATGTCATCGGCGTCGATATCGGCTGCGGTGTACTATCCTGTAACTTCAAGACTGATGACCTAGACCTGCAGGCACTTGATAGGTTCATAAAGCAGAACATACCGAGCGGTTTCTCTATCAATAAAAAAGTAAGACCGGAGATCAAGAAACCATTTCTAAAGTCGATACGTGACGTAGTTGCTGTGATCGGTGAGAAAGAGCCTGACAGAGATGCTAGGGCTATAGGTTCTCTCGGTGGTGGTAATCACTTCATAGAGATAGGTAGAGACGTTAATGATGAATCTTACTGGTTGACTATACACTCAGGCTCTAGAAACTTCGGACTACGTATCGCACAGCATCACCAACGGATAGCAAAGAAACTTAATCCTTTCGGTGATCTTTCTTGGTTGGACGGTGATGAGGCTCAACTGTATATAGAGCATATGAAAGTGGCTCAGCAGTATGCCTCTCTAAATAGAGAACTTATGATGAAGAGTATAATCAAGCATCTCGGCGTGAAGGTAATCGACACGGTTGAGTCAGTGCATAACTACATCGACTTCGACAACAACATAATCCGTAAAGGTGCTATATCTGCTCAAGAAGGAGAGAAGCTTATTATCCCATGGAACATGGAAGACGGACTTATAATCGGTGTTGGTAAGGGCAACACTGACTGGAACTGCTCTGCTCCTCATGGAGCTGGTCGTGTTCTGAGTCGTGGAAAAGCAAAGAGAACTCTATCCTTAGATGAGTTCAAAGAGCGTATGAAGGATGTATACTCATCTTGCGTTAGCGAGAATACACTCGATGAATCTCCTATGGCATATAAAAACTGCCAAGAGATCATCGAGTACATCGAACCAACGATTGAGATACTTCATACTATAAAACCGATCTATAACTTTAAGGCTTAACCGATTCGATTTATTATTGATGAATAGTAGTCTATTTTAAAAAAGAAGGAGTATCTATGGATGATTATAAAGAAGTAGTGTTAAGCGGACAGGTCTTTAAAGTTAGATACAAGAAAGAGCAGGAACAATTAGAGGTTCATGAAGAGACCGACGATGAAAAAGCCGAGAAAGAACTTCTGGAAATCGATACTAAGAACAGGCATGTTCTCAACGATGTCATTAATGATATTCAAGACGATCTTATCAGGGAGCTTAAGTACAACGCGAAATCTGCGCTATTAAGTGCTATCGGATTTAGTGACTCGTGGGGTAAATGGCAAGTAGATCATTGCAACGGACGTATGGGTGAGATCGCAAAATATATCAAGCGTAATGTAGAAGATGTATTATCTGATCTATCAGTAACGGTTCCAACAATCACTCAAGAAGACGCAGATGAGCTTGGTAAGGCCATGAAGAAAGAATATATGATGCACTATAGTCGTCAATATAAAGACACTTTGGTAGCATTGGCAAAACAGCAAGCCAGTGAAGATACTCATGCATTGCTTAAAGAAGTTTTGGAACAAGAAAAAGAAGTTAGAGACGCAATCTTAAGTAAATTACTATGCGAAAAATAAGATATGTCTACATTGTAGATACAGAACATTTTGATGGACCTGTTCTGAATCACGTAGAGGGTTTTTACTCTACTAAAAAAGAAATGTGTGGGGTACTCAGGGCTGTGGGTTTCAAGTACAACAGTGAGACCGGTGATTGGTACACGGGTAAAAGTATATATTATGGAGACTCATACGCGTACGTGAAGAGAATAGAGAGCGGCGTCGATAACTGGAAACAAGAGATAGAAGCTGGTATAAAACTAGTTTTATTTAAGTTTAAACTGTACAAATACTAGGGAATAAAATGAAGAGGGAAGACAAAGATATACTCGAGCGTAAAGAGAAACTCATGAACGAGGTTCTGGATAAGGTGGAGTCAGCTCTAAGAGAAAATCCAGAGAATCTAATATTTGCATTAGATAGTCGTCGTTCTCCGTATATTCATTTTGGCGTTAAATTAGACAGCGGAGATAAGGCTTGTTTTTACGTAGATGACAATCATTTGTCGCTCACTATAGTTAATAACAATGTCGATCATACTTACAACATCATGTATTATTATAATACATGGATATCGTACCGTCATATTTTTAAACGTGCTACACGTGTCAAAGCGGCAGTGAAAAAATACAAAGACAACAAAGAGCAATACGATCTGCTCAACATGTTAGAAAGAAAAGTCGCAGACGTAGATAAAATATTACTCGGAGAGGAGGAAAAATGAAGAATGCAGTTACATTAGAGTCTCTAAAAGCACAGGGATTCAAGGTTTTCTTAAAGCATACAAGGGAGGACAGTGGTCGTTACATTACTAGAGTCGCAGTGTATCATGAGGAAACCCATCAGATCAGTCACGCAGCAGCCATCACACATCCAAATGATCAGTTCTCACGCAAGAAAGGCAGAACTATCGCTCTTGGTAGAGCGATGAACGAGAGAACAAGAACACTAGTTGATACAGAGGGTTGGTCTCAAGAGAGATTAGACGAGTATATTAGGCAAGTAGTGTTCTCATAAGTAGAGATATAAAAATGAGCGACAATAGTGTTGATATTTTAGCTAGAATATTAGGTTTCTATTATTCACTATTAGAAATAGATGAACCAATAAATAGAGAAACTGTCGCTCATTTTTATAATGAGTATCATGAAAAACGATTATTATGTAAGTTAGGTATTCATAACGTGGTTAATATAACTATTAGAATATATCATAGCGATATACATTACAGAGTATGCAAACACTGTGGTAAAAATCATCCAGTGTTGACTGGGGAGTGGTAGATGAGCAATCTAGCTTTACCAAAAGGTAAGAATGTAAAGAGACCCATTAGAGAACCAGATCATTATTCTCATAGGGGTGTACCGTATTGGTGGGCTCCAGAGTGGGTTCGTGAGTCTAACGGTTCTATGGGAAGAATCAAAGCAGTAAAGAGCGGCAGCGATGTCGATCTATACATGTGTTCAAAATCCGGCAACCTAACCTATATTAGAGGAAGAATTCAGGAGGAGTTTCAACGTTGGCATCAGGACAATGAGATTGATTATATCCTGTTAGGTATCGACATCGATGAGGTTCTTCTATCTGACTGGGAGTACGACGATGAGTAAATCAAAAGAAAAAATATCTATGAGATTAGCAGTTACTTTGGTTGGTGGGGAATGTATCAGACCGTTATCATCGAAGCATCATCATATAAAGAGGCAACAACTAATCTAAAAGATAAAGTAAAAGAAATATATGAGGGACTAGGTAGAGGGCGTAATCAACAAGAGTTTTACTGTAAGGTTGTTGGTTACAGAGTTATAAAAGAAGTTAAACCTTTTATAGAGTTTAAGAAACCTCAAGTTTTCAATGATTAGTCAAAATACCATGAGATTGCAAGAACACAGTATTAATAAAGCATGCTCTATCTTAAATAAAGGGGGATTTGTCTGTACAACATCTTATACACATGCTATATACTACAAAAGAATTGATGGAACCATATGGATGTATCATTTTAAGTACGGATATAGAAAGTACTTTAATTCTATAAAAGACCTTAAGAGATCTAACAAGGATATGACTTTTTATAGGTTGAAACGACAATTTAATCCTTATTTTAGAACAAGGTTCTGTTTTTATGAGGAAGCTTTTGATAATAGGACTGTTAGAGGATACTGGTCATATCCTCATTATGGCTCATCAATGCGAACAAAAGTCTTAAAATTACCAACATGAGTGCTGATACCCAGAAAACATTAAACGATGATGTGTACAGATGTTGATATTTTTTCACCATGATGTTATATAGATTAGACGTAGCAGATATGCTCGTAACTGGACGACCAGTTGACAACTTCATAAATAAATATTCTATGAAAGAGGATTAGTGTGAGACATGTACCTATTAAATGGACGCAGTATGAATCATGGTTTAATATACGAATCACAGTCCGTAAATTACTTAATATCAAATGGAAAGGCAGTCCTAATAAATTGATTACTTACTTTGAAAAATACAGGGCAGTGGGCGAAGATTAGACGTCTATAGGGGATAAATGTATTCAAAAGATGTATATAGTTTGATACAATTAAACTCGCTTATTAAAATACGAATTACGTTTCGCAGATTATTAGGTATTGATTGGCTTACTCTCCCAAGCGCAATAGAAGGTTATTTAAAAAAATATTCAATAAAAAAATAATTTTTTCTGTGTTTAGCCTTTTGTATGGGTATAATCAAATCATGATGTTTTTAAATTCTATAAAACACATTCAAGAAACGATTATCGGCGGTTGGCAACCGGCGGCGGTCGGTCATGCAATCGGGATAGAGCCGAAAGGCCATCACGATATCCAAGTGCAGCAGTAAGCACGGACAAAAAACACTGAAAAACTATTATTAAATTAAAATTAGAGGGCGATGGGACTGCAAGGGGTGGTCACCAGTTTTGCAATCTGGAAATCAGCAGGGTTCGATTCCCTGATCGTCCACCAAAAAGAGTAAGATATATGAAAAACCGATTCGAAAAAAGGGAGAAGTTACAGCAACAGGTTAAATAATTTAATTGGCCTGTCATCTAAACGGTTAAGATACTGGACTTTGACTCCAGCAATCAGGGTTCGATTCCCTGCGGGTCTGCCAGATATAAAATGGGGCTGAAGATGAAGTGGTGGAATCACCGGCCTGTCACGCCGGAGGAAGTGGGTTCGACTCCCATCGGTCTCGCCAAGATAGTAGTTTTCTGAGGGTTCTACTTATAAAAACTCTCTATTGTGTTGGCTGTAGTTTAGTTGGTTAAAACGCTAGGTTGTGACCCTGGCAACGCCGGTTCGAATCCGGTCGGCCACCCCAAAAAGAAAGTAATGCCGGTGTAAGCTAGTGGCAAACTGCCTGACTTCCAATCAGGACTCGAGAGTTCGATTCTCTCTACCGGCACCATAAATAAATAGGGAGGTTGAAGACCTGCTGAAAGACATTAAAGTAGTTTGATCGAGTAACAGACGCAAAGGCAATAAAAACCACAGAGCTGGAGGAAGGGTCCAGACAGGCTCTTTCAGATGAACAGATGGGTAATAAGCAGGGGATAAACCTTTCCAGCGTTAAAGACAGTAGCTCAGTCGGAAGAGTGCCGGCATTTGCATTTGCGTTTGGAGCCGGAGGTCGCGGGTTCGAGTCCCGCCTGTCATTAAAGCTATATATTATCCGGGTGTAGCGCAGTCTGGTTAGCGCACTTGTTTTGGGAACAAGGGGTCGAAGGTTCAAATCCTTCCATCCGGACCATAAATTTTGTGGAGCGTTCGTCTAGTGGTCTAGGATGCCAGACCTTCAATCTGGTCACACGGGTTCAAATCCGTACGCTCTCCCAATATAATAGTGGTTGGGTAACATAGTCGGTTTAATGTACCGGACTTTTAATCCGGGTTACGTGGGTTCGAGTCCCACCCCATCCACCACTTAATGGTCGCGTAGTTCAACGGTAAGAACTCCAGTCTGATATACTGGCAACAAAGGTTCGACTCCTTTCGCGACTACCATTTTTTACAATACCCGGTTAGCTGGGGGATTATCGCCGTCCTTACAAGTCGGAGACGTTGGTTCGATTCCAACACCGGGTACCATATATGCTCCTGTGGTGCAATGGTCTAGCATGAGGTCCTTATAAGCCTTAGATTCAGGTTCGATTCCTGGCAGGAGTACCATTAAGCTGGCATAGTTAAATGTGTTATAGCACTAGCTTTGTAACCTAGTATTCTCAGTTCGATTCTGAGTGCCAGCTCCATTTAAGAATTATATAGTATAAAAGATTCCAAAGGAGAAATAAATTGAATCTAAAATATGCACAAAGTGCAATGAAACTAAACCAATTGAAGAATTTTCTTGGAAGATAGAGCATGGTCTATAGAACATATATTAGAAGAGATAGCTAAATGCGAGGTGTTATATGCTAACTGTCATGCGGAAGAGCATGAGAAATAAGTATTAAGGGTGTCTAGTATAACGGTAGTACTGCAGCCTCCAAAACTGCACAGTGAGGGTTCGAATCCTTCGGCGCCTGCCATAAACCGATTCGACAAGTACAATATACGAGAGGTATCGCATGAATATATTTGTCACATCATTATCACCAACAAGATCTGCTAAATTTCTGGATAATAAGCGTCTCGTAAAGATGGTACTAGAAACTGCTCAACTACTTAGTACGGCACTTAGGTATCATGGATCTACTGATGATGTATATAAAGCCACTCATGTAAATCATCCAGCTAGTATATGGGTACGACAGAATAAATCTAACTATAAGTGGTTACTAGCTCATTTCAGAGCGCTCAACGAAGAGTACACGAGGAGATATGGTAAGATCCATAAGAGTTCTAGTAAATGGAACTTATTCAAGAACGGCATCAACTTGTTGCCTGCCGGTAAACGAACGATGTTTGCTAACTGTGCGGCCAACAGTGAATTAAACTTAAACTTCAAGCACCTGCCAGTATTAGAGGCTTATAAAAAGTACCTGTATAAGCGCTTCACTGGAGATAAGAAACCAGCATTATGCAACTGGAGTTATAGTGAAACACAGTAAAAAACTATCAATGATGTTCATAATGTATATGCTAGACATAGTTGATGCTAAATATGTAAAAGAGAATTGTACGTACCATGAATCACAGGGGATTCTCATGGTTGCTAAATTTCACTTCATCAATCATAACGCTCAATGGCCAAAAGACATTGACGGCCTGTAGACATAGTAAAAATAATACTTGGTATAATAAGACTCTTCAGAAAAAAGAAGCACATCAAAAAAATCCTACAACCAGGAAAAATCATTATCTTAACCACTATGTTGATTTATGGTATAATATAGAGATAAGGAGATACCATGGATGAGATATTAGAGAAGAAAGCAGCTGAATTAGAGAAACTTCTAGAAGACCTACAGGCACTAGAACCGTTAGAAAAAGCCTGTCCGAGATGCGGTAAGCCATCCAAGAACTCATCTAATCCATCTGGTAGATGCGCTTCATGCCTTGAGACACTAGCAGCCAACAAGAAGAAACCTGGTCACTGGCAGAGAGCTCAGACTAAAGCCGACGACGCCCTTCGTAGACAAGACGGTAAAAACGGAACAGCCTCGAAAAAGTCCTCTGGAAGAGGTACAAGAAAATCAATAGTAAAACAAATACAATCAGCAGAGAAGAAAACAGGTGAGAAACTATCACCAGATCGTAAAGATAACTCTAAGGGTTATGCTGCATCAAATACTAGAGCAGTTCCTGAAAAGTTAAATCGCGGACGTCACAAAGTTGACGGTAAGAAACTAGCCGCTTGGAGAAAGAAGGTCAAGAAATCAGAACTCGAAATAGATGACTTCCTGACACTGCTTCGTAGTCGAGCTTATCAATCAAATCCCGAACTAGCTAAATCTTTGGAAGACTTAACAAATGAAGATTTAGTAGAATTACTAGATGAGGGAATTCTTTAAAGATCTTTTAAACGAACTAATCAGAGACTATCGCTATGCGTATGATAAACGCGAGTATGTCCTCTATTTCCTAGAGCGCATCATACTATTAAAACCAGCAAGAAAAACTAAACTATATAATACCGTGGTATACGACGGGCAGACGATCAACGACATGCTAGAAGACCAGCTGTGGTATGTTATGGCAAAACTACACATTCTTGGTCCTATCTGGAGAAAGAGATTCCGCCTCGACAACAAAGAAGATTTATAATTTCGTATAATACTGTAATGAGGAGAATATAATGACTATCGATGAACTAAAAGAGATAATAGATGCTGTACACGCAATCGATCCTCTAATGGAGGTTATGACATATTCCGGTCCTGAATGTTACGAGCTAGATCATGTCGATGTTAAGAAAGTAAAATATAAAAGACATTATCCGGGTGATTATGCATGGGATGACTGGTTGATTGACGATAGTGAGGGTTCCAAAGACGTATTATTATTGGAGTAATATGAAAAGAGCATGTACTATATGGTTTACCTCAGATTTACACTTCGGACATAAGAGTGTAAAGGATTTTCAACCTGATAGACCTGGTAACACCGTAAGTGAACACGATGAGGCACTCATCAGAAACTGGAATAAAAACATTGGTCCAGCCGATACCGTTATTGTTCTGGGCGATGTATTCTTCAGTGGATCGACGTATGCGCGCTCTATAATGAATAGATTAAACGGAAACAAGATACGCGTGAGAGGAAACCACGATAGTTGGTCTCACACTCAAGCTATAGCGAGTGGCTTTTCTTTCTCATGTGATTATCTGGAAATGACTATAGCTGGTCAAAAAGTAATACTAAGTCATTATCCTTATAGATATACATTCTGGCAAGAAGTTAAAGCCTTTATAAAAAATCCATTTCGTAAGAAACCTCGTTATTCAGAACGTAGACCGAGAAACGAGGGTGAGTGGTTATTGCACGGTCATACACACTCTTATAAGATACTCAGAAACAAGATGATACATGTTGGAGTAGACGCTTGGAACTATCGTCCGGTACATATATCACATATTGAGAACATTATTCAGACTGGAAAACTACCTAAAAATTTACCTAAACAGATTCGAGATAGACAAAGATAGGGTAATATTTTTTTGGAGGGGTAGATATGGATGTTGGTTCTTTTATTTGGGGGTTTTTAACATGTACTGGATGTGTACTGATGGTGCTACCTAAGGTAGTAAACAATCATCGTAAAGCAGATAGAGATATTATCAGGCATCTATCAAATGATGTTGTTATTCTAAAAGATAAAATAAAGTATTTGACAACCAAGAGACAGGTACCCGAGCCTATAATCCCAGAAACCACAGAACAAGATAACTGGGAAAAACTAAAGAAGATTAATGATCTAGCAAGAGAAATTGATGAACTTAGTGCTCATATAGAGATGCCATCAAAAAATCAACTACACTCTATATTTAAGAACGATCTGATTAGAAAGGCCAAGGGGTTGATAGAGCAAAGAGATAATCTTCTATTAGAGATATGGAATAGTGGATTTAATCCATCGATACCAGTTGAACAAGAAGATGGTAGTATGGTCAGAATGAATCTAAGAGACGCACTAGCAGACAAATTCAACAGCATAGAGAAAAAAGAACCAAAGAAAAGCCATCTTAGACTAGTAAAGGATAACGAAAATGAGGATTCCTAGAAGAAAACCAGACTGTACTTATGTATCAGATACTGATAATCTTGTTGAGCTGTGGTTCGATGAGATGGTTTTAACAACGTCTAAAGACGACGACATTAAGATAATGTGTCTATCTCGCGATGGAGATAAGTTATTAGCTTTTGCTCCAGCTATTGAAAGAAATAAGAAAACCTATTATCAAAAAGTAGAGCTAGATAGTAAGTGTGTTATTAAAGAATGGCAAGAATATCTAGCAAATAAAGAAATTAACAACATATTGGAGGAATGATGACTCCCGAAGAAGCAGCGAAAAAACTAATTGAACTAGATGCGAGAAAACCAGCGATCAAAGCATACTATGAAGAAGTAGCTGAGTGCCTGGAAATTCTCGGTGTTGATGCACACTTTCAAGACGACGAAGATGGAACTGTTTTTCTAGTGGAAGAACAAACAGGTCGTTTCGTTACTTTCGATAAACTGCGATATGTTCGCACTAAGAAAGCAGATGAGGTGCGCGGTGAATTATCCAAGAAAAGAGCTAAAGAACTCGGATACGACGTCGAATAGTAATTGCGATACACTTAGTGTCTTCGGTATTTAGTCTAATTCTAATACCGAAGACGATTTACATCATGGAGGCGTCATGGAGATTCAGAAAAAAGAAGAATCAAAGAAAAGAAAGAGAAGACCATATGCAGTGGTTCTTGACTACGATGATACATGTGTAGATTTCATCGGTTTCTTATGTACTCTACATAATCATTTACATGGGACCTGCATGACGCGCCGCGATGTTGTAAACTGGTGTTTTAGTGATATCGATATGAAAGATGCGAGAGGGCATACCGTAACAGGTGCAGAATTCAACAGCACATTCAAAGAATGGGAAAACGACGGATTATATGCATCGTTGCCAGCACTGAAAGATGCTAGAAGAGCAATTGATCTAATGAAAACACTGGGTTACAAGGTTATTATATTAACAGCTAGAGATGAGAAGTATCGTAAACAGACAGAACTTAATGCTATGCATCAGCATTTAAAGTATGATGAATTACACTTCTCAAATGATAAAGTTAAGACCATTCGTGAATTAAGTAAGGTCTATAACATAAAGATGTTTGCTGATGATAAGGCATCTACAGTTATATCTATTGCTGAGAAATGTAAAGTAAAACACGTTTTCTTGATTGATCAAGAGCATAACTCTGATATAGATGATGATGACATCGTAAGAGTTAAAGATATTATGGAGACGATACGTTATCTCCCGGATGTGTCTTAACAGTGAAAGAGTACTCAAGAGAAAATATAGACTTCGAACACGCTTGTCAGTGTGTTTTTGATCTATTAAGGATGATGAGTCGTCTAGATATAGATATTTCTAATATTTGGCTTTCTTCGTTTTATATTGATCTTTATGTGTGTTACCACATGACTACGTAAAATCTTAACCGATTCGAAATTTTATTGTGATAATATATAAACTTATACGAATCAGTTATCGGAGGAATAATGTTTACAGATAGCGTTTATCAAAATATGGATGAGATATCGCAACTAGTAGAACCTTTTCAATGTAAGTTCAATGCGGAATTAGCTAAATTACCAGAAGAAATTCAAATCACATATGAGATCTTAGAGAAACATGCGAGATTCCATAGCGGCTCATACGGCATTTCCTCTTTCCCTGTGGATAGTATTATAGTATTGACATGCCGTGAGGTCGGTGCAAATTACGAGATTCTAAAAGATAGGCGCTATATAGATTATAATGAAGATCTATATAAGATATGGATTGAACAAGATGCAACGATAGATTTTGAGAAAAAGACTTTAGCCGGCGACATTAAATTAATTAAGGCAAAAGAGGCTTTAACAGATGAAGAATTATATAGTAAAGTAATTAATAACTTAGATGGTACACTATACAGTACCATGTATAAAGCTTCAAATGTATCTAAGGCTAACGTCAATGAGATAGCTGAAATATTTGATATTGAGGGTGTTAATAAAGTAAAAAGCATTAGAGATAAAAAGAACACCCTGATAAAAGGCTTATTATCGCAGTTTGAAGATCGTAAGATAAATATACGCGATTTGGAATTAGGTTTTCGCTTTGCAGATTGGATAAAGGCATATCTATGTCGCGGTAACTTAGCTGCTATTAAAAATCTAACATTATTTAAGGTGATGATGTTAAACGGTCTGCCGATCTATAGTTTAGATAATGAGGAGCCATTATAATGGATAATCTTAAAACACTTAAAGAGAAGATATCACAGTTAAAACCCAGTGATTCTATTTTCCACATTATTAAAGGATGGGGTGACGAACTTAGGTTTGTAAAACTCGGTGTGGAAGAGAATTCTTCTCTCATAACAATGGACGATTTCATAAAATATAGATTCTCAGAGTTTTTTAATGGAAACACCATGAGATTCGAGATTGATGAAGAGAAGATATATAATAATGTCATATATGATTATAAACGTGAATTCTTTAGAGTCTTCGATTTAGTGTGTCCAGCTAAGAAACCAAGACAAACTAAGTTTTTTAAAGAATTTGATTCATTCTATAATAATATTGTTTATAGTGATAACAGTGGAGATGAGTTAAACAATACCGTGATATCTTTGGTTAATTATTTTAATGCAAACAAAGACAGTATGAATCCAGATACAGTTCATGGTAAAAACATGTACAATCTTCTTCGAGCTTTAATTAAGAAATATAGAAAATAGGAGAACATATGGCGACAAAAACAAGAACAAACAGGGTCGTTACCAACGAGGACATTGAGAAGTATGACCCCATGATCGAATCATGGTTGCGCAAATCAGTAATTAAAAACTGGAATGAGGCAGATATGGGGAAACAAAATGGAGAAATATCTTTAGGTAACTCAGGTTACACGATGAATGACATACGTCAGCATCTTAGATGCGAGGTATTGATTGCACTAAAGAACTACGATCCGTCGCGTAAAGCAAAAGAGAGTACTTTTGTATATGGACATCTCTATAATCGCATCGGACAACTGATGAAAAAATTAACAGGTAAGTCTATGGGGTATGGTGTATGGACTAATAACCTCGAAGAAGTATTACAAGAGATAAATATAGACGATTAAGAGGTATCTATGTTGAGAATATTTAAAAAGACAGCAGTAGCAATTAAGATGCATGTATTTATCTTTATAATGGGGACTATCTGGGTTGATAAAAAATACAATGCTAATTATACAGAGAGATATTAATGAGATTTCTGTTATTAGCAATTTTATTACTATGTGGTTGTAGTAAAAATCAAGATATTGCAGATAAAAAGATTTACAATGATCTTAAACCACCTACAAAACACAATGTAAAAACTAATCTATTTAGGGTGGGTGACTGTATTATTCATCATCTTGACCTAGAAAACCTTCAAAAAGATATGAATGAATGGGAAAGAGAACCCGTCTTATACTATAAAATAACAAAAGTTGGTAAAGTAAAGTATGGCGTACTTGCTTTCGTAACTGACATGAAAAAACCAACACAGGGTCTTCAGCGAATAACCTGGTTAACTAAAAAAGACTATCTATTAACTAAGTGCCCTGAGGAGTTACAATGAACGTCGTAGTACTATTAGGTCCTCCTGGTTCTGGTAAATCTACTCATGCTAAGTTGTTAGCTAAGAATATCCCATCGTGTTCTTGGATGTCTATGGGTGATTTACTGCGTGATGAGATAGAATCTGGTAGTGAGATAGGTGAACAAATACAGCGTACAGTGGCAAACGGCGAACTAGTGCCAAATGATGTATGTTATAAGCTACTTGAACCGTTCTTTCTTAGTTCGTTGCGCGACACGTTTATAATAGATGGTTTTCCAAGAAGTCTTAATCAAGTTTCGATATTAGATGATTTCTGTATAAAACCTATTATCATAGAGATAAACTGTACTTACGAAATAGTACTTGACAGATTAACGCGCAGGTGCCGTGACGACGATACAGAAACTGTGATAAAACACAGATACGATGTATATACTTCTGATACTACAGAGGCGATAAAGAAAATGCGCAAAAAGTATAAAGTATATAAGGTATACGGCGGAGATGACATAGATGTCATTCATGAAAAAATACGCAAGATAATAGAGGAGAACAATGAAGATATATAATAACATTCACGACGCTTATTTAGGTACTTTAGCAGATGTATATGATAATCCTGAGTTTGAGTGTGCACCCAGAGGCCAGAAGATTAAAGAGTGTTTGGATTATCAATTTCGTGTACTGTGTCCAGAGGTAACTCCTATAATCACAAAAGATGAAGAAAGAAACAAAATTATAGCAGAATATACTGCTAAAGAAACAGCATTATACGACTCATGCAGTAATAATGTTGAAGATTTTGCTAAAGCAAGTTCATTCTGGAGAAAAATAGCCAACAACGATGGCACTATTAACTCTGCATACGGCTATCTAATATGGAAAAATAATTCTTGCGGTGATCCTCTTCAAGAGCTGTCTTTTATAGATGATAGTGGGATTAATCCCAGAGTTATGGTTTTAAACTCGCTTACACAGACTGGTATGAAAGCCCACAGAGAATGTAAACGCACACCATGGGAATGGTGTGTTCAATCATTAAAGGCTGATAAAGATACAAGGCAGGCTCATTTAAAATTTAGTCTACCAGAGCATCTATGGATAGGTAACAAGGATCAAGTTTGCACATTACATGCTAACTTTCTGATACGTGATGATAAGTTGAATATGTCTGTAGTAATGAGATCAAATGATCTTATGTTGGGTCTAGTATATGACCTACCTTGGTTTGTGAGCCTAATGGATAAGATGATCGATGAATTAAAAAGAGATTACCCAAGTCTAACAAAGGGACACTACACTCATACAGTTCACAGTATGCATATTTATGAACGCGATGAAGAAAAAGTCATGAAGATGCTTGGGAGAGTTTAATGGCCATGATTTTTAGTGGAGTAACTATAACTACTACTGGAACTAGTGGTTTAACAACAGAAGAGTATAGCGAGCTGCATGAATTAAGACATGAGCATGAAAATAAAATTAAAGATGAGAGACTCCGATTATTTAAAGAATTACCATCAAAGCTACGACAGAAAATAGTTGATAAAGTAATACTTAATAAACTTATAAGAGATATGAGGAATGTCACGGTAGAGAAAAATGAACGACATAAAGAGTTAAGCAACAGAGCTAATCCTGCATATATCATAGGGGATCATACTGTTTCCTGGGATGCATCTGCATTTAGAGATAATATTAATGAATTACTTAAATGGTTTACAGAAGAAGAGTTAATAAATGCTCACAATGACGCTTGTGCAGAAGAAATATTATCAACATAGGAGGGAATATGGGATGTGATATTCACATGTATGGCGAATATCGTATGGGGAAAGGTGATACATGGAAATTATTACCTGAACATAAATTAGAAATCGAAGAATACGGAACTCCTGGAGAAGAGGATTACGAGCGATATGAACATATAAAAGAAATAGGCGGTAGCAGAAGCTACTCCCTATTTGGTCTACTAAGTAATGTTCGATGCGATGGTCAGATGATAGAAGATAGGGGTTTCCCGGAAAATGCTTCTCCAGAGGTTAGAGCTCAAAAAGAACGTGATGGAATTGACGGTCATTCACATAATCATGTATCATTAGAAGATTTCAAGAGGGTCATGGAGGAACATAGTAAACTAGTAGAAAAAGAAAATGAATTTTACATAAAAGAGTTCAAAGAAATGCATGATAGAGGAATTATTACAGAAGAACAATACGAAAGAAGATTACGTATGTTCTCCATAAGAGAAGAGAAAAAACCCATATATGAAAATCCTTTCAAGAGTTATCAATGGCATAATGTTGTACCATATCTGGAACAATTCATAAAAGATAATACTGTTAATGTCCCAGAAGTAAATGGCTTACTAGATGCGATTCCAGAAGTTAGACTTGTTTTCTGGTACGACAACTAGAAAAACTACATGAAGAACACTATTTACTAGATACATAAACCGATTCGATTAATATGCATGATAGATATTTGGAGGTACATATCATGAGTAATCAAAATTTACCAGTTACACAACAAGAAGATTTCATTGCTGAATTAGAAGAAGGCAACATGGATTTATCGGCTCTTTATGATAAGTCTTTTGTGGTTGCAGTAAACACAGGAGATAGGAATAGGTGTAAGTTGCTTGCAAGTACGCTACGTGGACCATATGATTTTACTGAAATGGTAGAACAAGTCGGTAAAATGTATCGTGATAATCAACACCATGCAAAAGTAACCATTCTTCATAGAGAAGAAAATAAAAGAGCTTCTTTTCTTGATGCTGGTACAACAGACTATATTGAGGCACACTGGGAGAATATCGTGTTTGAGAGTGCCTTTGAATCTGCATTAAATCAGGAGAGGACTATTAAGGCGGGTGTCATCACTGAAGAAGAAGATGAGAAGTAGATCACGAGAAAAGTGCTCTAGTCGTCAGATGAAGGTGTATGAAAAACGACAGTTAGTGAAACACCTTAAGAAACAGAGTTATCTTAATAAGATAAAAAGACGAGAAGAGCGCTTTAAGCAGATAGAAGATTTAAAAATCAGTCGTCTTCTATTTAAAACATGGTTTATATTGGTTTATGATTAAGATTTAACGACTTTTCATGGGATGAAAATGGCTAAACCTAAGTATAAATTTAACAACAATAGTGGAAGAAAGGTTGAAAATCGTTGGCGAAAACAAGAATTAATTAAAGAACGCAAATCTTATGAAAATGCTCGACAATTTAAAGAATGGCGCCAATGGCAAAGAAAAGAAAAAGACAAAAGAATAAGACGACAATTAATACACATTTTACAGAGATTAGACAGACGATATGATGGCGTAGGTCTTATATAAGAGGTTTTTATGAGTGATAAATTAAGCGAGAGAGCAAGAGTATATTCTTACACAAATAGGACATATTGTGATACTCTGGAAGAGATGCGACAATGTTTTAAAACTCTCAATTTTGGTGCAATTCAAGGTTTAATCGAAGAGTGTCAAACTTACGGTAACAGAATGGAAGCTGCATTAAGTGATCAAAAAGATTACCGCGCTATGAACGATGCTCTTTCACTGTTAAAGAAAGAGTATAAGCCACTTCTTAAAGAAATTGAAGAACTGGAAGAAAAAAGAGATGCTCTTAAGAAACAAATAGCGCAACTGGAAGGCAAGGAAGATGATCTCGAAACTGAATAACCATCCAGTTTTAGATAAGGGACATGTGATTCACTTATCGTCCTCCAACGAAGGTAAATCACTGTCCTTTATTCAATCTACGTTTCTAAACGATTCTATTGATTTAGAATTATTACATATGGCTAGTATCACATTTGTCATTAAGATGCCGTTATTCGTACAATTACACATGTCTAGATACAATCTAACAATGATTCAATCAAAGCGTCTCAAAGAGATTGAGACATATATCCCCGATATTGTAGATATCGGTGGAAACTCCACTGAAGAAGCAATAAATATTCATGACTCAATGGGACAAACAGCAGAAGCTTTAACTCTTAATACTAAAGGGTACATCATGGATGGCTGTGATGAATTTGTAGCACAGGCTCAAAGTTCTATATCTGTCTATAATGAACTTGTAGTTCATGGCTCATTATATGAGTGGTTAAACTTCATTAAACAAGGGAATTTACCAAAACCAATAGAAGCTTATCGATACGTTATTGAGAATATAATTAGTGCTGAATGGAAGAATATTGACAAGTTAAAAAAGATGAGATAGTATGGCTTGCAAGCGCAAGAAAAAAAACATAAATAAAAATCCAGATATAGAAAAAGAGTATTGGGAAGAAATTGAGATAGTCAACCCCAAGACTGGAAAAATAATTTTACAAAAAGTTAAGATAACTAGATATAAAGCTGGACCACGTGTGGTAAAGTCAAGCGAGGATGACGATCTAATTGATGCTATTGAGCACCATGATTACCAAGAATGGGATTAGTTTACTATTTATTAGTCGTGTCGGTGTGTTTTCGAAACCCGTATATACCACCAATAGCTGTTGTTATAGCGGCAAAATCAACACCACTAAAAGCACCCATAGTGAATTTACCGATAGTCATACCTGCTAACAATAACTTTAAGCAGCATATAAAGAACGCTACGACAAATAAAGTTAATGTCACTGATTTTTCACCTGTTTTTGGATCTTTAAACCACATGTGTTTCTCCTTTATATTATGTATTATACCAAGTATTTTAAAGAATTGTAGAATATTAATAGGAGAATTATATGAAATGCACTATGACAGATAAACAATTTGAAACCTGTAAGAGTAAGAAAGCTGTTGCTAGTGCATTAAGAATCTTACGAGCACATATTAAGATGCCTAAATTCAAAATAGGTGATGTAGTAGTTGCATACTATCAAAGAAGAAATCATAAAACTGATGAAATAACAGAAGAATTAATAATGCAAAATGAGGGTAACCCTACAAGATGGGTGGTGTGTCATATAGATGAAGACGGTATAATTTTCGCTAAACAGATATTAAGCAGTGGTAAATTTGGACAAGGGGTGTATTGTTTGGCAGAACTAGGAGGAGAAAGTTATAGATTTGATATCGATCCAGATTTTTTAGAGTTAGTATTATTAGGTCAAGAAGATCAATACAATCCTATCGCTTGGACCAAAGATGTAGCTAAAAAGCGCGCTAAGTTGAGTAGGTTAAACAAGAGTAGAGAGCTTGAGTGGAACGATGTAGCACACGCACAGTCCGTAATAGATACGTGGAAAGTAGGTGATACCTTATATAAATGCAGTACCAGTACACCGAGTGAAAAACATGTAGTAGCTCATAAGATAAAAGCAATTCATAAACATAAGATTCCAGATCTATTACATTCTTCGGCAGGTGGTTACCTTAGACAGTATGATAAATATGAAAGACATAGACAAGCTAATTTAAAATACTACTATGAAGTTGAAATGGAAAACCATTTTGGAGATATAAAGGATTTCTATATATATTATTGGTATATCGAAAAGCCAGCAACTATGGAAACACTATGACAAGACGTGAAAATCATAATTATAGAGGTGAAACTATAGTAGCGTGGTTAGAATACATCAAGACGCATGATTTTAAAGTCGGTGATTATCTTGTAAAATATATACGCACAGGAAGAGCTTGGTCCATTGAGAAATTTAATGACTACAGCGATGATGATGTGTTGAGAAAATATAAAGTAACATATAAGTGTGAATTAGGTATTCCATATGTTCAAAAAGTAAAAGTAGATGGTTCCCTATCTGAAGAGCAATTTCCTTTAGTAAATATAGACATTGATTATCATAGATATGAGATAGATCCAGATTTTGAAACATATATACTTCTAGGTAAAGAAGATGAATATGATCCACAAGCTAAATGGAGGCAGCGTACTGTCGAACGGGCTGAAAAAAGAATTAAGACCATTAAAGAATCTCTTGGTAAAAATGAATGAATCAGATGATAATTAAGTGGAATTATATAGAAAAAGCAGATAGTTTTGAAGAAGTATCAATGAATCTATATTGGTCTTTTAAAACAACTATATGCAATCATAATATAACCATGAATGCTTATAATATAATGGGTGAGATTATATGGGAGGCTTTCATAGAATCAAATCGTAATAGATTATGGTACTCTTATTTACCAAGTTACGCAGAAATTAAAGGACAGACGGAAATGGAAAAGCGCATCATTGGTGGTTTGTTGATGGTTATATTCAGTAAGTTATCGCAGTATAAAACTGATTTCGGAGATGGAACAGGCTTATTATAAAAAAGCCCTCCATTCGGAGGGCTAATTAATTCTTACTTTTCTTTTTTAATAGATTTCTTTTTCTTCTTTTGTACAGCCTCTTTAACCACTTCAATATCTTTCTCGTCAACAATTCCATCCTTGTTTACGTCAGCATCAACGATCTTTTTAACAACTGCTTTTTTCTCAAATTTAAGATTTTTTATTCTATTAATATTGTCTCTTCTATTACTCATTTATTACTCCTTATTCTGCATCAGGATCAACAGCTGTTACTTTAAAAGGTGTATAAAGACCAGTTAAAGCGCCTGTACCTGCGCCAGCATCTACATCAAGCTGTGCAAGAGCAAGATTAACTGCATCTTGTACTGTATTGATAGCATCTAAAATCTGATCTGCTAATCTACGATGAGATAATGCTGATCTTAAAGATTTTCTGAAAAATGCCTTATGTTGTGCTTCGTCTGTTTCTGTATCTGGATCAAAAGGTACGACTGCTAGAGTCGAAGCATAATCAATATCATTAAGTGTACCAGCCTCTGCGTCGATTTTAGCCATAAGTGCATTAAAAGTAACTTGAAGCTCTTCAATAGAATCAATTACCTCATCTGCTAATTTTTTATGAGATAATGCTGATCTTAAACACTTTCTCAAATCTGCTTTATGCTGTACACCTGTTGATTCCGCATCATACTCTGACGCAGTGATTGCTAGAGTAGCAACATAATCTGTATCCATTGCTGCAGTATTATCTGCATCAATCTTATCCATAGCTAAGTTGAACTGAGTTTGGATACCTAGGATATCATCTAGAATTGAATCAGCTAATGTTTTATGTCGTAATGCTGATCTTAACGACCTTCTTAAGGTTGATTTGTGTTGGCTCATAAAAGACTCCTTTTGAGACACAGATTACAATCTGTGACAACAACATTAATATTTAAAAACAAAAGCGTAACCTCCTGCTTTCATTCTGTGACCATTTATTTTATTAGTTATTAAATAAATAATCATTATTTTAACATATCTAGTAGGCGAAGCACTCCGTATGTTGCACCTGCTATTGTACCAACTCCACCAAATACAAACACTAAATTCATAAATAGTGTTTTAACTGTCAATGGTTCTTTGTGAATTTGCTTATCATTCTCATGTTGTTTAATTAATGCACGAGTTTGTTTAACACCTTCAATATGCTCTGCTAAATCTTTAGTATTACGCTCGATATTAGCTGTTTGTTTAGTGTTCTCAATCTTTAACTCTGATACATCGTCTTGAATTTTGTCTAATTTTTTTAGAACTCTTTCTTGAAAATCCAAGGCACTCTCCTTATGGAAGTGAAGCAGTGTCAGTACATCCGCCACATGGTTACTATATATCTATAATATCATGATGTGGGGTTAAGTGGGGTTCAATAAATATACCTGAAAACACATTATCATCAAGATGTAAAGGTATAATATTTTTATGGAAAAAATAGAAAATAAGATAAAAGAATTAAACGAAGAGGCTGCTAATTTAGCAAATATAAGTGATCACTTGAATCAGCAGTTAAAAGATATTCAAATACGAATAACACAGATAGTTGGTGCTGTGAAAGCATTAAAAGAAATCTTAAATGAAGATAATGATTAATGAATAGTTATATGTTCATACCACTCACTGCACCAACTAATATCATTAGATACAGCTAAACTAGTAATTCTTATAAGATAAGATTGATTTTTAGCTAAAACAAATTCTCTTTCTCTTTGAAGAAAACCTCCAAATCTATTACCACCGGCTAAGTATCCAGAAGCTCTAGTGCCATCACTAGTTATAGTTGTAGGATCTTTTATTACAGTTGTTAAAGAGGTTTTTATGCTCTCTCTATTGTTATTTCTTGGAGTGAGTGCTGTGCCACCTGTTACACCAGCTGTCCCTTCAAATAATTCAATTGTAGCCCCTGAAGAAGAAGAAACCCCTAATGTTAAATGAATATTTGGGCCTGTAGCTGGTGTAGTCATTACAAATTCAATAATAGCTCCAGAAGCTTGATTAAGGGCGTAATCACAAATATTATAATGATCTCCATTGTGAATTTCATGGTGCTCTTGATTAATAGTAGTTAGATTCATAGTCATGAAATCAATACCTTCATTACCTGCAACATAATTTAAACCACTTATTAAATTACCTTCATTCCCTAATGAATCAAAATTTGTGACATTTAATTGCGTATTTCCATTAGAAGAAATGGTGTTTTCTAGTTCTTCTAAGGACATTTTAAAATTTCCAGAAGCAGTAGCTTGAAAATCTGCTACTGTACCATCTGGTTTTAAACCTTGAATTCTTGAAGTTGTTGGGAGACTTCTTTTAATACCTAAATAACTAATAGTAACAGGATTTACTGTATGAAATTCTAACTTAACACCAGAAATAATAGTGGGAGAGAAATTCGCAAGTAAGGCTGTTTTTGGTGTGCCATCCCCTGATTCATCATATAATAAGATATAACCAACACCATGAGTATATCCATAAATTTTAGCATTAGAAAAGGTTCCTACTCCCATTGTAGTTACAACACCAATTAAACTAGTTTCCATTGGTCTATTAAACCTAATTTCAATTACTTTAGGATTATTTGCAGTATTATCTACCATATTAGTAAACTGTCTACCAATAAGATCTGGTAAACTACCTGTAAAATTTCCTACATTACTATTAACTAAATCCAAATCTCTCCTATAAGTAAGACTATCATCAACAGGAAGAGGGTTTTGAATTCCGACATTCTCTAGAGTAAATTCATCATAAATACCTGTCTTTAAAACAGAAGTATTTAAAGTAGTGTCGTCTTCAATAGTTACATTATCACCAATTTTATGTGTTGAAGGTTTAGAATTTGTCTTCTTTACAACGGTGTGTAGATCGAAAACAGTTTGATCTGCTCCACCATTGTAATAAGAAATTCTCATATACCTCTTATAAGGTTGAATCGAAAAAGTTTTTTCTGTGTTGGCGGGTATTTGAAAACAATCTCCTGATCTCCAAGTTATTCCATCGCTGCTAAATTCCGTACATAAACTTATAGGGCTCGCACCTGCAACATCAGAAAAAACAGTAACAAAAATTAAAGCATAGTCTAAAGTATCTGTAGCTGTACCAATAAAGTATGCTCCTGCAGCTAAAGGTGTACTAGAACTATTATTTTCATCTACTCGTCCATCTAAAACTACCTTCAATTGATTTCTATCATTTACTTCAATTTCATTGCCATTTGAGCTTTTAATATTAACATGTATAGTATTGTCTTCATCGTATTTAACACCATACTTATCAACAAGTATTGTTCGTCTAGCAATCACTGGCTCTTCTTCATACGTTATTCGTTCAATCTCTTGTTCTGGGATTAATGGACGGCGTTGTTCTATTGCTTCTATTGTTGATCCATCAGTTACAGTAAAAGCACTTACATCTACTCTATCACCTATTCCCTTTTTAGGATCACCTAGGTGAATTTCAGAACCACCGATTATCCTTTTAATACGAAGATAAGTGTTATTAATAGATGGATTAGTAGATTTTAATATAATATCTTGACCGACACGAAAAAGTGCTGATTCTGCTACAGTTACAACACCGTTAGCCGTTCCATTTGTTGTAATTGCTACAGGACTAACAGTTAGTAGTCTTTTTTCTGTTATCTGTGGTAACATGTTTTCATCCTTATCCTTACATCTACACCCTTTGTATAGATATTATATAAAAAGCTTCTATCTTAACATTTCTTTACTTAATTCTGCAGATTCTTTGTCATACCTATCTCTTTCTGCCTTAGTTAACCTATCTCTAAAGGATTCTCCGGTGCCCCACTCAACAGGTTCACTATCACCTACTTTAGTTTGAGCTCCAGTAAAAAAAATATTAAAAAAGTTATCCCATTGTTTTTCAACTTCATCCCATTCTGCATCTGTCTTATTTAATTCAGGATAGATTTGCTTTAGTCTATTCTCAAATTCTTCTTTAGTTGCAGATTTAACACCTAGTTGTCTGAAGCCGTCTAGGATAAATTCGACATCCTTCCTTAGATCTTCTTCTGTAATGTGTTCTCCACCCTTATGACAATCTTTATTTACCGGTTTAGATAATGGATCTTCTTGTTCTCCAACTCGTCCTTCATATAAGTCTGTCCAATCAAGTTCTCCAACTTTCGCCATATCTTACTCATCTTTTTTATCTGCCTTATTTTCCATGGCAGTAAGTCTAGTATAATAATCTTTCAATTCATCAAGATGATCTTCAGCTATATCTTTAAAGTAATATTTAAAGGGTTTAACTTTACCAACCTTAACATCTTTTATTAATTTCTTTAGTGTGTCACTGTGTTCAGCTTCAATTTTGATTCCTAATTTAAGTTCTTTACTATCTTGAGATTTCTTAATTTCTTCAGAAGAGGTCTCTGCTTCTTTTTGAGCCGCTTTATCTTTCAATTGTTGCAATTTTATCTTCAACTTTAAGTCAGCTTCTTTTTTCTTATTCTCAAGTTCTAATTCTTTCTCTTTAATCATGAATTGTAGCTCAATATCTTGTTTATTTTTTTGAGCCGTTAATTCTAGTTCTTTAAGTTTAGCGTCTATATCGAGCATTCTTTTCTTATGATCACGTTCCATTTCAGGATCATTAACTTCTATCTCTTTTTGCTTTAATTGCTGTTCAAGGTCTTTCATCCTCTGAGCATGCTCTTGTTCTAATTGATTCATCTTGAGTTTATGCTCGTGATCGGCATCACTTGAGCGTGTTTTATTGTCTCTATCCATTTGGGCAGCAGCACGTGAATCCTCTAATTTAGCATTACTAGCATCTATTTTAGATTGATCAACTGGATCAACTGTTGGTGCAGCATGAGCATGAACAACATGAGCTATCTCAGCATCCGAATATCCGAGTTGTTGCATAATATCTTCTAATTCTTCATCTGTTAACTGTTCAGGCTGTATACCTTCTTGTTCTGCTATAGCAGCAACGTCTTCTGGTACATCGTCTTGATTACCCTCTTCTCCTTCGGATTCCATAACTTTAAGTTTAGAGTAATATTCAGGATCCTCAGCTAAGTGATCTTTTGCAATTTCTAATGCTTTATCGGGGTCATTAGTATGTTCCATCTCAACTTCTTGACCCATTTTTATCTGTTCTGGATCAAACTCTGATGATTGTCTGCCATCGGCTAAACCACCTTCTAACTGATCTACTTCTTTTTCTTGCCCTTCTTCTTGCGATCCTTCTCCATCCTCTCCCGCAAGACTTGCAAGTAGTTGATGTTCTTCGTCTGACAGTTCTTCAGGTTGTTCATTATCTTCTTGACTTTCTTGCTCGTCTTCATCTTCATCTCCTATAGACATAATTGCTTTATTGTGGTCGATTTCAGCTTTAAGTAAATTCCAAACTTCCTTAAGAGTCTTCTTTACTTTTTTCTTTTTTTTGCGCTCTAATTCATCTGCGTCTGCTTGTGCATCTTGATATGCAGCTTGTGCCTCTGCTTCCGCAGCTGGTTGAGGTTGTTTATCCAATGGTTCGCGACCCTCTTCGATTTCAACTTTACCGTCAGGGGTTACTTCTATAAATTTCTTTTCTATTTTACTCATGTTACACCCAATCTACTAGTAGTCCTCTTTGATAGTATGTTTTTACAGCACTTTTTTGATCAGCAATTATCTTCTCAAGATCCTTCAATCTAGATTGTAAAAACTGTGGTCCAGCTGTCCCTGTTGATTGCGATACACCATCAATAGAGATACCAACAGAATTAATGGGAAAAATAACTGGTCCTAGAATAGACAGCATCTTAAAAGCTGCTATATTTTCAATTAAACCAGATAGTGCTGCTGGAACTTTATTTTCTTCAAAACCACATGTATATTTTACCCTAATTCCACCTGGGAAATCAGTGACTCCCATGGTTCTCAATGCATGATATTGAACACCTGAAAATGCACTTAATAGAAAACCACTAAAACTAGTACCGTATGCTGGTACTAACTGTAATACTCCTTCTTGCGGCATAACATGTATAAACTCTCTTGGAAAGTCTACAATCTTTGTGTCATCATCATTACTAAAAGTAAGTTGAAGTTCTTCAACTTGCAGAACGTTCGGATGGTTTAGTTTTAAATAAGCATATGAGTGTATAAACATCTCTTTATTATAATCATATCTCTCTGTAAAAGTAACGGGATTGATATAGAGATCTAATTCATGTTCAACATCTGATATAGCTTGATCTATATATCTCTGTAAAGTATCATCACTAATCGTATCGTTAGTTAATGCAGAGCGTAATGGAATACCAAATAATGCCCCAGATTTTAATATCTCTGGGGTAGGTAATGATGAATATCTCTCTACACCACCCTCTTGATCAGTAGACCAAACTGGAAATAACTCTCTCTTAGGCGTTTTACTGATTGCCATTGTTGGTTCCTTTAATATTAGGTTTTCTTATAACACCTAAATGTTTAGCTGCATTATCTACGTTTTTTAATCTTTTTTGTGCGTCTTCCGGTAAATGCTGAGATAATTTATCGCGTAGGCTCTTTACATACTCAGGATTAGCTTCTGCAAAACTAGCTGCAGGATCTTTAATTGTGGATGAGCTATAACCAGCATCTGTCTTAAGACCGCCAACATGTTGAGCTGCCTCTTGAGAACTCATGCCGCCTTCTCCCATACCGGCAGTCATGATATCCTTTAACTTATCTTCGATATGTTGTTTACGAGATTCAATTGCTTTAACATGGGCTTCGCTACCTTTACTAGCGGTAGCTGTTAATTGCTCTCTATGTTCTGGATTCTGTTCATGATATTGTTTTTTCCATTCACGCTCAGCGCTATATCTCTCACGTGGAGACATGGCTTTTACTTCATCAGAGTTTCTCCAATCTTTCAATGCAGAACTATAATCTCCCATTGCTGTTTCATGTGCTTTAAGTGTTTTACCTTTAGCGTACTTTATAGGATTCTTCTCTGCTTCTGCCCTATGATAAGAAACTTTACGAGCATTACTTAACCAAGGTCCAGTTAAACCTTTTAATTCTTCCATCATTTTTGGTGATATATCTGATGGTCTAACTCTATGTGTTAATGCCTGTTCAAAAGTCTCTGGTCCACGATGAGCATTAGCTAATCTTTCTGCTTCTCTAGGAGAATATCCTTGTTGCTGAAACTCTTCCATCATTTTTTCTTGTTTAGGGGTATAGTTTCCATGAGGTGACCAATCGGTGTAACCACTAGATGAGACCTCTTTTTTCTTTTGTGGTGCTGATTCTTTCTCTGATACTTGTACTGGTTTTTGTACTGATTCAGGTTCAGAGACGGCCGTTTCAGATTCATAGGGTTGCTCTTGATCTATCTGTTCGTATTCAGTTGGTGCTTCTTGTGCGTAAGCAGCATCTTCATCTCCCATATCGTTCTCTGGTTCATACGGGTTATCGAATAATTCATCACCTTCACCACCATATCCATCATCTTCTTGATAACCACCGTATAAAGAATCTGCCTCATCCATATCTATATAGTCATCATCACTAAAATTAGGGTCATTGTCGCGCAACCATCTTTCTGCATCATCATCTACAGTTTTAGAAAGACGATCGTATATACCAGTAAGTATATCTGGGTTATCAGCTAAAAAATCCTTATTCTTTTCAATAATATTTTTTATCTCAATTAGGCTTTTTGCAATTCTTTCTTCTATCATACTAGCCCTCTTTCTTTTAATCTTGCCATTAGATCTGCAGGAATAGCCTTTTCATCGATGCCAGATAGATCAAGCTTATCATTTTTAGATTGTGCTGGTTTCTCTACAACAGTAGGTTCAGAAGTTAGTTTCTTTTGTGGCTCTTCTAGACTTAAAGGATTTTCAACTGCCGCATGTATTGGTTCACTAGGATTGATGCCGCGTGCTGCATAAGCTTCTGGATCTTTATTTTGTAACGCTTCGTGTTTATCAAAATAAGCATCCATATGTCCTTCTTCATCATGGTATTTATCAACCGAATCTAAGTATTTATTATAATTTTCCTCATTAAAGTCTTTAGGTGCTTTTTTATAATGCGACATAATTGGGTGATTATCTAATGGATGTGATTCAAAGGTGTTAGTTGTATCATCATGATCACCTATATGAAGATACTTACCGTTAACTTTTATTTGTTCAAGTGGATATGCCCCATTATGTCCATGAACAGAAATTTCCTTTCTATGACTATCATGTGGTGCTTGTTGCAACCATGAATAATCACTAGTAAGACCACCGCGAGACCAACCTTTGGTATTTGTAGAGAATTTACCGGCAGCATTCTTGTTTTGATAATGATTTCTTTCCCATGGTTTTGGATCCACAGCTTCTACTTTCAAAGAACCATTTGTATGATCAACGCCACCATCATCAGTGAGTTTATTGATCATATGCATATACTTAAATATCTGATCAGCGTGTTTATTTGCTACTTTATTATTCTTGTTATTTAAAGCGGATTTGTATTGTGTGGCATGATGGCTCAAAGCATCTCTTATCATATCTGGATGAAGATCTGGATCCATTTCTGAACCAAAATGTTGAACTGCAAAATTAGCATTACGTTGCTGAGATGCTCTGGCCATTTTCTCTAATGACTCAATTATATTTTCTAATAAAAAATCTTCTCTAGCATACTTAATTAGAATTTGAAGATGTGGATCACCTTCTGCTTTCTTAATGAGTAGCTCCTTGAATTTATCAAGTTTCATGACTACTCCTTAAACAGCAATTACCTCTACAGAGGGTGTTACTAATGCAGCTGAACTTCTAATATAATCATCAGTTGCAAATACATAATGTGTTCCAACAGGAAGATAGACAGAAATTTCACTTACAGCACCAGTTGGAGCAGCAACACTTGAAGCGCCAAATGCAATATATCCGGCTGTTGTAACAACTATTCTAATTATATTACCTTTACCAACCTCTCTGGCTGTAGTAATAGCTGGATCGATGTGTGTTCCAGGAAAGTGAATTCCATCAACTGATTGAGCAATATCTACGATATTTTTTGTCAGGAAACGTCTGATATTGTTTGGTTTGAATGATACGGCCATAAATACTCCTATAGTTATATAAAGCTATAAGTATTATACCATGGTTTTAACTCAACCGACACTTAATATCGGTTATAATCTCCATTGACCGTTAATTACGTTAATTAATTGTCTAGAACCGTTAGGGTATAAAAGACAAGCTGTATGCATCCAACTAGAAGCGCCTCTATTATATTCTAATTTTAAATATGTAGATGTACCTACACACCAAGCACCTCTCAATATTTGAGGTGAATGAGAGTGGCCAAAAACACATTGACCATAGGCTTTTTCCATAGTGCGAATCGAACCACGTGCTCCATTAGCGCCTAAGTCACCGTGTGCCCCAAGAAAAACTCTAGCTATACTAAAATTATCATCACGTTTAAGCCAGCGAATTTTATCTGGTTTCTTTATGCCACCAACTAACTCACAGGCTGCCCTCAATGGATCCTTTTTATCTAGGTATTCTAAAAATATTTTTGCTGCAAAACGAGCGTTCAAAGGGTCTTTTGGAAAATCACCCCTTTTTAAATATCTATCTAAGAATTCATCGTGGTTGCTTTTCACTATAACTAATTCATCGGTTAATGCACTTAACATATTGATATCATTAACAACACCTTTAGTTTCTTCTTCTAAATTCAATTCACCGGCTTCTGCTCTATTAGCTCTTAAGATGCAGTTATTATCTTCATGATGATTAATAGATAAATGATCAGCTAAATCATGAACGACAATCTTATCTGGTTTTAACGTCTTAGCGATATCTTTCCAACAATCTGATACAACGGGATCTGTGGATCCTGAGTGCCAGTCTCCCAAAATGAATGCAGCTGGTGCATAATTTATAACAGTATCAGGAAAATATTGTTTACCGAGATCAACAAAATTTCCATCCTTATCTGCTTGTATTTGTCTAAAGTGATATACTTTATTATCAACGACTTCAACGATGATTGCTCCCATAACATGATCATGAGTTGCTATGACAGCAGTTCTTCTACTCATATACATTTCTGTGGTGTAATCTGGAACTGTTATAGCGCCTGTGGTCATAACAGCATGTGTATGTTGATCATGTGTTGCCACATATTGCAATCTTTGTTTTGGTGAAGCATAAATAAATCCACCATCTCTGTGCCCTATTCTATCCAATGACGTAATCGGGTCTATATGTTTAGCACTTAATTTAACTGTATTAAGATGAATATTTGAATTGAGACTAACATCATCTACGACTAGACAATCTTGTATAGCTGGATCTACGAAAAAACCATCTTTATCATATGGTCTAGCAGGATCAGATGCTAGGAGTATTAGGAGTTTTGCGTCATTGATATTACAGTAGTTTTTTATACTAGCTAAAAAATTATTATCGGCAGGACAACCTGTTACAGCGGTAGTTACAACAAAACGTTTTGTATTTTTTATTTTAGTTCTAAGGGATGCTAATGCCCTAGGATTAAATATGGAATCGTCTAGAATGTGTTTAAATTTGTCTGGGAAACGTTTTCTGGCCGTTATCTTCAATCTACCGAGTGATCCATGATGATGAGCAACCATGTCTTTAGTTATTCCACTTGCATCTTTAAATTCTTGCATTGTAGGATAACCGCGTAGACTCTGACATAGTGTAGCATACTTTTTAACAATTAATGCTTTTTTACTAATTGTCTTCTTTTTAGTAGTCTTCTTTTTAACTGTTTTCTTTTTAATTTGCTTCGTCATCATCTTCTTCCTGTTTTCTTTTACGAGTTGTCCAACGATCATCTAAATGTGGACATTCTCGTTCAAACTCTATAAGCATAGCTATGTTAGCAATAGCATGATCTAAGTGAGATAAACCTGATTCTGGATCAATATCCTCACCGTCCTGCCATGCCATCATGTGCCTTATAAGACATGCGTAAGGCACACTATAATTAAACCCGCGTCTCCAATTATCTGAGTCATATTTGTTAGCTCCATAAGTTAATACTCTAGCTAAAGCATTTACTGCAGACACAGGAACTAGATCCATTCTCAATTTACCGTGATTAAATCTTTGAGCTTTACCATCAACTTTATTAGAATTCTCTTGTACTTGTCCCCATTGATTAATTATATCAAAATCTGAGTTACCGCATGTGCACGGTGCTGCTAGATCATTATTATATTCTTTACCGCACTTAATACAGCGAAACGTCATTATTTCCTCCTACCTATTAATAATTTTTGATACTTTCTTAATGGTTTTCTTTTTAAGTCTTTTGTTGTTGCAGCCTTTATAGGTGTTGTAATTACAAAAATATCATCGTCTAAAAGCGGATCACCATCCTTTCTACATTCCTCTTTAAATTTCTCGTCTTCTACTAACGCATGAATATCTGCAGCAAAAATCTTCATTGCTTCTCTACCAAAATACATTTCCTTATCTCGCGCCAGATAAAAATCCTGTGTGATGTTGATTTTAATTATGGATTGTAGATATGATGTTATTAATGCGATCTCAGATGGAGAAGCTATTGGACTAAAAGCTATATCAACTACATTTGGTTTGGCACTTATTGCTAAAATAACATGTGCTAACCTATCTGATGACGATACGGCTATAGCCTTATCAGTAATAGGACATTCTATATAATTAAATTTATCGCATAGTTTCTTGACAATATTAGAAAGATCATTAGGTGTCATATTATTCCTTTAACTTGAATTATATTACTCTGCGGAGATAGATATTACATTTTATGTATCTATTATACTTCAATGAAAATCCTATGTACTGTTCTTTAAGTATTTAAGCACCTCCGATGAAGATCCAGTAAATTTAGCTTTTTTACTTAAAGCTAAAATTCTTCTCCAGCGACTATATAAGCTTTTAGTTATTCTTCCACCTCTATTCAATATCTGCTGCTTAATTGTTAAAAAATCTCCAGTTATTGCTATTAACTCTATATCGAATTGTTGTTCTGCTTGTTTCAAGAAACCTGTAATGTTAACAGTTGGATCGTAAACAGCGATCTTACCTTGCTCTATTTTTAGTAATTTTTCTATGGGCGATTTCTTTTTATTTTTATCATAAGACACATAATGAAATTTATCAACTGGTAATTGATTACTGATCCAACTTTTACCACTACCGGATACACCTATAATAACAATTAACTTAGGTTTACAATATCTCCAAATTCTTTTAGCTGCCGTTTTTTGCTTACCTTTAATATTCTTAACTATATTAGATGGAAAAACATTATAATGTGCAGCAGCATCCTTAATAGAGTTAAAAATTTCTCCAATATCATTAACTACTGCTTTTTGATGTCTTTCGTTGGCAGCTATTAATTTATTTTTAACTTCAGGACGCCGAAATGATGCTTTTACGCCGTCACTTACTCGTTTAAGATATTCAGGATCAGCGGACAATTCTTTTCCTATTTTACTCTGTCTTTGACGGTTTTCTTCTGATCTCCAATACTCCTTTTGCTTAATGGATTTATTAGCTCTATATATAGGGTCTTGCCAAGCTTTTGTAAAGCGTTTACTTCTCTCTTGTCGTAGTTCAGGTTTATCTTGAAATCTTTTCTTATGAGTATTACTCATCTTGTCTTTAGTTTCTTGGGGTAATTTAGTGCCCATTTTAGCATCACTCATCTTCTGTTTACTCTCATCGGAGTACAGATTATTAAAGCCGCCAGATTTCAAGTTATAACCATTAGGGGTTAGTGATTGCTCCTTTTCAATATATAATTCTTCTAAGATATTTAATTCTTCAATAGATGATGCAATGTGTATTTCTTCAATCTTAAAGTTATCAACTCCATATTTCGCTATTGCTCCATGGATAGCTGTTTTTTTCTTAGAATTACTAGCAGCACTGCGACAATGACCTTTCCAACGTCTCTTAAGTGTTTTAGTGGTTTGTCCAATATAAATCTTACCATTAGTTAAATTAGTAATACGATATATAATCATGCAGTTTACTCCCTCTTCAAGAATATCTACATTAATTGTACCTATACATTAATTAAACAGTTAACCATACTATGTAAAAAGTAAAAATAAAAAGGGTCACCTAAGTGACCCTCATTTTTTAATAATTTTAAGTACTTAGATTATCTACCAACGTTTTGGAATACACAGTTGAACCTTGGAGTATACACAAAAAGTGCACCGTAAAGAACAATCGCGAATTCAAGTGCAGTACTTACAATTGCAAAATTTATTTTGGAGAGCGGAGCCAACTGCTTGAATCTCAAACATTCAGAACTCATATCCAAAAGGAATGCCTCACCGAGACCAGGAGCTTTCGCACCAGCATCTACATAAGTAGTACCAGATAGTCTATAGTTAGCAACGAATTCTTCTGTACCAATAGCACCACCAGCAGCAGATCTATATACTCTGATATATTTCGTGTTAGCAGGGATATTAGAAAGAGTCAAAGTAACAACTTGACCAGCAGTTACAGCAACACCACCTGATTCTTGAATTGGTGCAGATTCACCAAAGTCATTCACGAATGTAACTTTGTATTGAATAGTACCAACAGGTAGATTACCACCAGAACCACCAGCAGCAGCAGAAACAGCTGCAGATCCCAATACAGGAGCATTTGCGTTAACAGCTCTTGCTCTAGCAGTTGATCTTGGTCTCAAGAAAAGATTTGGTTTGAAATCAACTTGACCAGCAGATGTAGTCATTTTGTTAACATCATAACCAACAGTTTGAGAGGCCATACCAGGAGCACTTCTGAATTGAGGATAGAATTGTTTGATGAAAGAAGATAGAGCTAGAGGCTCAATATGCAATTCACTTGGAGAACCAAAGTTTTCCAAAGCAATTACTGCTAAATCTTCAATATCATCTTGAGCGATAACGTTACCGTCAAGATCTTGAACAATTGATCTCCACTCACCGAATCCAGCAAAGTCTCCAGATCTATGTTGATCGTCGTCGTCACCTTTTAGAATTTGTTGTAGAAGGCCATTCATAGCAATTGAGTTGCTAGGAAGATCAGAGAGTGCGCCGTTCATAGCACCAGTTGCAATATTAGCAAAGTGTGCATGTCCCCAATACATTTCTCTTTCAAGATGCTTAAGAAGGTGCATTGTTCCTTCTTTAGCTTGTTGAGCTACAACATCACCAACAGTTGTACGGACAAGGGTCATTTGATGAGAAACTTTTCTTCTTGTTCCGAAGAAAACGATTCTTTGTCCGTCACGGATGTATGTAGAATCCTCTTCTTGAGGTGCTCCACCTTCTCCCATGTAAGGACTAGCATCAGAACCATATCCAACAAGACGGTTGTATTGTTCAAATAGGTTGTACGCTTTGTCGACAGATACCGCAGGCCAAAACTTGAGGTTTTTCATGTCGAACGTTACTGATTTTAGTGTAGATTCTAGTGATTCAGCTTGAAGTACACCACCATAAGTTAGATCAGTCGGTTTTCCGGCTCCACCGTAACCAGCTGTGATCGCCTTATTAAGTGCTTCTACTTCTTCTGGAGACACTAGACCTTGATTTAAACCATTTACGATTTGATTAATCATGTCATTTTCCATTTCTTTTTCTCCTTAAAGTTAACTTTTTACAAGTTATATTTTTCAGCGATTGACTGTACATCGGCAGCTGAACCAGTTTCTACTCTGATAATATCAGCAGTATCTACAGCAGTCCCCGACTTTTTCAGTTCAAATAGTTTATTTGCCACATCTGACTTAGATAATGGCTCAGCTTCTTCTTCATCTGATTTTTGTAGAGCGTGAAATTGACCAGCGGGAATACCTTTTCTCTCTACAGGTTGATCATTAATAGAATCAATCATGTCAGTTAGTGAAGCAATTTTCTTTTCTAATGAGTCAAATTTAGAGTCGATATAAGATTTAATTAGACTCTCTTGTTCTTCAAGAGATTTCTTCAATAGATCTTCGCTCTTTTGAAGATCATCTTGCTCTTCATCGGATTTTTCAACTTCTTTATCGTCATCATCGTCGTCTTTGTCGTCGTTATCGTCGTCGTCATCTTTATCTTCTGCTTTTTCACAGTCAGATTTTTCAGCTTCGTCGTTAACGCCTTTTTCAACTTCATCCTTGTCGTCTTCGTCGTCATCGTCTTCTTTGTCTTCTGCTTTCTTAGCGTCCAACTCACCATTTGCGGGTTTGCCAGCGAGTTCTTTGTCGCCAGGACCTTCAATTTTAATCTCGGCCGCAGAAAACTTAGATTTCTTCAACTCTTCAAGTTCTTCAAGAGTTTCATCAATGAGACTAACAAGAGATTTTGTTAATTCATCATTTTTTTCCATCTCAGTCTCCTTTTAGATTAGATTAAAATTATTGTCCCATTCCTAACATTTCAACATCAAAGATTACATCTTCATCATAAGATGCATCACTGTTTTCTAGTTGAACTAGTCCACCTTGTGAAAAGTCAGCACAAGCTGTCAATACACGCATTGCTACAAGTCCGTCAACTACGTCAACGTAAGTACCTGCTGTGTTAATTGCACTCTTGATTTTCAAAACACCAGGGTTGGCTACTTCTGTAAGACCTAAGAAAGGCGCAGATCCACCAAAACTTCCACCCATAGGATTTTGAATGCTAGCTTCAACATAAGAAATCGTAAGATCGTTACTTCCATTATCAACAACTACATCATCACCACTACGTGTTACTGTTAGTCCTAGAAGTTCGAGCTTACGAGCAATTTTGTCCATTCTTGCTACTTTAGCCATTTCATTCTCCTTATTCGTTCTGTTATTAGAACCGTTTGTTACTTTTTATAACAGTTCAGTATATTACTATACCATATATGCTTACCTAAACATAAGTAAGTACATCAGTATTACAATATAATTATACCTGTTACTTTGCTATTAACTTATAAAGATCTTTAAGAGAAAAGTTTTTACTACAATCTCTGCATTTTACCTGATTTTTATGATATATCTGCTCTTTACCACAGTTTTTACAAGTTATATATTGAAAACCCTCTTTTTTATTATTATCTTCTAAGCTTTCAGATTGAATAACTGCCCCACCAGTAGCATCAGTTGGAGAACCAGAGCCACCATAACCAGCATATAATGCCTTAGTTATTTCTTTATTTTTAAGTTTTTTTGCTCGATCTAATCGTTCTTTTAATGTGGGTTTACGATAAGCACCTTTAGGATCAATGGGTTTTCTTACATCCCATTCAATCTTTTTTTCACTATGTGGGATTACTTTTTCTTGAGGAACAGGCTCTTTAATTGCGGATTTCGGTGTAGTTTCAGGTGTCTTACCAATATTCTGAGCTGCAACAGCTAATGCTGCTGTACCTGCTAACCCAGTCAGTGCTCTTCTTATTTCACCTTTTTCAATATCACCTTCGTCTTTTTCTAGATGCTGTGATATTCTATCAACCATTAAATTAATGCGCTTATTATCAATGCCTTTATCCGTTAACTGCTGGCGTAAATTATCTAAATACTTAGGATCCTTATTTGCCCTATTTGCATGAATTTTAAAGGTATTTGTGGCTTTAACTTGACGTGCACTCTGTACGGGCGTAATATCTTTTCCAGGCCCTGGAGGCGTAGTTAATATACCACTTGGTTTTTTAACTTGAGCAGTAGCAAAACGTTTTGCTCTTACAGCTTCTGTCAATTTATCGCCGTTGAACTGTTTCATCAAGTTATTGATTTTCTTAACATTGTTTAAGATTTTTGCTTCTAATGCACTTTTTATAAGTTGTTCAGGGTTAGTTTCTTCTATTGTTATATTTATTCCAGTGGCTTTAGCTAACTCTTTTATTTTCTCAATATTATTGATAATTCTTGATGCTTGGGCATTTCTTTGAACATGTCTGAATGATGGAACATTTTCTTCTGCAAGATGCATTACACTTTTTATAAGTTCTTGATCTACCGCATCTTGTTCCTGATCTATGGATTTCTCCATATGAAGCGGTTCAATAAGTGTGGCTTTATTAGCAGGCGTAAAGGTAATCGCTATAGAGTGAATTTTAGTTCTTTCAAGGCGTGATGGATCTTTAATTCCGCGACTTATAACACCACCTTCTACAGAGGCTTTAATCTTAAGTGGGCAATCTGATTTATGAATATTTCTTAGAATCGCAGCAGCGGCTTTAGCATTAGGGTGGTCTTCATCATTATATAGATAACCTGCAGCATAAATATAAGGAGCTTTAATTTGTTCCCAGTAGTATCTATGACGATCATTTTCACAATCTTCAGCTTTAAAGATCTTTTTTGCTTCAGTTACACGACCTATGCTGTTAAAAAAACCTTTACCGTGATTATCATTCCAGCGACCTCTACCAGCTTCTAGATCAGATATATCAGCACCCTCTACTGATAGAGTTTCACCTTGTGAATCACGTAATTCACTTCCAGCAACCCCGTCTATCCATAATGCCGTATCTTTTGCCATATAATACTCCTATTCATAGAATATTATACCAGATTATAACTTTAGATTGCGTAAGTAATCATATACTTCTTCTGCAGTACCACTATAATTACTATAATTACTACGAATTGAAAGCATTCTATTAAATCTACTAATAATGGCGTTTTCGTTAGATGTTCCTCCACGGGCTGTAATTCTCTCAATAACAACATCTGGGGATTCAACTATGAGAACTAAATGAATATCGTATTTATCACAATAGCGATTATAAACAGTAGATATATTAGTAGGAATATCAAGTAATATGGGCTTTTCATTATAATAATTATTACGTATAATTTTATCTAAATCTTTGATGTTTATTTTATCATAAGAAATAACAGTAAATTTATCGTTTAAATTATTCGCTATTGTAGTTTTACCAACCCCAAATTGACCTGCCAACATATAAAATTTTCTAGGTTTATAATTACCTTGATATTTATTCATCTTATCAAGATTTTGCCATGCCCACATTGGCTGCAAATTATTAAGCGACCAGCATTCTTTAAATTCAACATCTGTTGCACTTTTATAAGTAAACCAACTATCTGGTTTAATATGATCTATTTGCCACTCACCATAATTATCCCAAGACATACCTTCTTGGAATTGAGATTCAAGGTGGTTATGTAGATCCTTTATGGAATATTGTAGAGCATCATGTATCATCTGATTCTGTTGATCAATGCTGTATTTAATAATATTATGGCGCAATGCACTCATTATGAAATTACGAAGTTTCAATTGATGTCCACTAGTTGCAAAACCATCAAAATCCTCAACTTTAATTCCTCTTTTTTGACAGCTCTTTTCAATTCGTTTCTTTAATAATGCCTCCTTATGCTCTTCACTTAATTTTTTACCCTTCTTTGCTTTAGAGATTTTATCTCCCCAAGTAATATCTCGACCTTTAGATGAAGTGTTGTATATTCCAGCTTCTGCAGCACATTTACGGCACATCTGATGGCGACGACACCATTTAACCCAACGATAACCGTGTGGACATTCAACTTTAACCTTAATATTAGAATTTTCTTTGAGTTGATCAACTGAAATTAATTGACCTCTATACATAACTTTTTGAGTGATTATTTTATTCATAATTAAATTATACTATGAACTAACCTTAAGCATGATATAACATTATAGTTATTAATGTCTTATAGAATATTCGGTATCACTATCTTGAGGATTGACTATTTCTTCGCTAGCAAAATTATCTTCTAATTGTTTAATTAAATCAGATTTCTTAAATTTTTCAATAGCTTTTTTAGTGGTTTTCTTAACGGACTCTACTGAAACTGAATTCATATGAGCGATTTCAATATCACTAGGGGGATTATTAGAATCTAGATATTCTTCAGTATACTTAAAAAAACAATAACATGACATCTGATGATTTATAGCCCAACAGCAACCAGGTAGCTTGTTTTCTTCTTCTTCTGTTAATTCTTTTTCTGATTGACGTAAGCGCTTAAGACGAAGTACAGCTAAAGGACAAAATGAATCTGGTAGGTGCTCTAGTTTTCTAGGGCACCTACTATCCATTTTTAATAATTCAGCTTCGTCTTTCGCCATATTATTTATTACAGTTTTCGCAGCATGTGGTTTCACAAGCTTCATTGTCATCTGCATGACATTCACAGCAACATCCAGGCTCATCACTAACTAATTCTAATTTAGCAGGGAGCTCTCTGATGCCGATAATTTCAACATTATGAATAACACCATTAATATCAGCTTGAAATTTATCGCCAACTTTTTTACCAATCATATCATTTTTCATCGCTTCATATGGTATCTGTACAACAGGAATTTTAGATCTAAAGATACCTTGATCAACATCGGTATCAGTCGTAGAACTAATAATAACAATACTTTCTTCTTTAACTACATCTCCAATTGTATAACCTTTTTCAACGTCTTCTTTATCAGATGCCTCATTATAATCTTTTAATTTCAATTTATCTGCTTCCGCATCCAAAGCGTTAGTATCGATATTCATAAGGTTAATCATTGCTAATGTTCTATATTGAAGATCATTAGCTAAATTCAAACTATTAGCAGCATCTTGACGCATCATCTCAACTTGACTCATAAGTTGTTTAACCATCATTTGACTAATATTCAGTGCCATTTGAACATTCTTAAAGTCAACCTCTAATTGTCTAATGCGGTCTTTTGTTGTAGGTGCCTTACTTTTTTTGAATCCATTACTCATTTTTGCTCCTTCTGTTTCTCTAATATTCGTTGTGCATATAATTTAAGAACAATTTTTTCTTGTTCGGTAAAATCATCATTATCATCATCTACACCAAATATTCTACTTAATTTATCCTGTAGAAAGTCTCGTATATCAGTTTCAAGCGAATCGAATGTGTCACCTCTACGTTTTATTATACGTGAGGATAAAAGTGCATTGATTGCATTGGCTGTCTCTAACTTAATCTGCTGTGGAGTTTTTATCACACTAGCGTGCTGAGAATCATTAATGTGTAAGGATTCTTTATTATCTGCAATTTCCACATCGTTATTAATAGATTCTCTTGTATCTTCTGAGACACTCTCTTCTTTTTTAGTAATAAAATCTGTTACCTCTTTAAGCTCTGTTAATTGTTTCTTAACAAAGCCATTGTTCTCTAATCTTTCGTACATAGCAACAGCATGATTAAACTGCCCAAGTGTTAAAGGTTCATTATTAGTTACACACCTGTTCCAATGAGCATCGTAATCCTGATCCCACATTAATATATATTCAGTGCCATTCTGCTCTTCAAAGTCTCTTAGAATTTCAAAGTCTTCATATGATAACTGTGAATTGCGACCATATACAGCTGGCCAAACTTTTTCTCCATATATCGAACGATCAAAAATTACATTTAAACCATCACATTGAGTATATAATTCCAATATTTCATCGACATAACCTGGCCCAGTATAACCTTTTTCTCTATATTTTTTATCAGGGGCTTCCATATGAATATAATGGAAACCTTTATTTTTATAAAATTCTGCTACTGACGTTTTACCAGAACGATCAAGACCCTCTAATATAATCCAACTCATTATTCCTCCTGTCAAGATAATTATACTAAAAGCATAAAATAAAAAGGCCACTAAGTGGCCTTTTAATAGTTACATGTTGCTTTTTATTATTCGATATTTAAGGGGTTTTTAATTGGTTTGCCATCCACGTATTGAGCCTTATTTGCACCAAATTTAGCGGATTGTTCCCTCATTGATTCACGTCCAGCTTGAACAGCAGAGTGTGCTTGTGCTATTTCATTAGCACTTTGTTCTGCCTGATGAGCTTCTTCTTGCCTTTGTTGTTCTTGCTCTGCGTGTTCCATTTCTTTAGCCTGCATATCCATTTGCTCTTGTTGCATTTTTTCTGCTTTCTTTTGAGCCTCTAATGCTGACAACATCTGCTGCCAACTCATAAAAGCAGGATCACCAGGAAAGTATTGGAGTTCTTTTCTTTCAGTGGCCCCCTTATCTTTAAAGAAGAATTCTCTGATTTCACCTTTAGTTAGATTCTTCTCTACTAGGGCCCAAAAAGCATTATTCATTGGAAGATCACCAATTGGATGCTTTAAACGTTCTTTACGGGCTGCATCTAATAAATCATTCATAGATTTATGAACAGTCATTTCAGCCTGCAATAACGCTACTTCAGTTTGAGGTGTTTCATCTGTGTATCCTTCAAATTGAAAGCGATATTTCTTAGCAAGATCTTTATCGATCATTGGTAAAATATCTTGATTAATCATGTCCTCAATAAAAACTAAAATTGGATATAAACCTCTTTCACGAGAGTATTCTATCTTCTGCTTAGGTCCTTGTTGACCAGCTGAAGTAGCTCTTCCTGTACCAGTGGTTAAAAAATCCATACCTAACTCAATAGGATCAATTTGGAACTGAGTGCATATTGCTCTCATTAAATGCATATTATAATTAATATATTCCATATCGCGTGCACTACCGGTCATAGGAATCCAACTCACTTCATCGAGACCTGCAACTATAGGGGTTCTCCAGGCGTTTTGTGTTCCACTGATAGAATTATAAAATTGACGTCTAAACGCTGTAAGTTGAGATTGAGTTACTGTCCCCTTTAAATGCAATAATCCACGAGCTGCATAACCGTGTGTAAAGAAGTTAGAGTTATAGTTCTCAGAGTTAAGATGATTAGTGATATTAATGATGGCTAACTCTAATGGACCATAACAGTAACCCATTGAATCTGCAAAGTTTTGAGGATTAAATAGCTTGAAAATCATATCCTCATCGCCGAATACAGCTAAAGTTTGTCCTTCATAAGAGGTCTGAACATATTTGAATTTATCTATATCCGCCTCATTAATCTCCTGACCTTTTCTAGGATCATTGTCTGATATGGGAGTATACATCTTCCTTGCTGAATCTTGTTCTGCCTGTACTTGTTTTTTAGACATATTCTTATTAATTAGAAAAACTTGTTCTGCAGGAAGCGGTCTAAAACGATGAAGAGATTTTTTCCTAGTTTGAATTTTCTCTACAGAAACATAACCAAAAGTAAGGGCGTCTCTCACAATAAGTTTTAAGAAATCACCGAATAGCATCTTATCGTTTTCTGGAACATTGTCTTCACGTCCACAGTTGTATATAAAGGCTTCTAAGTCAGCTATCTCTTTTTTATCTATATCTGTATACTCATGATTATCATCCCGTTTAACAATTCGATATCCACTATTAAATTTCTTCTTCTGCGGTCTACTAAAGGCTGTTAATGTGTCAACCCTTATTTGAATAATAGAAGAAACCAGCCAATCTCTTAAAGAGACATTTTTTAAAGTTTTATTAGTTAAACGAGAAGTTTTATGTTTTACAATTGTAGCTGTATTTTGATTTTGAAAGAAAGGATCTTCGATTATTGCCTTGCGTCCTATACTATCAGAATCGTTAGTAGTTTCCATAGGAACTTCTGGCACATTGTCGGCATCAGCCTTCATAAGTTTATCAATTTCAGCTTGTTGTTTTTTGACTAGATATTCGCCAAATTTATCAAATAACCCCATAATATATCCTTACTAAAAAAAGCACTTAATCTTTATTATACTATATTTAACTTTATAAGTTTAAATTGTTCATATTAAATACTTAAACTCAGAGACTCCAAAGAAAACCTCCACTTCCTTCAAACTCTTCTTCATCATCATCTAAATCACTTAAAGAACCAATTTTACCTAATTTTGACAGATCTTGATCTTCTATGTTTAAATCTATTCCATTTGCTTTAGCAAACTCTTCAACACTTGGATTTCTATAAAAATTACCATCATTGTCAGTTATATCAACAGTATCACCAACACCACAGGCAGTCATAAATTGAGTTTTACCTAATATAGCTTCAACTACATATCTAAAGCCGTCAAGCCAGTGATCATTCTCTGTATCTATTATTTCAGAAATAGTACCATCTGCTGAAGTCTTAAAGTGATATAAACCAAATTCTGCTATTATTGGACTACAAGTCTCTTTAGCTAATAATAACTTAGTATCCATAGAACCAGGAACTCGCAGTAGCTTTTTAATGACTTGAACCCCTGTTTCTACGCTACCCTTTTTAGCATCGCCGTGTGCTGGTAAGCCGGCTTTTCTCATTTCAGTTACTGAACCTTGATCTGCTTGATCTGGAAAATATAACTGTGGTCTATACATGTTGTGATATTTAGTTTTTATATAGTGAATCCACTCTGGATTAGATGTGTAAGTCATACCATCAGCTCTAACAACATATACATTATCTTTTTTATCAATAAAGGCATATGTTATGGTTGATGGTTTGCTCCATCCCCAGTCAATACCACCATAACACGGTAACTTTAATTGATGGCATTTTTTAACGAATATATCATGCGTACATTCACCGGGAAAATCTTTTCCAGTTAACCGTTTCCACATTTTATTCCAGTCACACACGTGAATTCTATCATCAAATTCTTTATAGACAATACCTTCAACCGACGGTTTAAGATTCATAAGTTGCGACAAGGCCCAATCTGTACCCTCAGCTCTTACTTTCTGTATAATCTCATCTATTGGTTTCAACATCCATGATTTAGATTTTTGTTTCTTAGCATCACCTAAACATATAGATGCAGCTGGACACTTCATACATTTTTCACCTGGCAAAGTTACTTTCGTATATTCTTTTTGCTTCTTAGCATCCTTACGCTTATAATCTTCTACAGTTATTACCTCCATATCTTCTAATATGGTATATGCATCGATTGGTGTTGTTCCAGATCTAGAATCGGGACATCTTTCAGAGAATTCAAAGGCTGTCCATCTCCTAACAACCCTACCTTCATTCTCAGCGTTTTCAATCTGCTTATTCATTAATCCATATCTGGATTTTCTAGTTGAGATACCAACCCTAAGTGCTCTTTTACCACCTTTAGAGTCTAGCATACCGGAGATTTCCTTAAAAGCTTTAAGACCTTCCCCTGATACAGTATCAATCTCATCGACTACTACAAGCGGTACGTGAGGACCATTACACGCTTTAAGTGTACATGGTAAAATCTCAAGTGTTGGTTGAATACCACCGACATTAAATATAGATTTACTCATATTGGCAGCTTTAAGTATTCTATTATCTTCATTTGATTTAGGTGGTGATACTATATCTTTAATTCTTCTGTTATATAAGAAGTTCTTAATATATAAATAACAACGATCAGCTTGTGATAATACAGCTCCAACATGAACAACCTCCCTATGATCATGCAGTACTATCATTAACTCAGCAATAGCCATTCCTAATGTTTTACCAGAACCTCGTCCAGCAACATATAGTAGTTCTTGAATATTATCAGGGTTATTTTTATTAACGCAGATATCATAAACTTCCCACATACAATCTAAAGGATTTGTATCTGCAAATCTAGATACATTTTGATCAGGCAGTGCTAATCCCAAAAATCTATCAATCCATAAATGGAATTCTTTTCTAGTCTTACAAGGTTTTAAGAAAACTGCTTCTTTTTGAGCAGGTGAAAGACTATCAAAAGGTACTTTCTTTTTATTCTTAGTGGTTTTTTTCTTAGTTACTTTTTTAACAACCATTTTTAAATTACTCTATATCATCTAGGTCTATTATGTCTTCTTCATCATCAATGTCTTGAGTTTGCTGTGTAATGACTTTCTTTTTATCGGCATTTGGAGCACTAAGTGCACCTAACATTGATGCCTTATTTGAATTACTACCGGTTCCAATCACTAATTTATGCAAAGCTTCCATTATATCCTTATATTCTTTTATGCTCTGAATACGTAAATTTGGTAAAGGATTATTCTCTGGATCAAGGATATAGTTTTTCATCGCTATCATATGTTCAGCTGATGTAACCTCTAACATAGAAGTAAGAAAATCAACTTGATCAATTACTGATTTAATAACTTTTGCTTGAACTCTATCTTTTAAAGTTGTTTGCATCCTATCACGATCAGTGCCCCATTTTTTTAATGCAGCTGTCAATATTATTTGCCCCAAATCATATTGAGGATATTGCTTGCTGATTTCAGTAAAAGAACAACCAATCATATACATCTCATATAATTTTAACGCTTCTGTATCAGACAGGGCTCCTGCTGTTTTATGTGTGCGAAGATATTTCTGACCTATTTTAATTTCTTCTTGTGTTAAGCCAGCTTTTTCTTCATCGGTAAAATTACGTTTCAATGCCATCTTGTCTCACCATGTTCCAATTAGTATTGTTCTTTATATTCTGTATCATTTGCCTAGTACGAACTTGACACATATTATTTATACCAGATATGTTATCAACTGTATATCCTAATAATAACATAAAAATCACAGAACGCTCTACATCTGTAAAATAATCTAATATATTTGATAATTTCTTTGAAAATGGTTTATGGATTATATCATGAACTACTTTATCAATAGCTTCTTGTTCGGGGATTTGCTTCTTTAAACGCGCAAGGTGGTGCTCAAAAGTATCTGGAGAATTACCTTCTAAATAATATACCCACAACTCTTGTCTTAAATCTTCATCACTAGTTAAACAATTAATTCTCTCCGCTATCGAAATTGGAGTTTTCATCTACATCCTCGTATCCTTCTACATACTCGGCAAAATCTTTCAAAATGGTCTCCGTTTGCCAAGTTTGACCACAATAGTCTTTAATAAATTTATCAAGGATACGATCTACGTGTAAATTTCCTTCTTTAATGAGCATTTTTTTGAATTTTCTTAATCCCCAAAAGCCTGTAGATTTAGATAACTCCTTGAATTTATTAATTTTATTAAGGAGTTTTTTATTGACGAATAAAGTGTATTTAATATACTTAGTTTCTAAGTTAATATCAAGTTCTACAGCTTCTATATCTGGATGAGCTATAGCACCATAAGTCATGAGTTGATTCTTGATAACGTCGTTTGCTAAACCATTATTCATTAACCATCTACTTTGATCAATGAGTTCTAATAGATCTTTATTTTCAGCATTTAATTGATCAATCATCTTAACTCCTTATGACTATTATACCATGGATTACACTTTCTTATATTTATCCATTATTTCATATGCTTTAATTAATAACTTACTCTTATCTCCTCCACCTTTATACACTTTATCTATAAATTCTTTGACTATCTCTTTCTCTGAAATAGCTTTAATTTGAACTTGCTTTTTCTCTTTATCTGTTGCGGTTATCTTGGGGGTTACATGCTTATCTTTAATTATTTTTTTATATTTTGCAGAGTTAAAATAAGCAGTTATTTCAACCCTGGGACCAACAACCTGAAGAATCCAATGATCTGAAGTATTTAAGGTATTACTTAAGATATCATGAAAATCATCCATAGGTTGATCTTCACTGACTTCAAATTTTATAGATTTCCATCTTGGAAAGGGAGATTCCACAAACGATCTCTCATATGTAGCTGTATCAAATATAGTTATCCCTTTTATCATATCTATATCGTTAATATTATGAGAATAGGGAGTACCAGGGTATACGACTTTGCCGAATTCTTGTTTTTTATGAACATGACCACTAATTATAATATTAGCTTTTATATCGTCTGCATTAACTCCCGCATCAGGACGATGGTACCCATAATCGGCTCCTATAAAGGTTTGATGAGCAATACATATTTCTCTAGTATCAATTGGAAAATTTTCTATATCTGCAATAAAAGGAACCATTGTAATGTTATCAATATCGATACGCTTATCGACTACTATAAAATTATCATTTATACCTACAAAAGATTGCAATGCATGATACTTATTATCTTTCGGTCGATATTGATCGTGATTACCAAGTATATAATAATACTTAATGTTCAACGACATTACAAAATCAATATGTTTACGAAATTCACCTTGAATCTCTGAACGTATTACAGCATGATTATCAAAAGTATCTCCTAAATTAATAACAATATCAGGTTTATGTTCTGCTATTTGAAAATTTATCCACTCTAAGAAAGATTTAGCCATATCAAAGCGGTTCATTTTTAAATGCGGATCACCAATAAAAAGTATTTTACTCATCATAAATCCAATAGTATATCGTCTAACATATTATCTATTCTACTAAGCACCTCTCTATCTTTAGGTCTATTAAACTTACGTTTCCAATAAAGTATCTGATCAATGGATTGAAATTTTAATCCGTCTACTGTACCACCTTCAATAAGGTCTGGATAATAAAATACATCGTACTTAAAAAAAGTATAATCGGATTCAAAACGTTTAAATCCATAGCATGTAAATTCTTTATGGGATTGAACTATACTTGCTGGAGTACTTTTCTTATCCTTATTGTAAAAAATAGACTGCTGACTTTTTGAACTAAAATCTATATCATGAACATCACCTTTAGGAATACATCCTGCTAACATTAAGGCGAGACTCCCAGCTACCAAAAAATCAGGATTTTGTTGTTGAATTATTTTAGCTAATAATATTGCTTTATCATAGTATATCATAATTAAATTTCAATCCGTTAATAATTCTCTTTCTGCAATTTCATCAAGAGTAAGTTTACGAATCTTTAGTATGATTTTACCAGCATGGGTATTATATGATGGATATTCTTCTACTTCATATCCACTATCTCTCAACGATTCAATAAAGGAATATATTGATGAAAAATCTTCCAACATTAATAAGGTATCTATACTGAATTTTTCTTCACTCAAAACTCTACCTCCGATCCAAAAATTATGCTTTCTGCATCTTGTGCTAATGCTCGCTCTAGTATATCACGATGCATTTTGCCGTTTTTATCCCTATCTTCATTATCGAAATCTAACTGCATAAACTGTTCTCTATAACAAGCATATCTGCGTTTAGTAAGTTGCCAATAAAATTGTATTCTAATATCATGCTGTTCATTTTCTTCTTTCATACAGTGTTCACAATTAAAACGATTTCGCATATCTTGCACCATAACACTATTAGCTATACCAGTCATGGTCTTAGATATGTCACTCCAACGATCAAAAATACTCATATCGTCTTCTAGCCATAATTGCATTTCTTCATCTATAGATATAGGTATTTCATACTGTACATCACTCATATTTAATCCTTAGGTTTAAAAGTTAAAATATAATAACCATCTAACTCTTTAACCGCCAATCCAAGATCCTTTAATTTCTTATTTTCTTCATGATCTGTGTATAAATTTTTACAAATAACTTCTGTTACACCACATTGCCATAGTGCACGCATACAATTTTTACAAGGACTGTGAGTGCAAACCAATGTTGTATCATCCATAGATATTCCATGACGTGCACAATTATATATCATGTTAGCTTCAGAATGAATCATATACTCGTATTTTTCTGGTCTTGTTTTAGGAAGATCTTTGTCCGGCGCTTCGCGCACATAACCATTAAAACCAGTAGCAACTACAGCATTTGTACTATTTTTAACTAATACTGCACCAACTTTGGTTTGTTCATCTGGTGATTGCTCTGACACTGCTTCGGCAATTTTCATAAACTGTGAAATCTTATGATACTTAAAACTCATTAATACCCCAATAAAATTCGGTTGATCTCTTCATCAAGAGGATATATCTTATCTCCATTATCTAATTCAAACATCAGATCATAATGTTCGATATCTAATCGTGGTAAAGATTTGATCATCACAGTACCATATAGTGACGTGAATTGCACATAATGCATAGGACCCGTACCCGTGTGTTGATAAGAATTATAGAATTCTCTCAAGAGATCTCGGTAAAAAGAACAAGACATGAATACCTTAACAATATTCATGTCTACGTTATTCTCGTAATATCGATTTATCTCAGTTTCTAATCTACTCAAGATTGATGAGGTCATCTGCTGTAATCTCCATTTCTTCATTACGTGCAGCAACCTTATCATCATTAACTTCGCAACAAGCGTTAAAGATTTCATCATGATACTGAGTATTATCAATAACCCACTGTTTCATGTTTGCTTCCCCCCTGATTGCAGGATAGTTTGCAAATTGCCACATCTGTGTATTAATTTTACTTGTAGAATCATTAATTGGGTGAAAGATGACATCTAAAGATTTTGCTAGTTCAAATAGTTCTTCACCTACGTTGATAATACCATCAGTGTAACTAAGTGTGAATTCTGCAACACGATATGGAGCACCAACTCTATTCTTCTTTCCTTTAATGCGAACTTTATGGGCAACTTGTTGTTTACCTCCCATGATATTCTTGCCAACTTCAATAATACCAGCTTTAGTTTCAAGTTTTTCTACTTGTAACATATAATCACACGCATGTTTTAAGGCTCTACCATCAGGTACAATCCAAGGATTTCTCATTTTCTTGTATTGATCCATTTCTTCGTATACTTGCTGAACCAATACAGTAGTAATATCATATTCTTTAATAACGGGAAGAACACTCTTCCATGCTGAGCCAAGATATGATGCACCACCACCACCCATTACCTGATCTGTAGATTTAGTTTTAATATCCTTAGGATATTTAATGGATTTAACAGAATCGATTGCAATTGCAGTAATAGGGCATCCATCTTGCATTAATTCCAACATCTCACCATAGATATAATCAAAGATCTTAAGTGGATCATTTGATTGTCTTACAATTAATTTATTTACATTACCACCTAATTGTGCAAACCATAGTTTATTAAATGAAAACTCAGCATCAAATAATACCTGATATGAATCTGGGTACTTCTTCTGAATCTCAATTATCATTAATTGCATCAATAAAGATTTACCACCTGATTCAGGGCCATATAAACAAGCCACCTTTCCTTCTGAAATACCGCCATTACCTACAGCCCAATTAAAAGATGGCGAAGCTAATTTAAATACATTTTCAGACGGAGCTTTTGTATCTGCAGCTAACATACCAAAGTCTTTTGTTAGTCTACTCATCCATTTATCTGTCATATTTATCTCCTTACATTCCTTCCCAATTACTTAATTGCTGATCACCATATGATATCTTTTTAACGTCATCATGTGCCAATCTAAATTCTTGAACCTTATTTTTTAAAAAAATAACAAGAGCAGTTGTACGTGCTTTTTCATTTTTAGCATCAATAACATCAGGATCAATGTCAACGTATTTTTTACGTGCTTCAGCAGAATCTTTAATACCTTTTTGTTTAAGATAATCTCCTGCTTTATCTAGAAAAGCGATTGCTTCAGCTTGTTTTAATGCTGTATCAGCTTTTATATCTAACTGAACAGCAACCGATAACATAGTAGATGATACATCAATTGCTTCGATAAAGTCCTTAAGATAGATGGGAGCCATCATTTTCTGAAGACTCCCGATGTCTTTTATTTTTCTAGTATATTCAACTAATCTAGTAACATCTACTATCTTATTGGCCTTATCAACTGAATTTTGTTGATCAGCCATATAAACCCCGTTTATTATTGGCTAAAAATATCATCTGCCATTCTCATTAAATCCTCTGTATCATCAACGGTAGTTGTCGATTGTACTGATTGAGGGGCAGGTTGCACAGGTGCTGTTACTGAAGGTTGAATTGGTGCACTTGCTGTTACATCAATTACGCTATCAGGACTATCTAATTTTAATCCAACTGTTCCCTTACCTTGTGGCACAGATTGAACTGGAGCAGCAGATTGAACTGGAGCAGCAGATTGAACTGGAGTTACACCTTTTACATTTGTGTCAACATAAAAACCATCGATCTTAAGATCAGGATTAGTTTCGCATAGAAGAGTTAAGTTAGCAATAAGAATCTCTAACATCTCATCATACGATTTTTTCTGATAGACAGATCCAAGATCATAAGCTAAATTATCATAATCATTGATAACATTTTGTGGCAACGATGATCTATCATCTTGATAAGAAATTGCTCCTGTATTAGGATCTCTAATCATGGATTGATTTTTTTCTGCGCTGTATTCAGTTTGAAGACCTTGTCCTTTACGAGAGATATTAAACCAAACACCAGAATCATTGATATCGGCATTTAATGATGTTGGATCTTGATTATAATCAGTAATGTATTTACCCATTAATTCAAGAACTTTTTTATGTGCAGTTGATTTTAACTCTAAAATACCTACAGTACCAGATTTATCACAGGCATTATAAGCATATCCAACTTTAGGTCGAAGTTGAGAAATAAAATAATTAGTTTCTTTTAATCTCTCTTTGATTTGTTCTTCTGTTAAACCAGAAGCAGCTAATTCTGCTTTTAATGCTTCCACTTTTACTTTTAAAAGATCCAAATATTCGTAAATTGGACATTTACCCTCATATGTAATAGGGGATGCAAAAGGTCTTTTTCTTCCAGTAGCTGGATCTACTAAACCCCAAATAACATTCCATTTACGATATGGATAACCATTAGATTCTGGACCAAATGGAGGTAATAATCTAAAGATATTAGATCCATCTTGTACTTTGTGTCTTTTCCATTCTTTTTTTGGACGGAGTGAGTCCATGTTGATTTTAATGTCGGCCATGTTTTTTCCTTTGTTCTACCAAATTGGCATAGTTAATATTTACTACCTTAACGGCATGTTCATATTATACCATATTATTCTTCAAAACTGTCTTTTTTATTTTTCTTTTTCTTAATACCTAAAAAATCATCTACTTCTTCTAGCGTAATACTATCAATACCGTTATGAGTAAAAACATCGCAATATTTAAAATCTGGTGCTACAAAATAAATTAATTTCACTTTGCTACCCCTATTAGAGATTTTTTTTGCAATTGCCTTATAAATAAGATCTGGTTTAACCGCCTCAATTATCTCCATGATGCGAAGTGCAACCTCATCTTCATCGATGGCAGAAATACCTTTATATCTAGTTAAATTAACATCTAGGAAAGCATTGAAGGTTGGATCATAGGTTGCACCAATTTCAGTAAAAATTGCTCTCAAATAGTTTATTGTTAATACTTTTTGTCTACCACGGCTTCTGCGTGCCTTAATAATTTCTTCTTTAAAATTAGGAAGGTTGATCACGAGTGTATCTGATCTGGCTTCCTCTGGTGCCTCATTAATTCTGCAATATTTAGTTGCCATTTTATTCTCCTTTTTTTTCTATTCATTATCTAGTTCTATAGTTGCTGTATACTCCTCAAAAATATTGTAAACTTGTTCTACTTCTACATCAACAACACATAATCGCTTTACAACAACTTTTCCATCTTTCATATATGGCTTTGTTTGATAATATACTTTATTAGACATTGGATCATAAATAGCTTCAATTTGTTGAGCCCGATCTTTAGATAAAAATTTATCATTTAATTCTTTTTCAGTCATGTTATCTCCTATTGTATTAGTTCAATCTCTTGTATATTTAGACAAATCTTTGATTTCCACCCAGCTTTTAAAGTACCTCTAACGTATACTAAGGAGTTTATCGGGTATTTTAAAGCTTTAGTTCTGTTCCAATCGCTACCCTCAACAGAGATAAAACCGTCACTGAGTTCAATACTACATACACACCATTCTCTACCTGTTTTCTTAGAAACACCTTTACGTATAGATGAACCGCCATATAGTAATATCATTCCAACTTCTTTTTCAAAATTTTTCTCTAAAAGTCCAGCAGCTACATTAGCACTAGTTAGAACAGGGATATCACCAAGCATAAGCGGAATACCTTTACGACCTGTAATCTTAAAACCCTTCCATTTATCAGTAACACTCTTTAGAACATCTGGATCCGATAAAAGACTTTTATTAAAAGATTTATTAGCATCGCGCTCCATTAAAAATACATCTAATGGATTATTTTCATTAAGCTCTTGCTTAAAATTAGATGTAATCGGTTTACCAGCTGTTATACTTCTAGCTTTTTTATAATCTTCCATAAATTTGAATCTTGCCGCCACATAATCACTAGTATCTTCCATAAAATCATCTGCAGCTCTAGCTTTTATTAATTGACTTACAACCCCAATATTAACCTTACTATGATCCACTCTATCACTATAATCTTGAATATCTTTAAATGGTCCTTTAATCGTTAATTCCTCATAAGAAGCAGGTCCCACGCTTTTAACAACATTAATAGGTGATATAATTTTTCCATCTCTAATAACAAAAAGCTTTTCTGGATTTTTCATAGAAGGTGGCTTAATTAAATCACCTAATAGTGATATGTAGTATCGCAGTTTATCTTCATCATCTTCATTATTTAATACAGCAGTCCACCATTCTAATCTATGATGATGTTTTAAATACATCGTAATATAACCTAATTCAGCGTAAGCATAAGAGTGTGATCTATTAAAAGAATAACGAGAAAAAGCTAAAATTGTATTACATAACTGATCAGCTTGTTCTGATGTCCATCCTCTAATCGCTGTGTTTTCCCTAATTTTATCAAAAGTAGCCATCATAACATCTTGTTTTTTCTTAGCTATTGCGCTTCTAACTTGATCTGTTTCTTCCATAGTATAGCCGCAAATATCTACAAGGCATTTCATAACTTGCTCTTGATACACAAAGATACCATTTGTATTACCAATAATTGGGGCAAGATCTGGATGTATTAATTTCATCTCGCGCTTACCTTGTCTAACATCTTCATACCATTTATCAGCCATAATACCGTCTTCAACTTCTGCATCCATTGCACCTGGTCTTTTTAAAGCAGTTAATGCCGATAAGTCTTCACGGCACGCAGGAACATAATCTGAAAGACATGCTTTGATAACACCAGAGTTGAATTGAAATGATGAATCTGTTTTCTTATTAAAAAAATCAACATACACTGCTTCGTCTTCTGGTAATCTATATACTAAATTTACCCCTTTATTATCTGGTTGTAAATAATCCACATCCACTAGTTTAACTGCATCAGTAACTACCGATAAAGTTTTAAGACCCAATACATCAGCTTTTACAAGACCAACTTTTTCACACATCTTAGCTTCATATTGAGTAACAGAGATGCGTTCTCCCATCCCCTTATCGTACATTTTAAGAGTTGGTAAGCGTTCAGAAGGAAGATCTAGGGTAGATGTAACAAAGGCAGACGCATGTCTTGAAAGACCTCGAACAATTCCGATTAATCTTTTAACCATATCAGCAACATCAGGATATGTATCAAAGAAGTTTTGAAGATGTTCATTAGTATCTAACTGACCTTTGTGATAATGCCCTTCTTGATCTTCATAACCATAAAGAAAGTCCTTTTCAGATATCCCCTGTGGTGAATCTGGAATAGTTTTACAAACTGAATCAATCTCAAAATCTTTACGATTTCTTCCATATAAAGCCCACATGGCATCTTTAATTGCATTCTTAGTTTTCATAGTAGAAAAAGTAGCAACTTGAGCAAAACCAGATCCATATGTTTCTTGCATATATCTCATTAAATATGGTCGCGCTGTTTTAGAAATGTCCATATCAATATCAGGCCATGAACCAGCGTTGATACGAGCGTGAGATAAGAATCTCTCAAATGGCAAATCCTTAGCTACAGGATCAACATGGATGATTTGAAGATAGTACGAAAGTAATGAACCACCTGCTGAACCCCTAGCGATATTTTGTAAAAAACCTTGATTTCTAGCGAATCTTCCAAAGTCTTCATACATTAAAAAATATGGTAAGAAATTCATTGCTTTATTGTTCATAACAACATCAATTTCTTTCATGAAACGTTCTTTATACTCAATAGTATCATTCCAACGACCATATTCTTTAATTTTCTCAAGTGTTAACATATAAGTTTGTTGATTATAATCAGATGTTTTTGATAGAATATGGTCTGGGATGGTGATTTTAGGTAAATGAAATTCAAATTCAATTTTTATATCACGTGCACCATCTAAGATAGATAATGAATTATTAACCCACTCTTTATACAAGAGTTCATTAAATTTATCTCCTAAATGAACTTTAAGTTCTTTATAAAGAGTATTAGAGGTTTTTGCATGATATGATTCTTGATAATATTTACCATCTTTATGGTTATTCTTACATAAGCAGTCCTGTAAAAGTTTGTCTTCCTTATTTAGAAAACAAGCGCCGGAAACCGGAATAGGTTTACCACCGTATTTAAGCATATCAAATAAGAAGTTATTATAAGCTTTTTGAAGATTATTTTCAGTAACAAAACAATTTTGATCAACTTTTTGAAAACCTATTTTCTTATCAAAAGAATGTGTTATATCTACAGGATTAAATTCTATAAAGAGATCGTCGCCTAAGTGATGATAAAGCAGTTGATAACGTTGTTCTGCAGATTCTTTTTGACCGTTACGTACTGCTTTTCCGATATAACCATCTATATCAGCAGTACCAAATTTAAGACCGTTGCGATATTCTAGTATCTGCTCAAATGAAACAACTGGTATTTCTTTTTTCTCATATTCAATACTGGTTTCCCACCCTATTGAAGCTAATTTCATTAAATTGAAATACCCTTCTTTTGATACAGCCCACGCATTAAGATGAAAATGCTCTTCATCTGATATATCCATTTTAAAATTAAGACCTACACCTGGAACACTAACTGTTTTAGAATTATCATTATTCTTAACATCATATAATGAGATTGCATAACCTTGATCAACAACAGAGAACCCAGGAATATTATTGTCGATGCACCAATTTGCCCACTCTTCTGGAGTTGGAACAGCGTCATACATAGAATATTGAGAATGTAGATGTAGTTGAGCAGGCTCTGGTAGTTTTTCTAAAACCTGTATATCATTAATATTAATCGATGGCTTATATATTGAAGCGCTCTCACCCAGCAATTCTGCTAGAAACACATCTAGTTCAATATTAGCTGAAATATCAGATAAGGCATCATGAGCTTGAATTTCAATATCAAAATGCTTGCATAATGTTTCTAATTTATTATTATCAGTTTTTAATTTACCCTTTAATGAGCGTGCTCTATAAAGTGTATCATGTACATCTAAATTAAATAATTGAAAAAAATCAGTATTTCGATTATATCTAGAAAAAAGCCCAGATACCATCTTTTTATCAAAACCCACATTATGTCCAGCAACACCAAATCTAACGCCGAAAGATCTAACGTAATTGATAAAATTCTCTAATAGTTGTTCTTGTGGTTGAAAGGTTTGCATCATCTCAATAGTGATACCATGTACGTTAATAGCCTCTTGAGCAATATTATTCCAATTTACTGGTTGACCATATTGCATGAAAGCTGGTTGTCGAACACCATTTATTACAGGAATGCAGGCTATTTGAACGACATCATTCTTATTTGCATCAAGCCCTGTTGTTTCCGTATCTATCCACAATAAATTCATCAGTACTCCTAAAATAAAAAATCCCAGGTTTATTTGACCTGGGATTCTATCTAACAAAGTTGTACTGTTCTAAATGTTAAAAAGCAAAGTCGAAATCAATTTGAGTATCAGTGGCATCCTCTGTATTTAATGCTAATGTTATCTCATAATTATAAATACCTTCTGCCGCTAGAGCACTCAAAACACCTGTTTTAAATGCATTCCAATATTTACCTTGTAAACGCAGCGTTGAAGGAGCATGGGTTACGCTTACAGTTACAGTAAATGTTTCCTTCCCTTGTGCTGCGGCAGCTGCTAAGCCAGCTGATAAAGTAGCATATGCTGCTCCTGGTGCAATACCTGTTCCTACATAAGCAACACCAGCATCATAAGCTGCTGTTAACGCGGTAGATAGTGCATAATCGGTTTTTAAGCTCATATTTTCTCCTCAAGTTAGTGATATAATTTACTTCTATTATACCACTAACCGATATTAAATCTTATTCGACTAAACCTGAAGTCGGATTAACCTCATTTGCACGAATTTTTTCAATTTGCTCTAGGAGGAACTGGATCTTTGCTTTCTCGTAATTTACAGCTGAATTATAACCAGCATTAAGATCTTTAGCAATCTGCTTAGCAGCATTAAGTTTATCATCATTCTTTTTCTCTTCTAAAAGATCTCTAATGGTTAATTCACATTGTGTTAATTTTTCCATTGCCTCATCTTCTGTAATATCTTGGTGATTTTCTACAAAAGAACTACTTAATACCTGATTTGTTTTCTTTGCCATAATATTCTCCTATTTATATTCGTACGTACCTTTTGGTGTTTTCTTAAATTCAATATCCTCTATTAAAGGCACATCATATGATATATCTTTTACCTTGTGATAAATTGAGACATAGAAAATAGCCATTGCTACGGCATCTACAATATCATATCTAAACTTTATTGGTTTACCAGTGTTTTGTGAAATAGAGTGATTAGGAAATCTAATATTCCATGTGTTCCATAATGCTTCTTGAGTCATTAATTTTTTGGCAGGCTCTTTACCCCATTTTAATTTTTGTTGTTTAGTTGGTTTAGTGCTTCCTGTTATAAATTTTTTCCATAATGAAATATTTAATATTTCATATGGTAATTTTCTTTTTCTAGATACAAACTGTATCATTGCGCGGTAAGCACAATTTTTATTTGCTCCTTGAGATGCAAACTTAGAGAAAAAATAATCTTCATGTGCTATATAATCAGGTTCATATGTATCTATTAGATTTTCTATAGCTGATGTAAATGAAATATATTCATCTCCAGTATAGTCTGCTGGTTCTACATCAATAAAACCCCATTGTTTAATATGGGCTACGTCTTTTATAATCTCTACGAAACACCAACCAGAATGATCAGCTGGATCAATTACTAAAATCTTCTTATTCATGTGAGAATTATACTATTGATTAAGAATCTTTCTTGACTTTTTTAGGTAATTTCTTATTTTTAGGAGTATGTTTTGCCCATTCATGAGGCATGCTTTTAGGTACTTCACCTCTATCAGCTGCTGCCCACATCCAACGTCTTTGAGCTTCTGATTTAAATGGTTTACCTAGATCTTCCTCTTCTTCTAAAAACCATTGACCATTTTCTCTCTTGTTTATGGTTTCTTTGGCTCGTCTTATTGTTTTGGGTTTTTTAGATTCTTGTGGTTTTTCAGCATTTTTTGCCTTCTCATGCGCCACACTCATAGGAGTTTTATAGCTAGATTCTTCAGTTGGTTTACGATCATGGAGGTTAACTGTACTCTTATGATTCCATTTTTTATCTTTTGCATCCCACACATGTGTTATACGTATTTTATTTGGTACCTTACGATGACCAAAAGTTCCATCTTCTTTAGGATATGCTACGTGTCTGGTTCCACGAGTTGTATCAAGAACATAAGCTTCACCATGATATGAACCTTTACGTTCTGGAGCACTTTCTGCTTTATTTATTTCCCATTGTCCAGTAGATTTATTTACATTTAAAGCTTCTCTAGCTTCACGCATTTTCATATCTTTAATATCATTATTTTTAACTTGTTCAGCTTGTTTAACTGGATTTTTCTTAGAAGCAGATGGCATACCAGGCATTTTAGGTGAAGTAGACATTCCTTTAATTCGTGGTTTAGTATCTGTTTTTAATGGTTTAATAGAGGGGAGAACATTACTCGAAGAAATCTTTTTCTTTAAGCTCTTTATAAGTTCTTCTAATTCTTCAATTTTATCATTTAAATCTTTCATATGATAATTATATCATACTTCTATCTCAACAATTGATGATATACCGCTCTTTTTCTCTACTCTAACAATATCAGTAAATAATGTCTTGGCTTCACTAGTATGATCTACTACAATAATTTGACGTTTTTTAGCAATAACTTGAAGTAAATCAATAACAATTTCACGCCCGATTGAATCTAAGCCATCAAATGGTTCATCTAATATGACTGGATTTAAAGCGATACCATATTGAGCTGCAAGAACATCTAGAATTGCAAAATCTAATGCTAAGGATAGAGATCTTAGTTCTCCTCCAGATAGGGATCCAATTGATCTACTTTTTCCGTTAATTACTAATTCTTCTGAGAATTTTGCAACAACAGTCTTATCGCTATTCATTTTATGTGTTTGAAGAGAATAGGTTGCACTAGGCCATATCAATTGAACATATTCAGAAACAGCGTCATTAAAAGAGGTGACAATAGAGTCCATGATATATGCAGGTGCACCGGTTGGAGCAAAAATAGTTGAACATAGTTTTACAGTATTTAATTCATCTTCTAAACATGTTTTCTCTGTTTTTATTTTAACTGCATCTTTTAAAACATCTTTAATCTTTAATTGCACATGTGAGTTATTAACTAACTGTGTTTGTAAGTTTTGCATATTTATGTTTCTAGTGATTAAACATCTATTATAGTCATTTATTTTTACTTGAGCATCATCATAGTCCTTAAAGTCTTTCTTCTTTTGCTCAATTAATTTAATTTCTAGATTCTTAACTTGTTGACGTTTTGTTAACTCTTGATCATATTTATTAATAAGCTTTAATGATTCACTCATGCGAATTTCAGCTTCCTCTATTAATTTATCATATTCTTCTTTTGCTTGTAGTTCTTGTGCACTAGTATCTTCTAAATGAAATAATTGTTTACCTCTTACAACTAGTGGTGTATTGCAATCTGGACAATTTGTATCGGCTTTTGGTTTATTGAATATAAAAGGGGTTTCAATTATCTTCTTATCTCTGCTATAATTATTCATAGCATTATTTCTATTTATTTCAGTTACAGAAAAATGATTATTAGCGTCTGATATTTTTACCTCTAAATCATGATACTTACTTAAATCAGGTTTAGGAATAGCTTGTAATTGAATTATGGCTTCTTTATAGTTATTAATTTCTTTTTGATGTTCTACAATAATAGATGATATATTATTCTCATCAACTAAAGACTCTTTATATATATCAACTTTCGACTGAAGATTTTTTAATTCATTTTCTTTTACTAAAATATCTTTTTCTAACTCTGAAATAATGTTTTTTGTCTGCTTATAGAAATCATTGAAAGTTGTCAGTTTCATAAGAGCTAATATAAAATCTTTCTTACCAGAATCATTTAAGAATATAAACTTTTGCTGAGTATTTTGAGCTGTATACATCGTAATAAGGAATTGCTCATATGAAAAACCTATTTTTTCTTCAAATTCCTCTTGTGTTATGCTTACTATATTGCCATCTATATAATATTCAACTGATGTTGGTCTACATCTTTTTACAGAGTATATATGGTTATTTGCTCTAATATTTACTTTACAATAACCTTCTTTTGCTCCTTTACGGAGTATTTCTGATTTAGTTATTTTACGCGGTATTTTTTCGTAGATAGCAAAAGAAATAGCATTAAAAATAGCACTTTTACCAGCGCCATTAGCTCTATTATCATCTAAGTTCCAACCTTCATATAATATAAGACCATCTGATCCAAATTCTTGCGATATATCTCCAATACTTAAAATATTATGTATATCAACGCTTAATATTTCCATAAATAAAAACCCCTCTAAGAGAATCCTAGAGGGGTTATACCTATTATTTTTAAAGAGTTAGTTAGTATTGCATTCCGTTACTACGACGCATCATATACGAGGGATTCATTTTTTCAAGAATTTTCGCTCTAATATCCTTATCTACATTATCAAGAGTCCACTCGGTTTCTTTTTTACCATCAGTCTTAATTTTAATCTTAATATCGTATTCTGACATTAATGGACAGTGAGGAGTTTTGTAAGATAGTTCGATAGTTAGTCCGAAAAATTCAATGTTTTCTTTTTCTTGAGTAAAGCCAGCTAAAGTTTTACCACAGGTTAAATTAACCACCTCATCAGCAAACCCTTTATCTACACAATCTTGACCTTCACACCAGTATTCATTTTCAAATAAATCCCTATATTGTTCAAAAGTTAATTTACCATTTGTTCTAGCTGTAGCTTGTCTATCCATTCTTTCAATACGTCTTAACCAATAATTATAACGTGAATCTAACTGCGATACCTTATCCCCAAATTCACCCATAAAACCACCACTGGCTTTATGAGCCATTAATGTACCAGAAGGTGTAATCAGTCTTTCACCTAATGCTTGAACGGTTTGAAATCCCATAGATGCAGAAAGTAATGTAACAGTCTTAACTTCTCTATTTTGTGATAACATGAAGTCAATCATTTCTAATCCTGCCCAAATACTTCCACCAGGAGTATCAAGAACAAAATATATAGGATCTTTTCTTTCGGTTACCATATATGGAATTAACGGTGTATTCACTACATTTAATAAATCTTGTTTAACCTGTGAAGTAGTTGCATATGTTACCGCAGATTTCAACGATATCATATTATGTTTCTCTAGTACCACTGTCTTACCAAAGGTAGTAAAAGATAACATTAACATTGTTAATACTAATAATAATTTTCTCATGCTCTCTCCTCTTATTGGGCTTCAGGTGGTGTAGTTCTAGTACACAATTCACCTTGCTCGTTATAATATACCCATCTCATTTCTAACATTGTTTCTAAACTATATATACCAGAGGCAACCATTTTAGGAACTTCAACACTCCAATAATATTCTAGTTTACGATCATTGATGATTTTCTTTTGATCTTGTTTATGCTTTACATTTCTATATTTATCAACGGTTTCATTAACTTGTGCATGTCCCGATAATCTAGGCATTTGACGTTTAAAATCACCACCACATTCACATGAATACGATTCTTTGGAACTATATTTAGTTTCTTCTTTATTACATTTATCACATTTATAGCGATATTTAGCCATTAAAACCTCAATCCTATTCCACCGCCAACAGCAAAATTATTAGCAAAGTTTGATTCTGTTTTCACATCAATAAAAACTGGTCCAAATACATCACGCGATATAGATGTGTAGTAATTATTGTTGGTTAGATATCCAACAGCTATACCAAAGCTACGTTTATTAATTTCTACGCTCTTCTTGCGTTTAAATTCTGATATAACTTGTTCTTTCTCTTTAATCTGTTTATCAAATTCTTGCTTTATTTTACTAACTCGTTGTTTATGAATAGTCATCCATTTGTTCTCAATGGATTTAACTTTACGATTAAACTCTTCTGTGATCTCTGTAGTTATCTGAGATATCTGTTCTGTTTCTGTTTTTTTATATGTTTTTTCAATAATAGTTCCATCTGGTTTTACAATTTTTAATGTTCCCTCATCAGTCTTTTTACGAAGTTCATGATTTTCTTGAGTTAAAGAGTGAACTTTACGATTAGATTCTTCTATCTTAGTTTTCATAGAAGTTTGAGTGGCATCAAATTTATCTACCATATCTTTAACTTGTTTAACATGCTCTTGTTGTTTTTTTTCAAGTTGTCGCTGATACTTCTGTTGCTCATCTATCCTAATACTTTTACTAGGGTAGCAGATTGCGCCTATACTAATGCCAATAATTAATATAAGTATCCACTGAATATACTTATTTTGCAATACTTTTTTCATATTACTGTCCTAAACCAGAATCTCCCATCATATCCTTAAATGCTTGTTTAGATAAAGCGAGTTGATTTTCTAATCCAGAATCTCTTGGGACAACTACAATACCACCTAATGTTGTTAATAACCCTGCAACTGATAAAGCATTAGCTATTGATACTCTAGCAACTTTAGCAGGTTCAATAATTCCAGCGATATATGGATCAACAATTTCGTGAGTATCTGCATTAAATATCTTATCATCTTGATCTTCTAGTAATTTTCTAATATCCTCTACATCTTCCCCACAGTTACTTAATAACAATCTATAAGGAGCGTGTAGTGCTTCCGCCATAATATCCCACGATTGTTTTTTATTCTCATGTTTACTTATAAGATCGATTAACTTACGATGAACAAAACATCCACCAGGAACAATACCCTCGGCGATGGCTGATCTAACTGCTTCTACAGCATCTTCAACACGTCCTTTTTTCTCTCTAACTTCTAAATCAGAAGCACCACCTACCCAAATAGTTGAAATACCACCAGTTAATTTACCAATAGCAGCTTTAACAAACATACGATCAAAATCTGAATGACAGGTTTTAGCTAATCCTTTTAATTCCTCAATTCTTGAATCAACAGCATCACTATCAGGATCTGATAGGATGAATGTCTCATACATTGTACTTCTTGCACTTTCAAAAGTACCAAAATCTTCTTCAGTAATATCTGCAATATCACCTGGATCAAAAACTCTCGCTCCAGTATAAGCCGCCATATCGCGGAGGAGCATCGATCTGGAATTAGGCATACCAGAGCGAGGTGTTTTGACCGGACAGATAGTCATACCGCCCTTTACATTACTAGCGATTTTATCCATCACAATATCAGAAAATTCATGTGCCATAATAATAAGTGGTGAACCATATAATTCAGTTCCTTCAATGGCTTCTTGCACAAAACCAAGTGGTTTTAAATCAGTAATACTGCCATCGTAAAGAAATACATAACCCATATCCATCTTACATTGTTGATTAGCATTGTCATTTATAAATAGAGGTCCAAGACGCCCAATCTCTCTAAGTCCACTTGTCACAATATAACCATCGATGGTTTCAACCCTCATCTGATTACCTTGAGCTTCCTCTAATAAAACTGTTCCATCTTCTCCTGCAGCTAATACAGCCTCAACAACAGCACCTGCAATTGTTTTATCACCATTGGCAGAAATAGTTGCCACATGTGTTAATTTATCTTTTGTATCAGCTTCTATAGCTATATCTTCAAGATATGGAACTATGACTTCTTTATATAAATCTAAAAGTTCTCTAATAACTCTTTGAGGATTGTATTTTGGATTCTTTGCAATAAAATCTTGACCAGCTTTAGCAATAGCTTCAGCTAACACAATAGCAGTTGTAGTACCATCTCCTGCATCTTTTGCCGTATTAATACAAATTTCTTTGGCTGCTTCAACAATAACATTTGCTTCAGCTTTATCAACACCGATAGATTTAGCAACAGTAACACCGTCTTTTGTTACTAATGGAGCCATACCATCTCTCTCTATAAGAACAGGTCGTCCACCTGGACCGAGAGTAGCACCAACAATTGCCGCCATTTTAGAAATAGTATCAGACACGATTTCATTAATCTTATCTTTATCAGCTATAATATTTTTAGCTTTTGTTTTTTCATAAATCATGTAACTCTCCGTTTATATATTGATCAACTAGTTTACCATAGCGTTTTAATTTTTTCATATTATGTTCAAAACCATAAAAACTATGCCCTAATTTTAAAGCTGCTCTAAGACCAGATTGAGTCCCCATCCATGGATCAAAAACTATAGATCCAGGAAGTGCATCTGTCATGCGAATTAATAATTCAGCTAAATCTAATGGGTAAGCTTCTTCTAAAGAACCAGTCTCTACTTTCCACGTATTACCTGGGCAAGAGATATCATCATCTATTTTAAGATACTCTTTAATCGGTAATCTGTCTAAATTCCATACATCTCCGTTGCAAAAATGTAATACATATTCATGAGAGTTAACTAAATTAACCTCTGATCTCTTACCTGGTAACCAAGATTTTTCTATTATGATATTATCAATATGATTAAAACCAGCATCTGTCATTATTTTAGCAACTTCAAAAGGACGTGATTTGCATTCAATTGGTGCATAACATATTAAAAAAACAATGCCATTCTGAACAACATTGTTTTTAAGTTTTTCTGCAATTTTTTTAAGGTTTTCTGATGAGTAACCATCTCTTTTACGAATAGGTACGCGACCAATACATATTTCTATAGCATTTGGCCATACAGCATATGAGTCTAATGGATCTCCAACTCCATTGGGATTTATTTTAACATTTGTGTTGAATATACTAGATAGATTGTCCATTTAGCTCCTCATGACAAATCTCGACTGCAATACAATTCTATCTAGTTATACCCATGTTTCTTTAAAATAAAAAAGTTATTATATTGTTATGTTTCTTGTAAGACTTCTTCTACTACATCAAAGTATGCTTTTTCAATAGCTTTATCAATATTAAGTTTTAAATCAGCTAAATTCATGTTAAAAAATACTTTAATATTGTATTTATCATACTCATCATCGCATGAATATAAATCTATTTGAGCAACAAACATCCATATATCTTTTGGAAAGAAACTAGGAATTGCATTTAGTCTACCCTCTGGAGATAGTTTTAAATCTTTCATGTTTATAGTTAGATCAACCATGATTGAACAATAGTTATACAAGAAATTTACAGGCGATCCATCGAGTGGCATCATGATACCACTCGTTGAAACTTTATTAACTTTATCACAGTTTTTAATAATATCTTTAAAGCTGTTTTTTATGTAATTAATCATAACTACTCTCCTGAAGAACCAAATCCTCCGGTGCCGCGATCTGTATCCTCAGATACCTCTTCAACTTCTGCCATATAATAATTAGATGAATAAGGATACATGATTAGTTGTGCTAGTTTTTGGCCTTTTTTAATATGAATTTTGGCAGGTGTTTTTGCAGTACATGGTAAACCAGTCACTTTATCTCTAATACTATGAAAATGACTATCTATTAAACAGGTACATATGACATGTGGAATACCACGATATGATTCATCAATAATACCAGCATACACTAGAAGTCCTTTACTACCTAATCCAGATTTAGATGTTATTTGTGCATACGTGCCTTCTGGTAGTTTCATTTTTATATTTAACGGATGTTTTGTCACATAACCAGCATGAATAGTAACATCTTCTGTAGCATACAAATCAAAACCGGCATCGGTTTTATGAGCTTTCATGGGTAATTTACCACCCTCTAAAATCTCAACTTCAATCCTATATTTATCATCAAATTTTTTCTGTTGTTCATCTTTAATTTTTTCTTGTTTATAAACCACATATTCTGTAGGTGCTTCCTCTAAAGAAGCTAATTGCATAATCTGATTTCTAATAAAATCCGGGTTGTCTTTAAGATCAGCAGAAGATACTAGATCTTTATATTCTTCTGCTAATTTATCTAATTCTTGTCGCGCGGTATCTGCATCATCTGCGTATTTATTAAAAATCTCATACTTCTTTTTTTCAAACTCATTAAATCTATCCATAATTTTCTCCCTGTTATTACATCAATTATACAAACAGAATACCAACTGTGTTTAAAAATACGTATAGTTATGTTCTACTTCTTTTTTAGTTGTCACGGGTAAAATAGCATTGCAAATCCCCGTCTTACCCTACCTAACCTATACTATATCTACCCTACCTATACCTAAGCACCGATGCACTTCGTGCATCGAAATTCGTTTTGTAAACAAAACGAAGGTAGGGTTAGGTAGTTTTTAGGAAGAAAGTTAGTGAGTTAACTTAGTTTCAAAGTTGATTAGAATTTTGAATATTCTATATAAAGATAATTCGAAAAAGGTATCTGCCTCAAAGAACGAAATAGTATTATGATTACAAGGTATGTTGGAGTCATCTATAAATTCTATAGTTGTATCATTTATTTTACGAATTACTTTATATTTTTTATAAGGTGTTATATTGAATTCAATTTTATATGGAGAGACTATAAAGTCTCCCACGTCAATTGAGAATCTCATCTTCTAATTCATCTAAGCAAACGTTAATATCGTCATCGCTTGGACCAGTCGGTAGATATTCATGCTTTGCTCTATTATCCCAGCGAACTCTATGATTTGAATCTGTTCTAGAATCAACATGCGTAAATGTATCATATCTTCCAAGACCATTAAAGGATTCGCATGCATCTGCAACTTCACTCTGTGTCATTCCTGATACTGTAATGTCCGTAGCTGTTCCTTCGCTGTGATATGTATCTGAATCTTCTTTAAATTCTTTACACTTTTCACAAATGTAAGCAGATTCTATTATTATTGGACAATCTAAATCATCTCGTAATTTTTGTAGTTTTCTTACATGATCCATGTCGATCTTTACTTCTTTACAGTGAGGACAGGAGCACTCAAATTCTGATTGCCAGAAGTTTTTAGTTAGTTGTCTTTTTTCACCCTTTTTAAATACTTGTAAATCCATGATTACTCCATGTAGAGTACAATACGCATGTACTTAAATATATTATATCATAGTAAAAGTTTAATAGTAAGTAGAATATAGATATGGACGGTCACAAATCATATTTACAAAGTATAGGAAACATCCCTCTTTTAACTTTAGAAGAGGAAATTAAATTGACTAAAAAGATAGCAAAGGGCGATCAAGATGCTAAAAATCGTCTAATAGAGGCAAATCTTAGACTTGTTGTTTCTATAGCAAAACGTTATAAAAACAAGGGTTTAGATCTTTTAGATTTAATTCAAGAAGGTAATCTTGGTCTGATTAAGGCTGCAGATAAATTCGAGTATCAGCGTGGATATAAGTTCTCCACATACGCTACATGGTGGATTCGTCAGGGAATTACACGGGCTATCACCGATAAAGGGAAAACAATAAGACTTCCAGCACATATGGTAGAGTCAATATATAAAGTTATTCAAACAGTTAAACAACTTACTAAAACATTAAATCATGAACCAAGTGATGCTGAAATAGCAAAAGAAATGAAATTATCAATTGATAAGATAAAGGAAATTAAGCAGGTATCACAACAAGTGATATCTTTAGAGACTAAAGTTAATGATGAAAATGATGATATGTTATTGAATTTAATAAAAGATGATAAAACATTAGCACCAGAAGATGCTGTAATTCGTAAATCAATAAATAACAATATAAGCGACATTGTTTCCTCTCTGTCACCTAGAGAAGAAAAGGTGTTAAGAATGGGATTTGGATTACTTCCGTAGCATAAGCCAAAAACAATAAGCCCAGCAAGAAATACTTAATACAATATCTATAATTGATATAACAGTCCCCATATCTTGTTTCTGTGGTTTTTTTGCTTCTTTTTCAATGATTTGAATCAATAGATCTTTTAATTCAGAGTTTTTTGTTTCTAGTTCTTTTTCTTTCTTCTTAGTTTCTTTTAATTCTTTTTTTACTTCTTTGGTTTCTTCTACAACCTTTTCTTTCTCAATCTCTACTTCTTTTTTAATTTTAGCGATTTCTTCTTCAATAGAAGAGATTATTTTTTCTTCATCTTCTATTAGAGGTTGTTCAGTGTTATCTGTATTTTCCATTTTTACTCCGTGATGATTATTTATGATACAATTACTTCATCTACTATTTCTTTGAAATACTCTATTCGTTGAAGTGCATGTCTTTTAAGCATACTACTCCCATTTGGTACATAATCAATTATAATACATTCAGTCTTATCTCCATAAATTCTTAATCCACGGCCTATCGCTTGTATTACAGGGCCTTTAGAGGCCATAAAATTAGCCATAATAAGTACATCTACTCTTCTAGTATCAGTTCCTTCGCCTACCTTACCACCAGTTCCTATAAGACAGTTAATTCGTCCCTCATTTAAATCTTTTACATATGATTGTGATTTGCTATCTTTACCTTGAGCAAACGGACAACCGATTTTTTTTGCAAGAGCTTCACCATGAGCAACCTCTGCAACGAGACATAATACATTTAATCCCTGATCTCTATAATTAGTTATATCTTCAATTATCTGTTTATTCATATATGGATCATTAAGTACGTTTGCTTTATAATTTTTTAACTTATTATCTTTAAAGTCTCCGCCTCTTGTATCTATATTTTTAGATATAAAAACCGGCTTAGCTAGATACTTATGTTCTACACCCCATTTAATATCTCTTTTGATTTTAACATCTCCACATCCAGCTGTGATCATTATGTCTTTTCCATCTGATCTATAGTCTGTCGCTGTAAGACCAAATATCTTACCTGTGTCACCTAGTGCACTAGCAATATCATAAAATGTATTAGCTGCTATATGATGAACTTCATCAAATATAATAAGTCCTAAGTTTTCTTCTTTAAATTCATCTAGATTGCGTACAATACTTGCTGCTATTCCTACTGTAATATCTGCTATTTTCTTTTTGCCACTTCCATATAATGCAACTTTATGTTCACCAAAAGCTTCTTGTAGTGATTCTATAAACTGTTTAGCAATGGATTCACCGGGAACAACAATCAATGTTTTCTTTTTAATTTCTTTAATGGCATATAGAGCAATAAGGCTTTTTCCCATACCAGTAGCTAAGTTTACAACCCCTCTGTAATGATTTTTCATTATATCTATAGCTTCTCTTTGATAATCTCTTGGATCAAAGGCTTTATTTTTCCATGGCAATGAAATAGTATCACCTGTATCTGTTCTTCTATCTTCAAAAGGTATACCAGAACGTTCTATATAATGAAAGAGACCAGAGGAAAATACCATATGCCCACCAGGCACTTCTTTCCACATCTTACCATTTGCCTCTTTTTCAAGATCTTTATATTGCTGTGTTTTTTTTAAGAAAGGATTTTTAGCCATTCTATTGAGTTGATATAGTTTTGACTTATCTTTAAAAGATAGTAGTTGCTCTAATGAACGACGTACAACTAATGATGGATTTTGCAGTAATATTAATTTATTAGTGATTATTGCTTTCATGTAGCTATTATACTTAATACGAGATAACATTAGGTATCATATAAGCATGGATAAAAAATGTATTGAGTGTGGCGAATTATTTAATGCCTATCGAAAGAATCATAATTTTTGTAGTAAGAAGTGTTCTAATAATAATTGGAAAAGAAGCAATTTAGAGCATGTACGTGAGAAAGAGAAGAAATATCGAGAAATACATAAAGAAAAACAAGCAGTAAATACAGCTAGATGGCGTGAAAATAATAAAGAACGCATCAAAATAAATAAACATCAGTATTATCTAAAGAATAAGAAGCGCTTCTTAGAACGTCGTAAAAATAATTTACAAGAGCGATTGAAACATTCATTGAGAAGTAGATTACATAGTGCAATTAAATATAATACTCATAAAGCTGGTTCTGCAGTTAAAGACTTAGGATGTACATTAGAGGAACTTAGAATACATCTAGAATCTAAATGGCAAGAGGGTATGAACTGGGATAATTATGGTTTACGCGGTTGGCATATAGATCATATTAAACCATTAGATGATTTTGATTTAGAAAAACGAGAAGAACTATTAAAAGCTTGTCATTATACTAATTTACAACCATTATGGGCGAAGGATAACCTAGCTAAAAACAATAAAGTATAAAATAATTATTGATAAACGTTTTAGGAGTTTTAATGAAAATCACTGATGAATTTACATGGTGGTTAGGGAAGAAGAAGGAATTCAACCTTAATGGCGAATACAGTATCGAACTAATCTGGATTGATAAGAAGAATAATTCAGCTAAAATCAAAATCACTAATTTAAAAACAAAAGAAATTGTCGAGACTACTACAGAATTGGAGTCTATCGATGATTAATAAGAAAACAGCAAAATTAATAATGGAGCGTTGGATAGCAGAATTACACACTAAAGATCGCACAGCTGGTAATATAGCTAATAACTTTGATGAACTATTTAGTGAATGGTATCACGCAGGTATTTCCTTTGAAGATGCTTATAATTTAGTTGAAGAGGCTTTAAAAGCACATTACCCATCTGCCTCTATCGCCAGAAGAACTTTCAAACTAAAGAAGCAAGAGTGGCATTTAGATAAAAGTGAAAAAGAATTTATAGATGATTGGAATAAAGGTATTAGAGATACTGGACTTCAAGTATTCTATAATTACTTTCAAATAGATGGTGAAACACCATCTCAACCCCAAGAAAAGAAAACATATGGCAGTATGTCTACAGGTGAATACCTAAAACAAAGAAAATACATGGATTCAATTCCAACACTGGATGTTGATTCATTGCCAGAGTTTAAACCAATATCAGAAGATATCTTTGATGATTTCCCAGAAATGAATGAAGACAATGACTGTGACGTTGATCTAGGGGAAATATAATATGACTGAATTAAATAAAGAATTACAAGAAGCTATCTTAAAGAATGCTGGAAAATTAACAAACTCGGACGCCGATATAGATGTTTCATTAGAAGAGATTGATAGTTTTGGTGATACAGACTCTATTAAAGAAATGTTTACTAGTATTAAACAATATAATAGAATGCTACAAGAAAAAATCACTTTTATTAATCCACATCTTACTAAAGCAATCCCCTTTACTAGAGAGAACTTATATTTATTATGCGCATATACGGGAAACGGTAAATCCACAATTGCCGCGAATATATCTTATCCATTATGGCAACAAGGTAAAAAAGTATTAGTTATCGCTAATGAAGAATCAAAATCTGATGTACTATTCAGAATAGCTTGTTTACATCTGGGATACAACTTTAATCAATATAAGAAAGGAAGCATGCCGGCACCTCAACAAAAAGAATGTGTCAGGCTTTTTCCTGAAATTTCAAAATATGTTAAGGTTCTAGATGTTGTATATAAAGATGGTCTTACGACAAAATTAGAAGGCATCATAAATGCACTAGAAGCTGTTCAGAATGCAGATTTTTCATGTTGCCTAATAGATTACTACCAGTTGATTGTAAACAGCGTAGAGGATCCATCTCGTGGTCGATACGATGTATTAAATAAGTTGAGAATTTACTTACAGAGATATATTAAGAAATCTAATATTCCGATAGTTTTATTTGCGCAATTGCACTCTATGGGTAAACGTTCAAATGTTGAACTCGATTCTCGTGTTAAAGAGTGTCCAGCTATTTTGGAAGCTGCTACAGTCGTTATTGAATGTGTACCTAATTTTGACCTTAAGAAAACTGATTTTGCTATTAAAAAAGATCGCTTTGGATTACAAGGAACAAAAATTGAATGCGGTTTTGAAAATGGTAAATTCGTTAACTATGATGAGGGTTTTAAAAATAAAGTAAAACAAGAGCAGGTAGATAAATTAGCAAAATCTGTTAGTGCAACGGAAAGGGATAATCCTTATGATGCTGTTATAGCCGCGCAACATACTAAATTAGATGAACTTACACAGGGAATAGATGATGATAGATGTAGAGAAATGGAAAAAGGAACAGAAGAGATTGCGAGAACTAGTGAAAACACTTGATAAAAAAACACCTATATCTGAATTACATAAATTTAATCTAGAACACCCAGGGACATTAACTACTTTTTGGAGATATTATTATATTTCGCAACCAAATTTTTGTGAATGGTTAGATTTTATGCGAAAAAAAGATCCAAAGTGGAATGAATATTATAAAAAATGGAGTAGCGAGCAACAAGTTAAACATAACAAATCAGACATAGTTGTTAATAAAGAAGAGGATAATTCAGAAAAAGAATTAACGATTAAAGAAAGAATAGCGCAGATAAGAGAGAAATATGGCAATATCAACTAAGCATTGTTTAATATGTAAAAGACCTAATGAGACACTACATTGGCATATTGATAAAGACACTGGGGAAATATGGGTGTGGTGTAATGGAACATGTCAGCGCGGCTATGGTATACATGATTACTGTAATAAAGCTGGTGTATCCTTAAAAGATTTCCTAAAGGGCAACTTTGATTTTAAAGAATCACAACCAAATACTGTTACAAAAATGGAATGGCCAACTAGTTTTATTCCTCTATCTGATCCACGTGCTAAAAAGGGTGTAGAGTATTTACAGAAACGTGGACTTAATACATCACATGATTTTTATTACGATATGAATTACGAGGGCATTGTCTTTCCTATGTATTTTTCAAGTGTTTTTGTAGGGTCACAAACCAGATTATTAACACCATGGATAAATCAAGACGGTGAAGAAACTAAAATAACAACATTACCTGGAACCCGCACAGGTCTGTTATTTTGGGGTTATAACGGTGAAACAATTATGACTCATATAAAGGGATTAATTGTTACAGAAGGCGCTCTCAATGCGGCAAGTATTCAACAGGCATTAAATACTCTATATGGTGGTTTTATTAGAAACCCTTGGAAAGTAATAGCAGCTTCTGGATCTGGTGCATCTCAACATCAACGCGAAGAACTTAAGAAGTTGAAAGACAAGGGTTACAAAATTATATGTGCATCTGATAATGATCAAGCTGGTTTAAAATGTTTTAAAAAATATGTTGAATTTGGAAGTTTAACCCACTATGCATTCTGTGATACTAAGGCTGACTGGAACGATGAATTGCAACGCCTAGGTGATATTGAATTTGCAAAATATTTTCTTAGTCGTGTAAAACCTGTTTAAGTATAATCCCTATATGGGTACAAAAGACGATATCTTAGATATGATAAATAAGAAGACAAAGCGAATTCAAGAAATTCGTGAACGAACTTCTAGATCAGCTAATTACAAAGATATTGTAATGTCTTTTTTTAAAAATATGGATAAGCATTATCATGATGCAGAATCAGCTAATGATTTAAAATGTAGATTTAAAAAAGAACTTCAGTTAATGTATTCTAGGATTAGAAGCATTCATCCTCATATTGGTATAAGTGCACAATGGAATACAGATGACGAAAATGTAGATTGGATACAATTACGAATAGCACGTGTTGTTATTAATACTCCACCGGATGTATCAAAAAAGTTAAATATTCCCGAGCAGATCATAATTGATGAATCAGATATATTATTAGAAATTTTAGGGATTTAGAACTCTATGTCTTTCGCTAGTATTCTTATGGGATTATCTTCGCATTGCCAATAATAAATATCAACTATTTTAGATAACCATTTATTAGTGTTGTATTTCTTTATTAAAATCTTATTACAAATCCAGAAATTAAAACGTAGAAGCCAGTTCTTTTGTTTGAATAGTCTTACAAACATCAGTTGCTTACCAGAAGTCTCTCTTTCCGGAGACATACAGCTAATAATATTCGCAAAAAAGAATATAGGAAAGAATAACCAACTAAGAGATTTCGTAAACCAATCTCCATTATATAACCAGAAAAACCAGTCTCTTGGGTGGAACTGCATATTTTTCCATTTAGGTGAATCTGGATTTTGATTGTCAAAGCGAAACTGATTATCTAATCCAAATTCTGCAATGTCCTTAGAAAAAGGTAAACCTACTAATTTACTAAATCTAGAAATTGCTGTAATATTATCGTGTGAAATCTTTCTCCTATCTTTTTCATAGAAGATATGAAAAGGATAGGATTCAAAAGCTCCACGATCATATAAACCTGGTAATTGTTTATTTCTTTCTTCTGACCATGTTTGTAGAAATAAGATTATTCTTTCAAATATATGAATATCCTCTTCTGTTAAAAGATCTTTTTCATATTTAAGTAAATAATAGACAACAAGGAACAGAATTCCATTTTCATTTCCTCTTTTTTGCCAAAAAGAAGGGATGGGTTCTAGTTCCATCCCATGTGATTTATTAATGAAGTTTAACATTATTCTTCTTTTATAGGTTTAGGATATTTATCTTTAATAGATTGGATTCTTTGTTTCCAAGCATCAAAATCGTGAAACTGCTCATCCATTTGGTCTTGGATAGAGCCATACTCTTTTTGTCTATTTTGATAGCATTCTTGTAATAGGAAATCATAATCTTGAGAAAGATCAATTATTTCTATTTCGTATTCAGTAGGATGAAGATATAGGATTTGAGTTTCATTTTCTCCAATTACTTCTTCTTTTGTTTCAACTCCTTCTAGATGCTCTGGAAGCCAGCGCTCGGATTTACCCCAAGCCCCACTATTAATATTTTGATCTAGCCATGTTTGATCTACTTCATTCACTATTCTATTATCAATAATAGAAGAGTCACTAACTTTTGTTACTAATATTCTTTTCATCTATTACTCCACTGTCATTGAGATTGAGTTTGATGCTGAGGAACTGTTAAGCGTGAATGATACACTAGAGAAGAACTGCACTTGGATTTCATCCCCTGCTACCACTGGGATATTCTCCAGAACCCCCTGAAAAGAAGATTGTACATTGAATGTAGCAGCATTACGAACTATAAAGAAAGCTTCATATTGAACTGAATTTATGTAAAGTCTTGCTAATATAAGTTCGGTACTAGTAAGTGTAACAGCAGCGTTGGGAGATATTTTAACATGTGTTCTTAATACCCCATTTTTCTTGACTGTCATAGTTGAAGTTGAACTATCCCAAGCATTGTGTGTATCAATTACTTGCCCAGTGAATGTTGTAAGTGCTGCCTCTGTTGTGAATGTCCCACTTGTTGCAGTGTACTTGAGTCTTTGTACTGCTTCCTTAACAAAGTTAGGAGATGATGAGTTTGATTTTTTAACGGATAAGAAGGTATACAGTTCTGAACCCCCTATTATAGAGTAGGTCCCATCAACATTGTTCCTAGTGTACAATTCTATGTAATCCCCTCTATTTAGAGGGTAGTTATCTACAGACACATTAGGAGTAACTTGAAGTCCTGTAGCCTCTGCTACTGAACTTACTAACTTAGGGGAGCCATTGACATACACTAGACATTGAGATGTACCTCCTGCTGCATTTGCCAAATTAACTTGTCCCTTGAGGTCATATAGTCCTGACTCTAATATATCTATTCTATTGCTTGCCGAATTAAAAGCTCCGGCCCCATTATATATTTCAGAGTCTATTAGCACTTTAACCTGAGAAGTATCCCCAGTCACTGCTTGGGTTGATGACAGCTTTACAGTTGCTCCAATATTACGCCCACTATACATAGTTGCAAGTTGCTGCTGAGATTGCCAGCCTGCAATTGGGATTGAGGCTTCAATAGACAGTCTAACGTTGCTTACACTAAAGTTGTATGTAGATGTGCTTTGCAAAATTGAAGTGGCAGATGTTGAGTCATGTAGCCCTATTGCCAACTTATTTGTAGATGTCCCATGTCTTACGGTTACAGGGATTGCAGTTCCAGTCCCAAGGGATATAAGACCTGTGCCATATACTTGTGGTGTCCCACTTATAGTTATATCAGTATTGACATTTAGACCATCTGGTAGCGTTAAGTAATACGCACCTGAACCAGCCGTTCCAGATACAGTCTGCGAAAATGTGTACGCTATTTCTAAGTTTGATCCTACCCTTCTTTTAAATGCTTGTGATGTAACGGTTCCTTGTGTTGGGTTAGTAGTTGAGCCTGTCCACTCAGGAGTAAACTCTTCCCACTCAGAAATAAAAGCACCTTGTGCAGCAGGCTCTTGGTTGAAGACTCGTACCTCGTCAAGATCAAAAGTATATCCATTTGTGTTAGAATTATTGACTTCAAACTGAAGGTAAAACTCACCCTCACTTCCACCGCCTCCATTTACAGGAATTTGTAGTCTATATCTATTCCCCTCATACCAATTAGTAACCCCATCAATGGTAGCAATTGCTGGGTAATAAGTTGTACTGTACTCACTAGAGTAAAGTCCAATTTTTATATCTTCATCAATATATCCTGATGATGTCTTCAATGCAAATGTTGTTTCAATAATTTGCCCACCATCACCATTTACTGTAAATGGACCCGCTCTAACATAATCTCCTGATTCATCTGAAGCAGCCTTAGTAATTCGTAAGGATCCTGCACCTCTATATTGTCCAGATGTAATTCTAGTTATAGCAAGATTAGTATTATCTGTACTTGTCCAATCTGAAAGATCTGCTTCAAAAGTGCCATTTGTTATGTAGTTAAATAATCCATCTCCACTTCCGGTTCCACCTCCCCCTTCATATTGATAAATATCTGTATTCTCAACATTTTGAACATCAGCACCAACAGTTGAGATAATATATTCACCAAGTGCTGTTCCATTCTTCATTGGAACAGTCTCTGCTAACGCTAGAGCCTTTGTTGTCTGATCTGTACCTAAACTTAATAATAAATCACCGTTATTATCTATAAATACAATCATTTTCTTAAATCTATCATTAGCTATTGTCAAAAGTTCAGGACTACCAGAACTTACCGTAATATTACTTCCAGATGCAGCAGGTAATGTTACTGTTCCACTAGTAAATGTAGGAATTGCACCATTGATTGGTTGAATAGTTTTATTTGTACCATCAGCTAATGTTTTTCTTATATTCTCAATAGCAATTACTCTATCTAAAGATTCTGTAACACCATCTTGATACACCCTTATTTCAAAACCTGTATCACCATCAGCGCCATCAGTTTTTGCACCAATAGTAGAACTTTGAACAGTAAAACGACCATCTCCATTGTCATTTCCAGCTTCAAATTTACTATCTGCGATAATAGCAGTATAAGTCGCAGTACCAACTTGTGCACGTGTCATTCCAGTGGTAATTGTAGTAATTTCTATTGCTCTACTTGCAGCACTTGCTCCAGCGGGTATAGTTGATCCGCTATTATCGACATCATACCAGAATGCCACAGAACCAACATCATCTTGCAGTATAAAGTATTTTTGATCTAATGAAGCATCATTATCAGCTATAGCAATAATCTCTGTTATCTCTTTGACACCGGATGTACCATTTTGTTTTAATTTTAAAGGCGGTGCTGTATCGCTTTGTATATCAATTATATTTGCTGCATTCTTATCTGTTTCAGATTGTAGTCTTAAATCTTCTGTAGCTTGATCTCTTAAACCATTATCTAAATTAGAAATACTAGTAGTTAAAGAATCACCACTTGTTACAAAGTTCTCATCACATGTTGAATAATTTGGTGCCGAATCTGCCGTACCAGTTGATCCTATAAAAGATAGAGTTTGGTCCGAAGAAGTTTGATCGATAGTCATAGATTGACCATTCACCAACTTATCGCAGTTATGTCCTACAATAACATCACTACCAATTCTTCTTGCAATTACTACAATATTATTATTGTAGTCTGTAGCAGATATTGAATCATATTGAGCTTTATTAACAGTTAAATTAGATACACCGACGCCAGTTCTATTTACGTTTACATAAAGTACATCACCATCTGCTATAGAACCTTGACTACCCGCTTGAATAGTATTTCTTGTATTAGCTAGATTAGGAATCTGTATATATGCATCAGCACTCCATGTCAATGTAGTAGTGCTTAAATTCCAAGACCAAGTTCCACCTTGAATCAATTTCATGTTATTGTTTTGTTTTACAATTGTTTCAAGGTAATTTAAACCAGAGGTTGTTCCCACTGATGCACGATGACTATTCCATAACCATACATCTGTAGTAGACAATCTTAATGCAAAAATGAAGATATTCTCACTTACAGGTACAGAATCTATATTTGCTATAGTTAATCCACTTAGATCATTAATACTCATTGAGTTATTACGATCTATCTCGAAATAAGCTGCTTGATTTACCGCTAACACTAATGGAGAACCTGTTATTAAATCTATAGTTTCAAGATAATTTTCAGATCCAGGGACTACAACATTTAGAGAAGCAGTGCCGCTTGCATATGTAAAGCTTATTTCTTGATTAGCTCCATTTGTAGTATTTGTTACCGAATCATATAATTCCTCTAATTGTATAGTCTTATCTTGAGCTTTATCAGCCATCATAGCCGTTAAACGAGATATTCTATCTGTTAGATTATCGGTAATAGAAGAATTATAGTTTACCATACCATTTAATGTATTATTGTATGAAGTTGGCATACTATATAATGGATATGTTTGATTCAGGTTATCCATACCAATAAATAACTGAATATTTTGAGTCTCTACCTCTCCTACATATTTGATTTCACCTTGGGTTAATTTAGCTTGTCCAATCTCTGTTCTAACATTAATTTTAGGTAAAGTTGCTGTACCCACAGTTTCATTACCTAATGCTGAACTAACTGGAATTGTAAAGGTTGTATTACCATCTACAAAAATAGTATGTGTACCATCATAGTTTACAGTACCAGTTACAATAATTTTTTGGTCTGTTTCAAAACCATGATTTGCTGATTCTAATACAATAGAACCAGGAGAACTAACTCGCTGTGCTGTAGTTATTGTTGCATAATAGCCATTAACACTTGCTTCATCAATTGTACTAGTGGCTCTTATATAGAATACATCTGCTGATTCAACCTCTACTGTATAAGTACCATTATAATTAGTAGAACCAGAAATTGTTATCTGCTGTTTATCTGTTAAACCGTGTGCGACTAAATCGCATTTAGCAGTTTCCCCATCTCCCTCACTGACATTAAAAGTCAGCGTGGTTGTTGTAATATCTGAGATAGTCTGTATAGTATCAGATCTCATGGCTAGCCAGTAATAGTTACCACCAGAAGCAACTATGGCTGCGTCATTTCTATTTCCAACCTTAATGTCACTTCCTGAATATATACCCTTGCAATATATGCCTCTTCTGGTTTCAGTAACACCTGCATAATTACCACTTAATGTAATAGATTGAGCGAGTGCAGCAGTTGTTGGAACACCTCCACCACCTGTTGATGACCAAAATTGTTCTACACGAAGATAAAGCGGATCAATATCTGATTTCTTCTTAATCCAATCACCGACTGTTAAATTCTCAAATGCACTTAATTGACCATTTATGTAATTAACACCATTAATCCAATCCACATCAAGATCATTAGTGTTTAAAGGTTCGTTTCTTTCAAGTTCAATATATGCTATCTGCTCATTTAATAAGTCTTCACTGTCAGGACCTCTGATGATGTAGTCACGTGTATCGTGAGCACTTTTATATACAATATCTTCTGACCATAAAACACGTCCTGCTACCGAATCACTATGTGTCCATGTTCCTTTAGAATATATCGTTGAACAAAGAGAATCTACAAACATAGATACTAAATTATAAGTACTAACATCTTCATACCAGAATGTCGTACCACCTAATTCAGCAATCTTAGTCATGATAGCATCCATCCACTCTTTCAATGTATAGATATTTTTATCACCACCTTGAAATGGATTTGGTGCCAATCCATTCGTCATTGTTGTCGCTGGTTCACTTCTAGAGTACGTTGAAGATGGTAATTCACGAAAATTATAACGACTGTATGGGTCTTCTGTAATACCACCGGTACCAAGTCTAAACATTAAATCTCTAGCGTCCGTAATAGATGATATAAAATTAACCCCCACTACTACTTTTGCAATTGGAATAGTATTTGCTGGAAAAGCTGAATTAGAAACACCAATTTCTGCTATAAGCGTTGACTCAGTATTAACATCTTGTGTGAATTCTCCACCAAGTCCACCTTCCTTATCTGGATCCCAAAAAGATCTTGTATCGCTTGATGTATCTGTTGTACTTAATGTTAAATAAACATAATTTGTAGAATTTTTTCTAAGTTCAGGAATTAATGGTTGAGCTAATGTGTTACCCTCTTCTAATCCATGAAAGAAAGGACCTGCCGAAGAACCTGGATATAAAACAACTGAATCTGCAACTTTCACAGAAATACCAGTTGTTCCTATACTTTGATCTGGATCAATTACTTCAAATCCGCGTAAAATATACGGTCTTTCATCATCAATTAGAGATTTAATGAAAAACTTAAAATCACCCGCTGTATATGAATCTATCGATAGTAGATCAGGAAGGTCTAGCCTTTCAGCACTTGATACTAATAATCGCCCTAATACTGCCATATTTATCACCCTTATAAAATAAGTTTACCTTTATAATTATACCTTAAATATACTTGATATTAGCTATTTCTATTAGAAGCTTCCCAATAAGTATCTTCTGGATCGACACCGCTTCGGTATACATCGACAGTAGCATAATATTGAGTTGGATATCTAACTAAAAAGTTAAGAAAAATGCCTACAGATTTAATTTCTTCCATTAATTCTTGAAGTACTTCTCTAGCTGCTGCTGGATCTGTAATATATGGAGCACGCTCAGTACCTAAACCACCGAATTGAATACCGCCGCGTCTTCGTATCATTGTAACTGAATCATTAATAGGGTGATTATAGTTAAATATATAAGCTGGATCTATACTTATTACTGTATCTGATGGTTTAAAAAAGTATCTCACTGGTCCTTCTTCGCGTTCAGTACCAAAACCAAATATCAATCGTCCTTCTTCATCCGGTATATCATTCGCATCTACTTGTATGTTTCTGACAGTGACCCCTGCTTGAATTGCAGTTGTTAAGTTGGTTGTGTATGACGATAAAACATATGCTGCATTTGTATCCCATAAATACGGACCTTCAGTATCTGGCTTTAATGTTGATGTTCGTGATATTATTTTAGTACCAGCAACCTTTAATCCTATTCTTTCTATCCTACTTGTTCCACCGGTTACAGAACCATCATCCCCTGGAGACCTGCATACAAAAGACGTAGGACTTATTATTTCAGTTACCTTCCATGTTCCATTAGCAGATACAATTAAAGCACCAATAGTGCCTTCAATAATAGCATATTCATCTACACTTAAACCGTGAGCAGTACTTGATACTACTGTTAAATCATGAGATAAGCGTGTTGCACTAACTAAATTTACTTTATTTAAATCTGCTAATTCTGGCAAATTTGGAGTAATTCCAAGAAGTGTGTTTCCTGATTTACTAGTATAACTATATTTTTGTTGATTACCGATTAATCTACTAAAGAAATCATGATTAGAAATACTTGTATCTGCTAATTCCATTATTACTCTTTGTTCCATCTCCATCATGAATTGACCAGAATCTGGAAAATTACTTGCATCATCAATGGTTAATGATGTATCACTATCTCTAACTGTCATTAAAGATATCTCACCATTTATATGGGCAGCTCCTTTTCTATTTCTTTTAACAATCGGTGGAGAAGGTGGTAATTCTACAATGATTTCTCCAGGGGATACTTCCCACGTTAATGCTCTTCTACTTTGACGCCATATATTAGCAGTATATGCTTGCATAAATCTTAAATCTGTATTACTGGTCTGTGTTTCAACACCAACAGTTGCAAATACATTATTAAATGAGAAAGCATTATTGCTAAGATCTACATTAGTTATTTCAAATGTACCTAAATTACTAGGTAAATTAATTAATACAATGTCACCAACCTGAATATGTGATAAATTTGGATCTATTCCGCTAGAGTAAGTAAAAGTAGTTGTTTCACCTACTTTAGTAACATTCCATACTGTATTTGAACCAGTACCAGCTAACTCATTAAACCCATCAAAACGCAATCCTATATTTGCTAATCCACCGGTTTGTGTTATGGATCCCTTTGACCCTATAGTATTAGTGAAAATTCTTATATGTGTACGTTTTGTCAGAGAGTCGTCATATGCGACAGCATAACTATATCTAGTTTGTCTATTTATAGCAGCAACTACTTCATCAGCAGTTGCATTACCTATATCAACAAACTCATTTGTTGAAAATTCTATACGTTCATTATTGTATTTATCGACTTCATACTCTAACGACCACTCGTCTTCTAGAATAAATGGTTCATACGCAGTTGTTTGAATAAAAGATGTAGTAGCATCCTTTAAGAAAAATAAATCTAATAATTTATCAAATATTAATTTAACCTGTTTTGGTTGATAACTCATAATAGGAATAAATTTTCTGAAATCAGGGTCATCCATACCTATAAAACGCGGTCTTTGAACATTATCGCGCGTACCAAGTCTATCAATATAAGGACGTGTCGCAGTCTTTATAAAGAATTGCTTACGCACATTTTCAATCAATTCAGCTATATCCTGATCGCTATTACCGATAGCACTTATTAATGCAGACCATATGGGGTTATTTTCACTATCATATGCCCTAGGAAGCTGTTTATGAAGACTATCTACTTTATTATGAGCCATGATTATCCTTATTAAGCAATACTTACATCTGATGATTGAATAAATGCTTTTTCATTACTTGCGATTGATATACGTTCTGTATCAGCAGTTGGTGTTACAAAAGTTACTGCTGCTACACCATCTATTGCCATCACTCTAACTATAATATCTGACATAATAACATCATCTCCAACACCGAGAGTATTAATATGATTAATTACTGCTGATTTAATTTCATTAGTGATTTCACTTAAGTTAACACCATTTTTAGTAGTTACATCTAAGATAATAGTTGTTCTTCTAATGAGTGGAGGTAGTGTCTCAATTATGCTTCCAACGGCTTTTCTACCAGGATAACTTGCCTCATCAGGTTCATAACCATCAACAGTTCTTTGTATTGTTCTTAATAAACCTGTATAATATAGGTATCCATCAACACCAGTTACAACTTCGGTATCAAAACCTATTTTATTGTAGGTGGTAATAGAGGTACCATTTGTCTCACTCCACTTGTAAGATCTATTACCTGGAGTTAAATAAACAATTCGTTTATTAGAATCATATGAATCAAGAGCGATATGTGCAACCTGTTTTACAGATATAAATTTATTATCATCTCCTTCATTAATATATAAGAACGCATTTGCAACACTCATGAGTCTATTAGATTCAGCGGTACCAGAAGCATTAGTTACTCTAACAAAAGGTTTATAAGTGCTACTATCTGTACCAATCTGCTCTATATCAAAAGTTCCAGTATTGTTAGAAGAGAACCAATTAGGATCTGAATTATTAGATACATAGAGCGTATCATTTACTCTAACTGTATCACCTTCAAAAATTCTAATATCTGTAATTCTATCTAAAATCTTACCATTATTAACATCATTTAATTGATCAAATGCCACACCAACAGATGTAGAACTAGTTCCTTGATATAATCCACCTAATGTTATAGAAGTTGCTGTACTAAAATTACCAGTATCACTTCCAATAACTTGTAAGTAATATGTATCATTGTCATCACGTTTTTTAACCCAATCACCAATAGATAAATTGCGAAAATTACCAGCAGAACCAGTTATAGTGTTTGCATTTGCTGTCCATATTACAGCAGTATCTTCATCATTAAAACTAACTATTGTATCAATTTCTTCCAATGTATTTCCATCTTGAAAAATAATAGCATCATTCTCAACTGCAAATATACGAAATTCACCGTTATTATAACTCTGGAAAGTATCACCACTCAAGACAATTATATCTTCCACTGCAACACCACAGTCAGCAAAATTAGGAGAATCTCCTGCTGCAACCTTTAATCTCAGCATGCTATTATATCCAAGATCTTCTAAAACATATTGTGTTCGTGTTGTTCCGGCTTTTAGTAGATAACCACCTGTGTATGTTGCATCGCCAACTGCTGTTGCATAACGAATAATAAATGGTGAATCTACTTGAGTAACCAATCCTGTACTAGGGGTGGCTGTATTATTTGTTAAACTAAACGAATCTCCTACATTTAAGTTATGTTGATCGGAGAATGTAGCAACTGCAGTACCGCCTGTAACAACAATTTGTTGTACCCATGTAGGAGCTGTGTGCGGTAATTTCCATTCAATCATTGGTGTAGGATACACCTTAACGTTTCCTGTTCCAATTGCTGTTGCTGTCATAGCAACACCGTATGGATTCACAACATCAAAATAATTTGAAGTATTATTAACAGCGATAATAGGTAATCCGCTAATACTATCATCACCAGCAGTACCTACAGTATTAGTACTACTCCAACCACTAAAAGTTCCATATGCAGTGACCACATCTCCTACATTAACATTAATTAATGATTCTATAGGGACACCAGCTATTGAATGTGTCCATCTCCAAATAGTTCCTGCAGTAACACCATAAGTAGCTGATACATCACTAATTGTAATAGTTGTAGCAGAAGTAAAATTAGTTGTCTTTGGGTTATATCTATATTCAAAAGTTGTACTTGATATCTCAACCACGTCTACTGAATCAGTACTACTTAATCTATTATAGCGTCTAGCATTACCATCGTTTTGTAATATAACATGGCTACCTGTACTAATAGTGTCTGGAAAAGATGGAATTTTGACAGATAAGTAGTCTGTACCACTTACAGTGCTCACATCCGAATCAGCGAATATATGAAATTCTGCATTATTAGCACGTCCACCAACGATTTCAATACCGCCAGAAGATCCAAGTTCTTCTGACTTAATTTGTATTTTTTTACCAGCATCACTATAATTAATATCGGCAACAATATCCAACTGTGATAATGCCTTATGAGACATATGATGATTTAAATTATCTAAGGTGATAGGAATTAATTTAAATAATTCACCAGCATCTGTTTCATTATATACTAATGTTGTATCCATACGATAAACACTTGCGTCTGGTGAGGCAGTTGGTAACACCAATGGCACCTTAAGATCAAAATTATATGCAGGCGCTACATCATTTCTAAAGGTTTCAATCCAATTATGACTATCATAAAATTGTATATACTCATCTACGCCGACATTTAATCCATATGCAACACTACCACCAGAACTTGTTTCTTCTATTGTTGCAGAATAGATATCACCACTTACAATTTCTATAGCGGTTAATACATTACTTGTAACTATAGTATCAGCTATATCAGATGTTGATGTTCCAGTTATAGGAAAAATGTTGATTGATGCAGGAATATTAATCGTTTCATAAGCTACTGTAACACCTTGAGTTTGAGTTGCAATATTCCATGCATTACCTAAGTTTCCATTAGCAGCATCAGTAACTGCACCAGTATTCACATCTGTACAATCTATTATTCCAGTACCGGTTGTTGGACAATTAAAATCAGCTAAAGTATTTAATGTTGTTGCTAATGTATCACCAACTTGTGCAGCAGTAACTACACCTGAAATATCAACTCTTTGGAGTGTTCTTCCTCCAGCTGCCGGTATCGTAGCATTAGCACCAGTTGTATCCATATAAACCCTATATAGGGAACCCGATTGAGCAGTTATATCAAAATATTCTCCATCATTAGTATTAGCTAAAGAATCAGCTGTTATGCGTGTTATCTCTGCAACACCAACTACTGTAGCAGCACCACTTGGATTATAAACATCAACTGTATAACTTGCTGGAACAAAAGCTTTAATTTTAAATGATCCGCTGTTAGCGGCAGAAAATCCACAATCAGAGCCTATTGCTAATACATCATTTGTAACTACATCACCAAGTGTTACTGAACTTGGAAAAGTATATCTAAAATTATTACCACCGAGATTAGTGATTACAACGTTATCACCTGCTTGAAAATTAGATGTACGTGAAGCACCTGATCCAAAAGTATATGTTACCAATGTATATTCAGGGGTATTTGTATGTAGTATAGCTGCACTTCTATTAGGTACTAATGGATGAACAATTTGAAATCTGAAATTATCACCTACTGGACCGTACTGTGTATTTCGTATCATCAGCGTAGGTTCATTACCTACACCTGTATAACCACCGCTAATATACCAATTTCGTGCTTTAAACCATACAGCGTAATCATTAAAGTTAGTTCCTCTAACATCAGGATCTGTACTCCATACGCTTAATGTACTAAAATCAACATTAGCGTCATTTTCATAGTCATCCGCAGAAAAAGATGTTGCTGTTGGAATCGCGCCTGAACCAGTACCAAGACCGTCAGAGCCAGAATTAACTCTACCGGTTCTAGAGAATCTCATATCAACTGTTTTAGCAATTGAATCATTATCCATGATAATAACCATATTATCTTCTGACGATATTTCAAAACCTTTTACTATTTGATATTCATCACCGGTGTTGTAATCCATTAATGTTTTTGGAAGTATATCTTGACTTGTTCTCACACTTTCAGCACCAGGAGTAGAGTCAATCGATCTTATTCCACGAAACAGATGTTTATTATTACCTGTAGAAATTGATATAAAATCATTAAATGTTGCTTTATTATCAATACCTACACCACTACTATCTTCTAAAATTTCACCGTATGTTGGATTAGAATAAGGTGTATGTGGATTAGTTAGAGCACCTTTTAAATCGGTATATGTAAAGCGATCTAAATATGTACTAACAGGTGTGGTTCTAACAAAAATTGATAAAGCATCTTTAACAGGCTGTTTATTCGCTATATGTGATTGATTACCTGTTTGTTCATCACCTCCAGTTGGAAAAACTGCTGTAGCAGCAGCAATTGATACTGGTATAGCTATACTTCCATTTTCTTCTGTAGATGAAGTTATTCTTATAGAATTAGTTCTATAAACAGAGGCTACAATGTTATGTATGTTATCATTTAGTGTGTCTACTATATTAGTTAATTCAGCAGCCGCTGGAGTTGTTGTCATACTACTTCTCCATATCTGTGGATAAGTATCTGAGTAAAAACATTGAATATCTAATGAGTCTAATACAGTATAACTTCCAACCACCATACCAGTTGCTGTATAATTAATAACCTCTACATAAGTATCTACACCAGCAGATGTATGATTACCTTTACGGATAATTTGAAATAAGCCACAACTATACTCATCAATCCAATCTTCAACTCCAGTATGAGCAACATGTCCTCTATTAGTTATATAAATATAATCATGTGGTTGTACGTGTTGAAAAGCAGATGCAACGCTAGACATGATTCTCATAACATTACCACCCTGATCAGACAATGTAATACTACTTGATACTGTCACACTCATTGGACGAGCATATACTCTATCTGCATCCACACAAATAATTAATGTAGCTTCACGATCGTTGCCATCATCAGCAATATTAAAAGTACCAGAGGTACTAACATTAGAAATTACAGCACCTTTAGTATCTTCTGAGCCAGCAGTTATATTATCACCAGCTTCGATATCTGTTAGTATTTGAATTGCACCGTTTTGCCTATTTATTTTAAAATCTGAATCTTGACCAGTAGACTCCAAATCTGTTCCTAAAAAAATCTTATTGACCCACGAACCGCCAAGTATTTCTAAGGACGAAGATGATCCTTCGCGATTCGATGTTAATACTAATTTATTAGCTGTAGTATAGGTAGCAGTTATGCCAGCAAACTTATTATTAAATGCATCCACATAATCACTTAATTGCAATGACGCAAAGGTTTTACCACCAAAATCGGTAGTAGTAAAGGTTTGATCTTGTGCTGGTGTTCCATCAACTGATATAATAAGATTACCAGCAGATGTAATACTCCATGAGGAAAATGGTATAGATGTTAATGAAGCTGCTTTTTCTTTTTCAGTTAATAAAACATTATTATGGTATAGTTTAATATAAGAGAATTCATTAACTGGAAATCTTAAAATTTCATTTGCAGTGCATCCTTCTACAACTTGTATAGTTTCTACATCGTGTTGTACAGGATATATTAACAATCTTGTACTGTCATCTGTTAATCTACATTTAAAGGTTTCTGCCGAATCATTAATTACAGTAACAACTTCTGATAAAGTAGCAGAATTTATACTAACAAAATCATCAGAATTAAATTGTATGCTTTCTTCAGCACCATCAATTAATACTTGTAATTCTGCTCCGTCATATAATTCATATGGTGCTTCTTCTACGTTAACAACTTGTGGTCTAGGTAAAGGAAAATTTGCTAATTGAAGAAACTCTTCATTACCGGATGCACTATTTAATAGTACGTCAACAGATTGTCCTTCATACGATGGCTCAAACCCTGAACCATCGTCTACATAAAGAATAGATGGTTCTCCAATGCTTACTGGCTCAGTAATAACAGCCGACGCAACACGCTTACCATCTTCAGAATCAGATAATGCATCAATAGCAGTAAGAATAGAGTCTTTTGTACCTCTAGCTAAAGAACTTGCATATGATTTAATTCTATCTCTTAATTCTATATCAGTTTCTACATCTCGCCCAGATGTAAAAGCGTTTGTATTAGTTACTTCTGCTGTTGTAAAAGGTAATGATTCAAACTTGGTAATAGTTCCGATACCAGCATTAGATGCACTACCAGCTTTAACAGCAGTTACTGGTATATCAGATACAGAATCTTCACCAGCTGGAATAACAGCATCACGAATGATAACAAAGTTGATTTCTGGAGATAAGTTATTTGCTGGAATTTTAACTATTGTTCCGGAGTTTACACGTCTGTCCGTTGTTCCTTGCGCCCACACAACATCTTCTGAAATAAGATGATCATTATTGAGTGCCGAATCAAGATAGATAGCATAGAAAGATCCGTAATCAATAATTCCTCTATCCACACCCACAACACCTGTATTTCCATACTCAATAGGTCCTTCAAAGTTTTGTGTATCTCTACCTATATAAATCTTACCAACTTGATCCCAATCGCCAACATCATTAACATATAAAACTCGTGTACCCTTTATAGGTGCTGATTTAATAGGATATAAGGTGGAACTCTTTTTAGTTATAGCAGAGTCTGAGATTGTTATGAAACCAGTTGATTTTTGCGCTGGCAGCCTTGAAAGTCCATAATTAGACGCAAATGCATCTAAATCATTGTTTGCTGTTGAATCAATATTGAGCAATTCTAAAACATTAAGAATAGCAGTATTATTCTCAAAGTCATTAGATGCTGCAGCCTCTAATAAAGTTAAAAGTACAGAACCAACATGTATATCGTTGACAGGCGTATCAGCGATCATCTTGCGTATCATGTCACCTAATATTTCATTGTAACTCTTGATGTTAATTTCAGCCATAATTGTTCACCTTATATATTAACCTTAAATGATATAGGAATAACCGTATTGGATCCCGCTAAACGAACGCTTAATGTTATATACAAACCATTAGCCTCTGTACTAACACTTGTACCACCTAAAGCGGCTCGCATATCATATACATCCAATCTTTCTATTCTATCAAATCTATTGTCATCTTGTATGTTTTTAGTTATTGAATCAATAACTAAATTTTTAATAATATCTATATCTTGATTACTACTACCTTCTACTTCTATTAGACCATAATCACTATGTCGTTGAAGTTCACCTAATCGTATAGCTATTTTCATTTTCATTGCTTGTACTGCATTATCTATACCATAACGCAGTGATAGATCACTAGTAGAGTTTAACTGAAGATCACCTGTTTTATCATCTAGAGATAGATCGATTTTTTGTCTTTTTTCGGTTTCACTACTGGTTTGTAAAAACCACGGTGTATCACTTTTTATTTCATCAGTTAATGGTTGTTCTGAAGGTATAAGTATATAAAATGAACTATTTATAGTATTAGCTTTAAATATACGAATATACGCATTATCACCTAGCGTATAACGATCTAAATTATCATCACCGTTTAACTCTATGATTAATTCACCACTTACCGGTACTTCTTTAATATTTACAATAACACGCTGCTCAGGAAAAGGCTGTGTATCAGATTGTAATAATACTATTTGATTAATATAGAGTTTATCGACATTTAGATCACCACTGGTGCTTGTTGATCCAATATTTATTTGATTACCTTCTGCTGTAGCTAATAAATAAAGACTCTCACCCTCTTCATCGATGTATGGTGGTTTAAGACCATTAGCAATTGCTATATCGATCCACTTGTTTGGATCTCCTAAAGTTCGTTTTGCCAATGCTTGTAATGTTTCACCGTAATGTAGAGTAGTTAATTGACCAGATACATATTGCCCTATTTCTACCTCTTGATTATTTGCATTTTGTCGAGCTAATTCAAAAGGATTAATTGTAGCTGTTTCTAACGAAAATATATTAGCTAATATAAAATCAATACTTTTAATAGATTGTTGAAGTTGATATATGTTATTAATAGCTTTAGTATTTATTTCTACCTGACTATCAGCAGGACTTCTATTATAAACTTCATTATAAGTTTCATCTGTTGCACTATTATAATCAATATAGTCATCTCGTTGCTGCTGCAATATACTTCGTAAATATATGAAATCATTACGAGAGTAGTTTTTAACAACTTTGATTTTATTATCAAATAGTGTTTGCTCTTCATATGTTAAAACTAAATCATCTATATTTGTATTATCGAAAATAGCCCAAAATTTTTCTTGAGTCAATGAGTCAGCTAATGGATTTTTTGTAGATGGAACTGTAATTTGATTAATAATAAACTCATTGAAACTATTAATATGCTTTATTAGTAAATCCGCATTTACAGCTGTTGGTATTTTTTTTTCATATTTTTCTTTTATGAAGTTCCAATTATTGCGAAAATAAGACCATCTAAATCTTATTAATTCAGGTATGTCTGATAATACAAGTTGCTCATTATTTCTTAGTTTAAACCATAAATTAACTAAGTTAATAGCATTGTAACTTCTATCTAAATCAAGGGCTTTAATTTTCATACTATGATCCTACTCCCTTTAGAGCGGCTGCCGTACTATAAACTACATTTTTAGCCTTACGTGTTAAATTACTCATTTTAGCAAAATACGATGAGCTATCAACTCCAGTTAATCCCAATGATTCAGCATCTATTTGTCCTACTGTCTCACCATCCCTATCTGATTGAGTGATATTATAACCACGCATTATAATAGTGTAGTTGTATAACATAGGATCTTCTGCAGACTTTGTTAAATTAAAGGTTTGTATAGCAACATTATACTGATTACTATCTTTATAATTAATAAACTTTAAAGGATGACTATTTCCACTTTTTTTTCTAATGTTTGTACCGCTAATTACGTCTTTTTTATATAATAATAAAAATCTATATAGATTATGAAATGCAGCATAACCAGATCGCTGCTCGTTAATACCTGATACAGCATCTGGTGTATCTATCAAACCGAAACTTTGTCCTAGTGAAATACCTTGACTAATTGCATTTTTAACCGTTTCTTGTGTTCTAGTGGCAAAACCGCCTAAAGCAAGATTGCCAGCACTAATATCAAAACTTTGACGACCTATTGCTGGATTGTCTTCTGTTGAATTATAGCCACCATTTTCTAATCTACTTTTATTTGTCCCTCGTTCTTTAGGAATATAGAATTTAGGTGCCATTCCTGTTGTTCCACTGATAACAATATCGAAATATCGCTGTTCTGAGTGTTCTTCTACAGTTCCATATAAAGTACTTATAATATTTGTAGCAAAATGTGTAGTTATTTGTAAATTACTGGGATTTATAGGTAAATAAAAATCTGTTTCTTTACCATTTTTATCACGAAAACGGAAGCAATATGGCATGGATTTATACCAATTTGTCCACGTGATGCTATAAATTGATTCAAAATCTTCCCACCAACTTGATTGACCTCTATTATCCCATCCGTTGACTGCCTTATTTAAATCTTTAATACCTGGAATATCAAATAAACCCATACAAACTCCTTGCTCTAATTATATAGTATTTTAGATTAAGTGGTTTATATGATTAAAGTAGTGATATTAACTTCAGAATATCAGCTATAGCTTGTTCATTATCTGCTATAATCTCAGCATTATTTATCACTTGATCCGATATAGCTTTTAATTTTGAAAAAGATCCATTTACTTGATGTAATCGTAATTTAATCACACCAAAGAATGCTGTTTCTTGCTCAGTTGTAGTAGTCTGTAAGTGACCTGATCTAGCAGTTACTAAAGCAGGGACATGAGTATCTGCATACGCTATTAGATTAGTTATAGCCGTCAATAAACCACCTGATGCTGCAGGGGTTTGTGATGGAGGTGTAGGATCTCCAGGTAATAAACCTATACACGCATCTATCTCATCTATAATATCTTGCCAATATTGAGCAACAGTTCTATCTGAACCAATTATTGGATTATTATAGACTTGTGTATGAGTTGAATCAATATCAGTAATTATTGCTTGTATATCTGATTTCCAAGCATTAAGAGCAGTTGATAACTTAGTTGGAGCAGAATCACCTGGAAAGTATCCCCATGTTTCACCATTAAGTTCACACGATGTTTGATCTGTGTAAAACGGATCAGAACAGGATTCAGCAGTTGGTTCTTCTGATGTATCAGGATAAGCTGCTAATGCTGTACTAGCGGCGCCACGAGGTACATCCTCTTTAGGTGTATGATCTCTATCTCTAACATTTGAACCACCTGTTGTCCTTGTTGGTAATGATTCTGCTGGAGCAATTCCTTTCTCAGTTCCGGCTTTTATCAATGATATTGGAAAATATGCATTACAAAGATCATCAGTTTCCCCAAAAAAGGGGTACTTTGATATGATGGTTTCATCATACACTATTGGCCATTTTCCGGTGTAATGTCTATCCTCTAGATAAGCTGCTTCTAGTTTTACTCTAGAATCTGATAATTGTGTTTTATAGGCTGCTTCTAATTCTTCAAATTGAGCTATTGCTGCTTCAGTATCTTCTGCAGCTTTTTCTAAGGCCGTATTAGTATTTTGACGGCGTGCTATCTCTGTTTCATAATTTTCTCTAATAGTTGCCATTATGTTGCCTTAGTTAATGCTGTTTTTAAAACAGTAGCTGTACTAATAACCGGAGCACCAAGATTTCCAGTACCCATTATAAGAATAATATCATATATTAATGGATTACCTCCACCACCTAATTTACATTCTCCAGCAGCAGTAAGACCACCACCAACAGTAACGTTTCCAGTAACTTGAGTATTTCCAGTTTGCTGAATATCACCTTGAATTTTCATATTACCTTTTTGATCCCACTTACCATCTGTCTTTATATCTTTAGCCTTTAAATCAAAAAGATCTTGTGATTCTATACTTGTTTTCTTAGTCTGAATACCAAATTCTTCCTCAGAAGAAAAAGTTGTCTTTTTATTAGTTATACTATAAGATTCTTCTTGTTTATCTATAGTTAGTACTGTTTTACCAGAAGTTATTATTATTTTTCCATTAGGTTTATCAATTTTTATTGATTGTGGGTTTTCATTTGAGTTATCGCTTAACTCCCAGGAACCAGTTTTATCCCATTTATAGTAAGATGAACCAACTTCTTGATTATATTCAGCTTCTGGAAGAGGTGAACCAGATGCCTCCTCATTTAAAACATCAATGTTTGTTGGGATTCCTTTAAAAGTCTGTACATATTCGCCATCCTTATTAATTAAGGTTTCTATCCCATTAAATTCTGATTTATAAGCTATACCATCCTCTTCTGATATACTTTGTTTTCGAGCAGGATGAATAAAGGATCCCAAAATAACACCCTCTCTACTATCCCCATTTAAACATGCAACAAGTACGACATCACCAGGACGATACATGTATGAGCCAGCAGACGCTGCACCATCTAATACAGGATTAGATTGTCGTGTGAATTCTTCATAATTATATACCCCACCAAACTTATACATTCTAGAGCAATTAATAGGTGATTGTCCACGTTCATCTACTACTTCAACAGTATATGTAGTTTCTCTTCTCGCTTCTGAATAATGAGATTTCTGTATCATACCCATGCGTATAGTATAATCTTTATCGTATATACTATTGCTACTCTCCATTGAAGGAGAACTTCTTTCATGCTTTTTAAACAAAGAGCTATCTCTAACTATATAATCATTTGGTCTCATTACCACCCCGTTACTTTAGTATCTGGATCTTTATCCGTAGAAGTACCAAACGTGGAAGCATTATTCTTTTCTTCAGACGGTGGTAATGTTTTAGTATCTTGTTCTAATGCTCCACCATCTTCACTATACGAAGAAAAAGGCTTACCGTTAATATCGGTTATAATACCGCGTGAAAAAGCTACGTTAGTAAAAAATTCTCTAACACCATTATCATTAACTGTAAAAGTGTGAGACACACTTTCAACATGTGCTGTCAAATATGCTTTCCCTTTATTATTGATTTGTGCTAAAGAATGATTTTCAGATGGTCCCATGACTTTAGCATCGACCATGATATTATCACCAACTTGTATATATCTATCCTGTCCGATAATACTTATCACGCCATTTAACATCTTATGAGTATTAAAGTACCACTCTTTTAATAGGTATTTCCAATCAGTGAATTTAAGTAAATCATATGAACTAGCATCTGATGTAGATGCCGGCGCAGGAAACATTGTCCCCTGTGCAAATATCGGACGGAATCCTTCACGTGTAAAAGCTTCTTTATCAGAGTATTGCATTCTTTGACGCACTTGTAAATCTATAGCATCGTTATTATTTCTTTTTATAACCTCAGGACTAACTCTCATTTCTATAAAATTTACTTTATCTCTCCAATTAGTGCCTGCATTGAAAGCAACAACATCTACTAAAGGAATATCTATTCTTCTAAGATCACTAAAGCGTGATATTATGCTAGTGATATATTTAGAATCAGGGGTATTAGTATCGTTTGTATCATCTCTTGTAGATAGAATATCAGAATTTGAATTAACAGCAAAAGGACGAATTCTGTGATATAATGCTAAATCTACATTATTGCCTTCAAAATCCCAACGTAAATCACACAATGTCTCATTTAATACATCATTTGATGCACCCTGTATTAATTGCCAAAAATTATTCTGATTGAAATAACTAGATATCGGTAACAATCCAACGGCTTCATTGGTTGGTTCATAATCGTCTTGATCTACTGGATTACTACTAAAAAAAGAGCGTTCTTTTAGTTTACCATATGTAAAACCATCATTTATAATATCTGATAGTTTAGTACTAGAAAAGCCAAAATATGCTTTTACTTCTTTCGGTATAGTGAAATTATTTTCTGGTTTAACCTCACGTGCTATAAGTTGTTCTACTGATTCTGTTAGTGAATCTGTTGATCCCCATAGTTTTAATAAAGCCATTATATTTTGACTAGCTGTAGGTAAATTACCAGCTGTGATCTCAGATATCATTTTTTGATACAATAATCTCTGATACGCAATCGGATCGTTCTTTTCCTCTGGTTTTCTTATTGAGGGATCAATATAAAGTATACTATCAAAGATAGAACCCCAATCTCTACCACTAACGATATATTCAGTCATTCGCGCACCAGTAGCCTGATTAACGCCAACATTTACACGAACACTATCTACACGTCCAAAAAATTTTACTTGTTTAGAGTCTTTCTTACCAGACTTTAAGTTCTCCTTGTTTATTTCTTGACGTGACATTAGAATGGCCAACCAACTACCTGGAGTTATTGCGGTGACCCAATTTTTTGTAGGAGCTAGACGGATTTCAAATTGACCAGCGGGAGAAGCTTTGCTTTTAGATGTATTAATGCTTTTTAAGGATAGAGTGTTTACAATAACTTGATCTACTTCATCAGAGGGCACACCAATACTGCTGGAACCTTTACGATCTCTGTAATTCCATATTATTACTGCAGCATGTGGGGTTACAATTGAATAATCACTCATACATTAACCTTTAAAATAATAATCCATCACCTTTATAATATGATTCATTAACACTAAGATTTTCTTTAGAGCTATCAGTTATCTTATTTCTACTATCAAATTTCTTCATTATATTATTAAACTTCTCTATTCCTTTAACTAAATCGCTCATACCATTATTAAAAGCTTTAGCGTCTTTTTCAAAAATACTGCCAGCTGGTAAAGTACCTTGAACACCCTCTTGTTGACGCTTTTGCATTTCACCACTCGTAGGAAAGTGTTCTGTTATCAGTCTAGTAAAACTTTGTAATGCCTCATTAGTTGCTTGACCTTGTGGTATTCCTTCAATAGCCTCTTTTACTCTCTGTAATTCTATTTTCTTTTGTTCAAGATCAGATGGATCATATAAGGCCGAACCCATGTTTCTCAATGTTGATCCTTGTTCAATTTGTTGCTGAAGTATGTTTCTTCTTTGCTCTAAACTACCTTTTGTTCTTGCAGTACCAGAATAAAACATATTAAAATTTTCTAAACCTTCATTTATCTGACGCTTGCGAAATTCAGCATCTGAATAAGGTATAGACATCTCGTATACACCAGGAAGACCATCGGCTTTATTCATTGTATGTCCTCTAGCAGGCCCTGGTCCTAAAATTTGTTCCAGTTCTACGCCTGGTACATTACGTAAAAAAGCAGCCTGTCTAGCATATCCCTGTAGTTGTTGTGTTGTGTATCCACCGCTAGCTTGACCAGTTGTTAAAAATTTTTGAATAGCCTGACGTTGTCCACCACCAAAGTAATCAAATCCTACAGTTTCCATAGCAGCCATACTACGTTTGGTTTGTAGTAATTCATTGGCTCTACTTTGAACAACACCACCTTGTGCATTCATTATAGATGTAAGACCTAATCTTGTAGCAAGTTGTGCTGCTTCAGCACCACCACCTGCTAATGTTTGTGCTTGAGTTAGATCTAGTTTTTTATACGCTAATAATTCAGCATAGTTATTAGAATCAACCCATTTTAATCTTGATGCTAGTTGTGAGTATTGCACTTGAGAATATATATCGCTATTTAATCCACCAACCATACTGTTTACACCAGCTAATGTACTTGCAGCTACACCTGCTCTCATATTTGCTGGTAGTATAGAATCTTGAACAGCTTTCTGCATTAATGTATGTACACCCATAGATGTTTGCAACCCCATCTTAGCATCTGCACTAGCTAACTGTACCGTTGCTGCCACCATCTGACCAACATTTTTAGAATTATCCATTCCGGCTTCTACAGCTCTACGAAGTATGGTTTCTAAATCAGCGTTTGTTCCACCTACTCCTGCTAAAGCACCCATATTAGTCATATATTCTGCGCCCTGTAATACTCCGCCACGTTGCCACGCTTCTGCACTCTGTAACATATTCATGGTAAACTGTGCTCCACCTACTCTTGTTCTAGCCATTCCAGTTAATTCAACGGCTTGTTGCGGGCTTAAGGTTTTCAATGTATCAAGAAAGGCAGCATCCATCAATCCTGTCATTACGCCACCACGTGCTCCACCAAATCCACGCGTGTTAGCTCCTGTATTACGAAGATGATCTATATATTTCTGCTGTGTTGTTAAATTTATATTATTCATAGCCATGGTAAAATTTTTCTCTATACCATAAGCATCTAACATGGTTTTACCAGCAGTAATTTGTTGATTAATATCTAAGGACTTCATTTGATAATCAGTGAAAGTTTTCATTCCACCATATCCCATACCAGCTATACCACCGGTTAGCATACCCATACCAGCGACAGTACCAACCGTAGAAGCTCCTGCACTAAATGGAGCCAATGCAAGACCACCGGCAGCTAATAATCCACCAGCTGCTACTTTTCCAATATTTCCAACAGTTCCCCAACCTCTTTCACGACTTAATTGTCTTTGCTGATACTGAAACATATCACTAGCAAAATCTCTTGCTCGTTCGTCGGCAGTCAACAACTCGAACATAGATGATACATCACCACCTGCCGCAGCACCCATCATTCCATATTGACGATTATATAAGTTTGCGATACCAGTTTGTACCACACGTTTTTGCATTGGTGCCTGAATATCTCTGAACCCGGTCCATCTAGCATACTCTAATCCCATGGCGCCTGCAGTTGTTAAAGCGGTAGTAGCAGCTTGTCCGATAGCTAATCCTCTCTGTAGTCTCCCCCCTCCAGAACCACCTTCTGAAGTAATAGCCTTTATTACTTCACCCAAGTCTTCTAATCTCTGTGCATGCTTTTCATAAAGAGCATTAATTTTACCTAGATTCTTAGATTGCTGTTCCTCAGCACGTTCTCTTAATCTATTAGCTTGTTCAAACTTATTTCTAGTGGACTCATATGCTTGAACATTTTCTTCTAAAGTTCCTAATCCACCTGATGCAGCCATTGCAGCTAATTCTCGTTTACGTAGATAGCTGCCACTACTGGTTAATAATGACTCAGCGCGACGAGATCGTCCTTGCGGATCTTGTCGTAGTCGCCTTTGTTCTTTCATAACCGCTCTATCTTCAGCTATTGAGTATTCTAAAGAACTCATTTGACCAGTTAAACCACCAATTCTTTCCATTGTTTCTTCATCAGCAATTCCACCAGGAAGATCTCCTAACATAGTGCTTATCTGTTCTCTGATGTCACCAATCTGACGCTGTCTTTCACCTATTCTAGATTGTAATATATGTGTTGGTATATGTGTTTGAGATCTGGCAGACACAAATATATTACTTTGACCTGTCATATGAGAAATACGCTCTTTTGATCTATATGAACCCGCTAGTGTCTCTATATATCCACCGTATCGCTTCGTGGATCTTTTCATCCTATCAGCTTGAATAGCATCAATAGCTTCTTCTAATAGTAATTTATCCCCAGGATCAGAGATCGTCTCTAGTTTTTCATATAAGTTAATTTCAGGAATGGATAATTGACCTTGATCAACACTCCATTGACGAAGACGTTCCTCGAATTCAGTAACACTATTACCGTTTACTCCAGGAGTACCCTTTGGTGGTTTGTTCTGTCCGCTGTTTTTTGCCATACTCCGCCCTATTCAGAAAAATCAATGCTTAAGTCTTCACCGTAATCTTCACCGTGTTCTTCTTTGCCTTCTTGTTTAGTAGTTTCAGCTTCTAACCTAAGACGTTCTAATTCTTCAAGTTCTCTAGCTTCTTCTTCAGCGGCCCAGTCAAGATTTGCTTGCATTTGCTCTTCTTCTATTCTATCAGACTCTAGATCAAGCGACTCTTCAGCTGCTTTTCTGCGCTCTGCACGATCGTAATATTCGTACACTAATTCTTCTAGGGTATAGGCATCTAATAAAGGATCTTTTAAAGGTCGTCCATATTCTTTGGACCACCAAGATTTTAGATATAGCATTAAGTTCATATTAGAGTTTAATTCAGCTCTAGCACGAACTTTAACTATATTATGGATTAGTTCAAATACGGAGAGTTGATCTAACTCTCCGCTTGCGGGTTTCCCGAAAGTTCTCCAGTTTGCGCTTTAAGTTCTTCTTTCCACAATCTCTCTTGTTCCATAACTTTATCATATAAAGCTAAAACCACATCTTCATCAAGAATATCAAAGCCACCTAAGCTTTGTTCCCACCAAGAAGGGGCATTAATAATGCGAACTTGTAGAGTTGCAAGAATGTGAGATATAGAGGATAGTAGGTTTGTTGGATTTTGTGAATCTGCTTTTAATTGAGTCTTTTTTAACTCCAATTCACGCTTATCAAACATACTTAAGATACACTTAACTTTAAATTCACCGTCATATTTTTTACCTGTGATTTCTCCAATATGATCGAATATAAAGCTTTTTTCATTTTTAGGTAAATCCATAAATACTCCTGTTAGCATATACCGTATATGCTCTTATTATACCCATATTATTTAAAATTATTTTAGAAACCTAAATTTCTACGTTTAGCTGCGTATTTCTCTTCTATAGATTTTAATTTCTCTTGTAAGGCCTGTTGAGCATCTTTAGAACTAGCTCCCCAATCTTTAGGTGCCACAGGTTCCTTTTCATCTTTCCAACCAACAGCTTGCCATGTTAGAGTTATATCGCCTAATTGTTCCGCTCGTAAATTCTCTACTCTAGATGTAACCATAGCCTTATTAGTGAAGAAAAGTAAGTTATCGGTTTGCTGATCTCTTACTTCTATAGTTATATATTTTTGTTGAAGAAAATTTAATACATTTGATTGATGTAAAGAAGCTGATGGTCCTTCACCTGGTATATGCAATAAACTTAATGTGCCAGAAACTTTAACATGTTTTGGCGCTAATTCCCAAGCATTATACTCATCGATTGTTCTTACTTCTGTTACAGAGGTTTCTACATGCCATGATACACCAAAAGCAAAACCTACTAATTTACCATTTACTTTAATTTTACATCTAGCTCCACTTGCATATTTAGCAACAGGTAGGGCAGAGAATACTCCCTTAAATTTTTCTAATACGTTAGCACCAACATTCGCTATTGCATCACTAAAACCTGTATCTTTTAATTTATTATTAGACATGTATTACGCCCACTGTTGTCCTACACCAGAGAAATCTGCTCTAAATGTATCTTCATCTACGTATAATGCAGTAAACTGATAAGTCTCAGTTGCTACATTCTTTTTGCTTAATTGAAAATCTGCTCTTGTTATTCTGCAGTTGCGAATTTTAGCTACTGGAAGTATTCCACTCTGTGAGATTTTTTGGTGTACTTCTATTTCAAACCCACTAGCACCTTGAAGTTGTTTAGGATTTAAATTGTCGTAGGCTCTACCATCTAATCCATCTTTAAAATTGAATCCACCAAGCATATCCTGTAATATGCTGCCGTGCCTCTTCCATGCCCCTATACCGTTTCCGTATTCTGATACACCATTCGGTGATCTACCGGCAATATCAGCAGTAGCATCTGCTGTATATTTTATAATAGTAAAAGAACCTGTCACCCTATAAGATAACGGTTCGACACTGCTTCCCTCATACATCCCAAGAACTTGAGGAGTTGCATGATTTACGGCAATTGAATAACTTAAATTGGTGCAAAAGGCCAATGTAACACCATTGACCCTTATTTTTGCATTTGCACCAGTTAAGAAAAAAGGCGTTTGTCCAGCCATCTAGTCTCCTGACTTTAGATTATACTAAGTCGATATCACCAGAGCGAGAAACATCAAAGCTATCATCGTCGGCAACAATAGCATTAAATGCATATTGTTCAACGAGAACACCACGCTTATTAAGTCCGCCACCTTTTCTAGTAAAGCGACAATCAAATAAGCGAATTACTGCAGGTACATCACCTTCGTCAGTTTTTTGGAAAATTTCAAGATCCCAAGTTGCTGATGATAGTAATTTACCAGGATTTACATGATTTGCACCTTCTCCAGCTTCACCGTGTAGGTTCCACTTTCCAATTCCGTTACCTTCTCCCGTTGGATTTACTTTATCCATATTTCTAGCAGCAGAAGTATAGCGTATAACGCTCAATGTTCCGTCTACGAAATATGCTACAGGTTCGTTAGAGACAACCTCATAACGTCCCATGGTTTCGATAGGAATTGTAGTAACAGTTACATTGTAACTACAGTCTTGACAATAAGCTAAGGTAACATTACCAGCTTTAATTTTTGCATTCGCGCCCGTTATGAACGCAGGTTTAATTCCAGCCATTTTTTACTCCTTGTGGTTCGGTTCCACGTACCATGAATTTTGTGCGACTATTCACACCTACATATATAATAACATACTTTCACTTAAAAATAAAAACCCCACTTTCGTGGGGTTATAAAGAATAAATGTCTATAAAAATTATTTTTTAGCTTTTGAGTGTTTCTTAATATAAGAATCAATCTCGCGTTTAAGACGGGCGAATTCTTTTTCCATAGCTGCCTTTGCTTCTGGTGCCTCTTCTTCAATAATCCACCTACAATCCTTAAGCTCCTTAAGTTCTTTTAAAGCATACTTAATATCACGCTGGATGTCTTCTTTAGTTCTTTCTATGGAGGGTGGTGGTATAGTTTCACTTTTCTCTTTGGGAAATAAAGACTTCTTTAGTTTGCTTTTTTCTTTGAGTTTCTTGTCTTTAGCTGCAGCAGTTTCCATTTTCTTTTCGCCATACTTTTGTCTACCGATATGTGCTGCTAGACCTGCAGGATCATAAACTCCCTTTTTATGAGCTAATTTACCTTTTAATTTTTTAAAACCAATATGTTTCTTTTCAAGTTCTTCTTCCATAGCTTTTGCTATATTATCTTTTTCTCCCCAGTTTTTTAATAACAAGGCAGATTCTCTATAGCCGGCTTCTTCAAGTGCTTTTACAAGTTTTAGATGTGGTTTTTTCTTTTTAGTTTCAGTCTCGAAATTACCTTCTTCAGGCACACCTTCTCTCATTGCAGTATCAATCTGTCGTTGAATATTGCTTCCCATATCGCGAATTTCTTGATTGAATTTTTGTTCTTTAGCTTTTGCTTTTTTTGCTTTATAGTCTCTTAATGAAACTACCGCTTTATTTAAAGTTTCAATTTGCTCTTCTGTAAGAGTTTCACTCTTTTGTAATTCAGCGATTGTATTTTTAAGGATTTTTATCTTTTCTATGAATTTATCCATAACTACTCCTAAGTTAAAAGGGTCAGATTAACTGACCCTTTATAAAGTTTATTACGCTTCGCTTATTTTTCTTGAAAGAGTGATATCTGCAAGAACAAAATCGATACCTTCGACTAACTTAGCAATAACAGAGATATTGATTGTATTACCCTCAATTTTAACAACCAGCGATTTAAATCCATTAGGGGCATCATCAGATTGAACTGTAATACCTTGAGATAGGTATGTTGCTAAGATTGATTCACAAGTTGATTTAACCTCTGCGGCATTAACTGTATTTTTAACACCAACATAGATTTTCTCTAATTGATCTCTAAAGTCAAATGCGAGAATATCTGCAGCATAAATAACGTTTCCACGATTCCATACCCAGTTTCCGTCTTTACCGTATGTAGTGTTATCTACAGTTACTTTAAATCCACCAGATTGTGGAGCTTCTAGGAAAGTGATTCCGTTTTTAATTGCTTGCTCATATTGAGTTCTTGGATCAAAATCTGTTTCAATATCTACTTCAGCAGTTCTCATAGGTTGAGCTGTATGACGGATACCAGCCACATTCATATACTTGTTAGTTAATGGAGTTCCGATTGGAGATCCTGCTCTTGCTCCAGCTATATTACAAGCTAATGCCCATGGTTGGAACCACTTGATATTCCCTTGAGAATCAATATTTCTAACATCTTGAATACATAGTTGAACACGTCCGTATGCCAAGTTATTAGCGATATCTAAGCAAGTATCACCACTTGTGTATCCAGAACTAGTAGTAGAGAAGTAACCTTTCCATGAAAGATAACCCTGTCTTTCAGATCTATTTTTAGTAGTAGCCATTTTACTTAGATGCGTCTTAACACCTTGATGTACGGCATCGATAGTATATGTTGAACTTGAATCAGTGAGACCGTCAGCAATATCAGCCGTAGCATCTCTTGAGAACAGAGGAACAACAGCATTTAATCTGATGCCTTCAAAAGCTAATAAAGCATTTGTAACACTAGCACCTGTTGTAGCTCCAAGAGCACCAACTACAGTATTTAAGAACGTTTCTGCTTTAACTTCAGGTAAACCTGTGATAGTTTGTGACGCATCTAATTCTTGATGATAGATGACTGCTGATTCACTACAGAATTCTACAAACTCATAATAATCTTTCTTAATTCTTACAGGTTTATTTCCAGTAACAAAATTAAGCGCTGATACAGCTGAAACAGCATCAAGAACTGAAGGAGAAAGTTGATTATACAAGGTAGAAGAAAGTGCAAACACCCAATCTGCTTCTAGATTCAAATCATTCACTAACTCAATAAGGGTATCATAAGAGCTAATCTTATAGTCTGTATTAGCAGCATCTACTGTTAATCTTACATAATCGCTATCATGATCTACTGTCACAGAAGCCGCAGTTCCTGCGCCAATGTATTCGGCAGTAAGAACAATATTTCCACCAATTGTATCAGTTTCTGTAATAAGTTCTTTTCTCTGCTCTATAGTGATAGTTGCAGCAGATTCAATACTTGAGAATGTAATACCCGCAGCATGACCGATAGCAGCAAGGTCAACACTGGTTTCAATCTCAAAAGATTTACCTAAACCATTTTGATGTGCTGTAGCATCTGCATCAACAGTGAATACAAGATAATCACTAGCATCAAAACTTGCTGTAACACCTGTTAAATCATTATTTAACTCAGTTAATAATGTTGCTTGATCAGTTACAGAAGCAGATAATACAGTAATTGCTTGAGTGGCACCACCATTTAATTTAACATTAAAAGCTGTATCAGGTAATGCTGCACAGGCCGCATCATTAAGAGCTACAGTACCAGTTACTACAGGAGCAACTTCCGCAGTATGAGAGACACTATAAACAATTCTGTTTCCTTCTTCACCTGCAATTATCGATTTGATATACCCCATATTGTTAGCAAGGGTTAATGAAGCTTTAACAGAAGCATTAGTTTTATAGATATAAACCGCTTGAGCTCCATTAGGAATCGCACCATCTACTGCCGGTGAAAATAAAAAATTACAAGCATCCACAATTGGACCCGAACCATATTTAGCAATAATTTCAGGTACTTGCGCTGCTGTGTAAACATTATTCCCGATATCTTGTTCTTCACTACCAGGAATACCACGAGTTGATTCTCCAATAATACCTACCAATCCAGCAGGCCCTAATGGAAAAGCCCCACCTAAGTCAATTGTAGTCTTAGAGTAAGCACCTGGTTTGTAGATTGTGGCACCATTGAAACTTACGTTGATAGCCATAATATTCTCCTTTACATGTTACTATGTCTTACATTCAGTATATAATTATATCAGATATTAATACCTAGTGTCTGTAAGTCATTTTTTTTTATTATAGTTTAACACCATATTTTACTAATTCTGCATCGTATTTTTCAATAGATTCTTTCTTAGAAAGTCCTTTAGACTTAAAATAAGACCAAACAATCTCTTTCATGTGATGTTTAGGTATCTTATTCTTTCTAAGATGAAACCATGAATCAAAAGAAATCTCAGCCTCAATAGGAGTAGTTTCTTTAACTTGTTCCTCGCGCTTCTTTTGCTCCATAGCTTTGATTTGTTTCTTTAAATCATTACTTTTTTTCTTTGTCATAAAATCTCCTATTAGTTAGATAACACAGGTGGAACTAACTCTAAATCTTCTGTATCATTCTCTCTATCATACTGTATTTGTATATCTACATCATTTATTTCTGTGTAATCATCATCATCAAGATAATTTTGAACTGTACACTTAAATCTAATCCATCTGCTCCATATATTTTCTGCCATATATTGACTATCTTTATTATATTCTGAAGCACTAAATGTAGTCAACTGTAAACCTAAGTTTCTCATTGATGATTTTTCTTTATATAATAAATAGTTAACTATATAATACATCCACAATACATGATCTTTTGATTTAGAAGCATGAATACCAATATCAAGCATTACACTCATTGGATTAACTAATTCATCTGCTTCTTCTCCCATACCGAAATAATCACCAATAGACGCTTTACCCTCATCATCGGTTTCACTTGCTAAATGAATACTAAAACAAGGTACTTTCTGCGGATCGAAGGAGAAAGATTGTACAGCTGGTAAGCGCGCACCAGTAAACCAGTTCCAAATAGAATCTACGTACTCTGTACCGTAATGATTCATTAACTCATCGGTTTCATATTGAGCAAATATACCTCTAAATATGGTTTCATTGTTTTTTAATTTAGCAATGCCATTTGCTATTGTTTTTTGAAGAACAACTTCTGGTAAAACAAAACTCATACCCAATCACTCCTATGCTTATCCATTATTTCTTGAATAGCATCGTCTATAGCAAGACCCATTCTAGCATTAATATCCATTAATGTTAAAGTCATATCTAATTTTTTACCAGGATGTACCCATTTTGTACTAGCATCTTGTTTACTAGAGGCTGTTCTAAAATCGACATTCCCAACATCATCCTTTCCAGTTTTTCTAGTAGCATTAATCTGTCTCATTGCTTCAACAGTCGTTAGTGCTTTCTTTTTTTGTTTAAGAGGTATTACTTTATATAAGGATCCATCTTTTGCTACTTTAGCATTTTTTAATAACTTTGGTAGCATAGGAAATGGTGGTGTAGAAAAGTCAGTTTTCCCTGAATCTGTGGTTATCTCATAACTAGATCCAAATTTTGTCATTCTTAATTGTTCAACAAAATCTTCTATACCTTCCGCAACACCTTCTTTTTTAGCCTCTTGCATATACTGCTCAATTATATTATCGACTCTTTGTAATATCTCCCTATGAGCTTCCTTACAAATAATAGATATAATGTTCTCAGGTCTACCTCGCAACCTCAGATCTTGTCTGAATTTATCAATTTCCATGGTTGCATCTAACATTTATTTCTTCTTTTTAACCACTTTTGCTTTTAAGTCATTTAAGAAGTTTTGTTTATCGTAATTATTCCATTCTTGTCCAAAAACAATACGTATTCTTCCGTTTGGCTCTATAATGACCTGTGGTTTTGACATATACATATATTCATTATTGTAGACTGTTTCTGGATTAGCTGGATTAGCTGAATAAGCCTCTACTACTTCTGGTTCACGGCTCATCGATTCAACTTTATTTTGCAGTTCCAGTAATTTAGCTTCCAACATCTCTAATTCATTACCTGTATCATGACACAACTTATTATGTTGTGCAGCTATCTCATGACTAAATTGCTCTAACTTATCAAATAACTTAATTATTCGACCTTCGACTTCACTGATATCTATGGCATTACCATGACGAATTTCAGTTCTCATGTTTTCCATCTCAGTATAAATATTAGCTAGGTTATGACGCTTATAATTATCTACTAGTTGATGTAATCCACCCTCTATAGTATTATCTGATAAATGTTCTTCACTTAATACTTGTAGTTCAGGTTCATCTTCTGGCATATACCATTCAAAGACACTCATAATATCAGCGGTTAACATAGGAAGTGATTTATGAGAGAATTGATGAATTACTTTTTGACCATCTGATACTCGACCTGAGTACATATCGTTGACATGTTTTCTAATACTTAATATGTAACCATCAAGCTTAATATCTCTAAACTCTTCATCTTCCATATCAGATACAGCATCCCTAAGCATTCTGAAAGCACCATTGCCAATCAAACGCAACGCATCACCATGACTTATATCAAATACGGCATCACGTCCATCAGGGCCTCTTAGTATATTTTTCTCTAATTTCTCTTTTGCTACTAAATATTTTAATGAACTTTTTTTGACCATACAGTGATGTGAGTTGAGATAAGCTTCAATACCCTTTAACGAGCAGTGACGTAGACGAGTGTCATCAATTAATATATGAGGTTCAATAAACTTCCAGTTCTTCATCTCTTTTGTGTTCTTAATCTTCCCCTTATAATCACGACATACGAATGTTTTGGAGTCATTCATCTGCGATCTAAAAGAGCCAACTTCAAACATCTCACCACACACGATTCCTGCTTCTTCTCTAGTTTCTCTATGTGCTGCCTCTTCAAAAGTTTCTCCCGGATCAACGTGTCCACCTGGTGTACCTAATCTTCCACTTTCTGTACACTCTCCAACTAAGATTCTTCCTTTATTATCTACGACTATAACTCCAGCGCCCTGTCCACGATAAAATTGTTCAAAACTTTTTTTTACATCTTTTTTCTTCTTTTTCTTATCTTTTTTCCATGAACCTCCACGATCGTTGTTTTTGGATTCTGGTGCACCACTATCTGGTGCAGAATATTTAGCAGCAACACTCTTTGGTGGTCTACCACGAGCATGATCTTTTGACTCTTTACCATGAAGGATAGCCATCATCATTCTGTATTGACGTTTAGATGCAGCTTTTGGCATATAAATCTCCATTATTTTAAGTTGTACTCTTATATTGTATCAGTTATAACTAGTTAACTCTGTTCTTCTGCTTGCATAAGAAAATCTCTCTTAACCAATACTTGCTGTGGAAGTCTTCTAGCTATTTTCTCACCTGTTGCAATATTATATTCTTGAGTAACCCTCATTTCATGCATTACATTTTGCACAGTATATACTGGATTCGTAGTATAAGTTATTGATATTACTTCACCAATATCATTTAATTCATCATATTGAGGTTCAATAAGCCAATGAATATCACCATCTGAAGTGATCTCATAATCAGTATCTTCTATATATTCATATAACGACCCATTTACAACTGCAGTCATGTAATCTATACAAACAATCGGGTATCTTAATCTAGTGATTTTATTAGTGCTTGATTTATATTCTATTAGGTCATTCAATCTAACTTCAAAATCAGGACAATAGAGTTGATCGAATGTGCTAAAGTCAGCCTGTTGACCATTATTATATTCTGCTGGGAAAGTTATCACTGCTGTACCGATTTCCCACACTCCTTGAACTTCAAACATTTTCTCAAGTGAATTAGAAGTAAATGCACCCCAAATTTCTCTTTGATCTGACGTTCCGGGGAATGTATCGTGGTATATCATTTGAGAGTTATCACAAAAAGGACAGTCAGGTGTATGATTATTTTCATGTAAACCCTTCATATTTGGACATGGAGCAGCCACTCTATGTATGAAGCGAATTCCTCTGTTATTTAATAGTTGATCCCAGGCAGCACCACGTATACTTGGATCAGCAATCTCATACGGCATAGGTGAAGGTGTCGATCTGCTGGATTTATTATATTGTTGACTAGGTTTCTTCATAGTAACTCCTTAATACTATTAATTATACCAAATTTCAACTTATCATTTATTTAACTATGATCTTTATTTATCGGTATAATTAGAATATGAATCAGAAAAATGATATAATACATAAAGAAGATGAATCAACTCAAGGCGATGAAATCATGACCTGTTCTTTATCAAAAAAAGCAATACTACAGAAAATCATTAAAGAGGAAGGAAGTTGCGAGTGGATAATTGATGAATATTCTAATCAAGATATCTGCCACCTATGTCCTTTTAATACCTTAAAGAAAAAAGATAAATTTAATTTCTTCTGCTGTTATGAAGCCGTTAATGGTACAGCTCAACCAACAGAGGAAGAAGCAAATCGGAAATATAAAGAGACTGCTATACAACTATTAATAGATATGATAGTTGAAGAAGAAGTTTTAGGTAAAGATTCCGAAGACTTTGAGAGCGTATCGTATGAGTGAAAAAGACATAGAGTTACTTGAAGAGATCGTTAATAAAAAAGGCGATTGTCTGAATAGACGCCTATGTGAGAGATGTCCCTTTAGGCGTAAATGCTTACCAACTTTTCTAGATAGAACAACTAGAGTAACAAAAGCAGAACGCATGATTTTAGCATTAGAAACTATTACGAACGCTATGTTGTTTGACGAGGATAGCGATGGTGAATATTTCGACAACAGAAGTTGATCCTTGGGCGCCTCATGTTCAAGATATGTGGTTCACAATACAACTGCTATGTGTTCTTCATAAACTATGCCACATAGAAATGAAAAAACATGGGCCTATTAGTAAGTATTGATTCTGTATCAGCACATCATATGTATAATATAATGCGTATACTGATTGTAATAGGTATATCCAACTACAGTAAAAACGATTCTTATTTTTTATCAGAAACATTTAAAATTCGACTCATAGACTTTATAACTACACCAAGAGATGAATACTCCAAAGAATTCAGTTGGTATATTAAGTTTAGTAAAATAAATACATGACGTATTTAATCAATAAAGAAGATATACATATGTTCTTCAATGATCCGCGATATAGTTGCATTTGTAGATTAATGGATTTCTTATTATATCCACTCGATATCGTCGATGAGTCTTATATAGAGAATACTAGCATAAGAGATTTCATAATGCGAGTAGATAACAATGATCTATAATCCAAATTACTATCTTATAGATGATTTCATAGACATATTATGGCGCTTAAATATAGTTCATTGTAAATATACATATCACAATGAAGATCAAGAATTGATATGGATTGATGATAATATTTTTTATTTAAAAATTTTGGAATATTATGAAAGAATGGCAATACAGCAGAGAAAGAAAAAGAGTATCTTTTCAAGATTCGTTAAGAACGTGCAGGGAATTATGGCGCGTATTAGCTAAATTAGAAGTCGGCTACGACTGGACACCATCTAGTTGGAATAATATACCTATACCCGTTGTTCCATTTGATGTGTGGATATATTTAAGCAGGTACACTCGTAGACATTGGTGGAGAGGTAATCAGTATAATATCCCAGATCGTATAATAGAAAAATTTTATAACGGAGAACTTTAATAAAATGAAGTTTGAAGATCTAAGAGTAGTTAATATGGAAGGATTATTTGCTCTTGATAGTACTATTCAGTTATTTAGAACCCTATCAAGATTAAACTTATTTCCTATTGGGGCAACTCGCTTTACAAAACATTTTTTAAATTATGTGGTAAAACATGGACACGATAGATTATTTAGAGACTAACAGTGATCTCACAGATAGCTTACTTAATTTAAGAATTAAAAGCACAATGAGAAAATTAGGTATATTACCTCATAGGTTAACACTGGTAGAGATGCTTGAGGAAATGGATGTCGCGTGGCAGGGATGCGTATCACGGGGATTCACATTTAATAGAACAATAAAAATCGAGAGCAATAATGAATAGAAGATCACTTCTTTCACCACGATGGTGTCACACCAAAGACATGACATCGGCATGGAATTCCTGCATAATGTTATTAGATACTTTTAGACTTCTAGATGTAGATACTGCACTTATTAATCCCAGCAAGATATACATATATAAATTTTGGGATGCCAATGCTGAGTGAGTTTCAGATACAGATTATAAGAGAACAAATTAAATCTTGCGACGGTTTATATATCGGCGATAGACCACTTTGTTGTTTTTCACACTTATTAGGTGTATTACGTATTCTAGAAGTTGCCGCTCTTATCTTGTACTTTACCGATGTGATGGCCTTTGTTGATAGATATGCCGATAAGCCTCTTATCCCCGAAAAAAGCCCCCGGGGTAAAAAGAAGTAAAAAAAGAAGTAACCATGAGATCAGTAGCCAGCAAAAACTATAACATAGCAATAAGATTATTCTTAACGTGTGATCTGTTAGATCTAATGCCCGAGTCATGGACTAACCTAGACGTTGGTGACTACTGTGCCATAGCTTTCAAAGATCATCCATATCAGACTCAATACGTTAAATCGTACAACAGCGTATTTGATCTGATATATAGCATGAATAAATTAGATATAAGTCTATCAAGTTGCTCATTATTTTACCTATGGAAATTTACGAAGAACCACTGGAGCTATCATGAGTAACACCACTCCTCACGCTAATAAAGTCGATACCTCAAACGTCTATCTAACCTTATTTCTCATGAACATGTTCGACACTATGGCCAAACTAGGTTTGTGCGACGAATGGATGGATATCATACTATTCATGCGAATGATAGGTCGATACAGAAAACTTGGACTAGTCTATGACCAACCCAGTAAACAGATAGCTTTTGTAGAATAATAACACGGAGGTTATCATGATCACGATCAGAGGCAGCTCGGTAAGATGGTACGACTCATGGTGTATATTAAGAAATCTGCACAGTATGTTGTGTAGACTCGACGTATATATCTACGTACAACCCGGTTATGTATACCGCTGGGATCCCGAGCTGGATACTGATCTGGACGACAGGGAGCACAATGAGAACTGATGATCTAATGTTACACATGTTGAAGTTACTATATAGATTAGAGATTTTGAGTATCAATAACTTAAAGAATATGTGTTGCTGGAGTGAAGAGTGGCTCTAGTAGATCTATTGAATCAACTAACCGAAGAGAAAATACAAGCACTCTGTATAAGATACAAGATGTTTCAGATGCTGGAACGACTGAGGGTAAACGTATGGAGATAAACTACCATAGATATCTAGAAAACACATACGTGCTGATGAGAATGCTGTGGAAGTTCGGCATAAACAGCGATGCTATATACTCGTGGGACAACATACCAATGGCCTCAGTCAGACTGTACGAGTACGTGGACGAGTGGGGAGAATACTATGATCGATAATCAGTACAAGTCTCTTGAAACAGCAGAGATCATGAAAGTCTACGCGATACTCATGACTCTGCGTAAGTTGGAGATATACAGCTGGACGTTCAGTTTAGTAGACGCTCTCAAAGAGAGAAATAAGATCTACGACTTCATTAAAGTGTGGGGGTGGGATGGAATCGCATATTGATAGAAGAGTAAAGACGATCAAGTCCTTCAGGTGGCTTACCATGACATTAGAGAAACTCGGCGTGATGAACTACATGGGATTATTGGCCTGCAAGGGATACATGGATAGGCACTATGACATATGATTACATGGTAAACTGCATATGCGATATTTTTAAACTGCTGCGACTGATGGGCGTGCCGACGGATTACTGGATATGGAATGATGGCGTGGAAACCGTGATAGAGGTATATATCACCGACGTCTACGATTTTATAGATGCGTGGGGTGGTGATGGCGACTAACCCTGTTGTTAATAGAATGTTGAACATAATAAACATAATGTTCATGATGGAAAGGCTATGCAACTGCGACTATCCTGGATTTCGTAGCTGCAGAGATTATGCAATGAGGTGGTACGATGAACTCAAATAGAGATAATCAATGATTCTTGCAGCTACGATGTTCGACAGTGACGACTATAAGGCAATAGATAGATTGATAACGATGTTGATCAAATTAGATGTGGTTAAGTGGGATTGGGATTACGGTCTACTTGAACCGTGGGAATACGTGCTCAGATGGGGAACAGTGGAGAAGCAAGAGATTATTTTAGAGCAATTATGAGAGCAGTATATGTAAACGGACGTGGAACAACGATGTACGAGGATGACGTGATCGAGCACATGATGTGGACAGTGATGAAACTGGGATTAGCAGGGACCGAGTGGTGGCTAATGTACCCGATGGCGTACGACGATGAATAGCATAGAGAAAGTCATTGATAGCGGGAGTTACAGGAGTTTGATTGCATTTGTTATGGCGCTGCTGCATCTGGGTATTATCGATATGCATTATGCGGTTAGTATGGCAGACATGGATTTTGTGGTGAACTACGGGTTGGGAGACACGAGTGAGTAGGAAGAATCTGGTGATGATGTATTTCGATATATGGGTGATGATGGATAAGTTGGACATAGCATCTGGGTATTTTAGGAAAAGTAAGTTGTACATGTATGATTATTACGTGCGAGAGTGGGCGGCTGACGATGATTGATGAAAACTCGATTTTTAAAAGTCGTAGTTATAGGGTGCTCGACGCAATGATGTTGATGATGTACAGGTTGTACATAGTTGATACTAGATGGTATCTTGATACGTATTCTATGTATTTTGTTAGGCGGTGGGGAAATGAGTGAGGATGGTTCATATGTGGTGCTCAAGTTGGTGTGGATGTTAAGCTATTTAGAAATAATTAAGAAGCGCAAGATACAGAAGAGAGCAGGATATTATTATGCGCCGGGTATTAGTCCGATAGCTGTTATGAGATTTGTGAGAAAGCATGGAAAATAAGGGCAGAGATACAGTGTTTGATTTGGTGTGGACGTTGCATAGGTTGAATATAGGGACTGTAAGATGGGTAGAAGCAGGATATTGTTTGCCGAGTATTACGGTTGATATATTGAGAGCATTTGTGAGCAGACATGGGTAGTGAGAAAGTTGATTCTATTTGGGTGATGATCAAGATGTTGAGTAAGTTGGACTTGGATATGAGTGAGTGGTTCAGTTATCATTGGAATCTCGGTGAATTTGCATCTAGTAAGTTTTGGAGTTTTGTGAGGAAGATAGATGTGTGCGATTAGAAGCGAAGATATAGCATATGAATTGGTGAGAATTCTATGGATGTTAGATATCGATGATAGATATTGGGTGAGTCAAAGTGGATATTATGTAGGACATATTCCTACTAGTGTTATAGTAGAGTTCGCTAATAAATATAAAATCAAATAGTTAGATCAACTAAAAAACAATGAAAATTCTAGGTATATAAAAAATAGGGTACATGTACATTGTGTTTTCAACTATATAGGTACAAAGGCACTGGGCCCCTTTATATGGTAGGGCCATAGTTTTTGTGGTACCTGTACCGACCGACTCGAAGTAAGGTTCATACTTACCGAGGCTAGCGGGTGCCTTTGACCGACTCGATAAGAACTCAACAACTTAATCGGAGGTCGATATGATCGCTGTCATCATTACTGTACTGTACCGACTCAGACAAAGACGACAGACTCGATTCCCTCCCTTAACTGGGAAGGATAAACAAGGGGGTTAACATGAACGGTAAGACTTTTACCCGGACTCAGTTGATCAACCACGAACAGGGGACGATGGATCTCAACGGTGAAGACGTGGCTCTCGCCATTCAGGTAATGGATAGGGACGGGGACAACGTCGCCCACTTCGGCGTCAACGGTCATTTCCTGTACAGCGAGTTCAATCCCGCGTACGAGGTGATGCAATGAGACGCGAGTGGTTCAGGGAGTATTACTGGGGTCCGATGTTCGTTACATGGATCGCTGTTCCTAGTAACATGCAGAGCAGGGGAGACAGACCCGACAGGCGAAGGATGAGGACTATGAGTAAGAGAGGGAGACAGGTGTGTCGCAGCATCCGTCAACCCAAGAGAGGAAGGGGGAACAGAATAGATTAAGAACAGTGGTCTCTAATGGCAGAGCTAAGTTTACCTCACTGAGGGGTAAAACCACTCTATCACTGGCCGTCGCGAGCCATGTGCGATAGTAAGAGCGACCACGTAATATTGCCGGTTAGATAGGGGAGTGATGCCACTTTAGTCGTAAGTCCTTCGGGCAAACGGTCTCGCTGCTCTCCTATTTTAACTGACACTGCTACGCCTAACAGAGCTACAACCGATTCGATACTATACTATCAACATAACAAATATAAGTTATGTTACTTTAGTCTGTTAAGACAAGAGCGGGCATCTATGACTATGCGTCCGGTGGATATCTGTGATCACCTAAAATGCCACAGTAGTCGGGTGGTGGGACGAGAAGTCCCACTGCGTGCACCTTTTAACTGACACTGCTACGCCCGCGACCGACTCTGTGTAACTGAACCGATTCGATATAAAGTCAACAACAAAATAAGTTAAATAAAATAACTTATTAACCGACTCGATGAGTCAACAACATTAAAAAACATTGGTAGTTAATAACCGACTCGATTATGTACTACCAACCAAGCAAACGAAGGGGGTTTGTATGATGAATCAAAAGACAGCAGTGTATGAGGCAATTAAGTCAGTAAGAAGTTTTGAAGATGGTGACAAAGTCGAACTCACCAAAGACGAGAAGGCGACGGTCAGAGGTATCTTAGTGACGGGCTTTGAAGAGAACAAGATCGAGCTCAAGTCTGCTCAAGACGACATCGGTAAGTATGTCAATGGACTACTCAACAACTGGTTGCGCAAGGACACTCGTCTGAATGGTAACGTGGTGTACGAGATCAAGAACAAGGGGAGTCGTACAGGTCAACAAGACCCATTGATCAAGAACTTGAGACTACTCAAGAAGAAAGACGGGTTAAGTGAGACCGACATCGCAGACATCGACGCAGCAATCGCGAAGAGAATCGCAGAGATCAGACCTGAGAAGGCAGTCGAGATCGATGCCTCAGTTCTGCCAGAAGAATTCCAGCACTTAGTGTAAAACTGGTGGGGACCGAGAGGTCCCCGCTTATACTACGATGAATATCTGATGGAACCGTAGATATGAAGTAGGTCAGAGAGACTAGGTGATCAGGACGACACGACCAGATGCGAGGTGAGATTCCGCGCTAAGTCTCTCTCCCTAACCAGGAGGTATGATGTCAGATGTAGCAGTACTAGCGTTGTGTATTGTAGGTGTATTAGTCGGAGCTGTGTTGAAGATAAAGTTGAAGTTGATGCTGTTCGACAAGAAAACATGTAACGCTGAAGAGAGTATGGAGGAGTAATGAGGGGACAACAAGCAGTAGGTACATTTGTTGTGGGTAGACTATACTTCTCCACTTTAAGAGACTACTTATCGCGACAGATCTTCCTCGGTAAGAAGTTCATGGTGCAGGAGTCTTCGGGGTTTATTCAGAAGACTTTCACCATCAAGGGCGACGTTAATGATGTTAATGAGGTGTATAAAGCTGTTACCGAGTGGATCAAAAAATTAGAAGAGTGATGGGGCTTCGGCCCTGCCACTTTCCATCAGTAAAGGAAGAACTATGACTGAATCATTTTTAATCGTGTTCTGTCCCGGCATTCTACTTCTTTTTACGATGATGTTCGTGGGAAGAAGATCAGCCGTCAAGGCAAGAACTATCAGGTACTTAGAGAAGGCACGTGCCTTCAACGAGTCTTTAAAGAGATAAAGGAAGGTGATCACATATCTACCCTTAGCCCGGACCTACGGTCTGGGCTTCGCGGTATATAACAACTGACACTGCTACGCCACTGTCCCACTCGACCGATTCGATTAGTTATTATAATAAGGGGGAGTTATGAGTAAGCGAGTATTACCAGAAGCTTTTGATGGTCTAGATATAGCATCTATTGTAGATGAAGCTAAAAGAGAGTTCGATGATGGCGCATCGACTAATCTAGTGTGTTACACGCTCAATCCCTCTCAAGCCGGCATGTCTGGCTGTGATCAGTGTTTAGTCACAGCTCTCTTACCGGCTAAAATATGCTATAAATACAACCACTATAGAATTATAGGCATGCTTCAAGAGATCATAGCAGAAGAGATCCTACTAGGAGACAGAAATGAGTGAGCGAATACTGCAATACCTATACAAACAATACTGGTTTAAGAGATACCTAGTAAGAACATGGAAGTATCTTAGAAGGACGGATACATGAGTCAATACCGTCCCACCCAAGAAGAAATAGATAAGCTGATGCACGTGTACAACGAGTACTACGACCCGGACAAGAACGAGTGGTCTGGAGATCAGTGCGAGTTATGCATCGTGCTAGATCCCGCAGAAGAGAGTGATGATCTCGACGACTACGACTTCTTCTGTGAACAATGTATTATCACCAAGTTAAAACTAGATAACTTCTGCAATAACAGCGATACCTATTCAGCCACTCTAAAGGCCATCGAGGTCGTAGTCCAGCAGGCACTAGAGAAAGAAGTATTCGAGGAGGAAAATGAGTAAACCAATCATAAAAGAGTTCAACTCGCTCACTGACTCTGAAGTTAAATTCCTGCAGCGTCTGGTCAACAATAAGGGTCATGCTTCAGGTCGCTGTACTTACTCTAGTTACTTCACCTGCGAAGGATGTGCGGTGTACGAACTCAACGCTGACCCCGATAAATCACCTCCAAGAGATTATGACTGCCTTAGTAAAGAAGCTCTAGCCATAGCGAAGGAGATACTCGACATCAACATCACAAACAATATACTACTGGGGGAAGAATGATCGACCTATCTTCCCACGACGTAAATTTCCTAAAGGAACTAATCCAGAACAACGGCGAATGCCGAGGATATAGATGGGACGGCGATATACACATGTGCTCAAAATTCTGCCCCATCATGAGGAGATACAATAGATGTTATAGTTTCCAGGACACCAAGGGGGTAGCTATCTATATCTTATGGGAATACGACGCCCATATAGACTCCATCCTGTTGGACTCTGTCGAGTCCGGTCAGCAGTAGTTATATCGACTGACTCCATGCTGGAGGTCGCGGTTTCGCGACTGACACTGCTACGCCACAGCCGGTTGCTTGTGGGGCTAGCCCCACAGGTATGCAAATAGGCCCTAGAGGAACTCTCGGTCGGACCTGTGGGGCTAATAGTGGGGTCTGTTCAACCGCCTGTGGGGCTAGCCCCACGCCACTGTTAGCCCCACTGTGGGTCCTGTGGGGTCTCCGACACAGGTAAGTCGAAACTGGAGTGGACTATAGTTGTGGGACTATGGGCGTCGCCCCACCCCATGCCCCACAGTTTTCGTACACTAAAAATCAATAACTTAATCCACCCAAACCGATACGATAGCTATCCTGGAGGGGTGTGTGATGAGTGGAAATGAACCAGATACTGTGGGTCCTCAGTGGGTCCACAGCGTAGATATCAGGTATGAGAGAGGTCTGCCGATAATAAGCCTGTGCATGGACGATATGAGTACTGTTAGGCATGAGTTTTCCCCTAACGATAGACTCGTGATTAGATCCGCATACAAGTCCTTAACTCATATGATAGATGTATTGTTTGAATTAGAAGTGATAGACTATATGTCTGTATCAGATGAGTGGATGTTCTTGTTGAAGAGTTTATTTAGGAAATATGAGTGGAAAGAAAATATATTGAAGAAGATTGATGGTTTAAGTACATTTATGATTTGGGTGGAAGGATTAATATGAGTGAGAGATCAATTAGAGAAAAAAGATGTGGAATATAGTATACGATCTTCGTATGATGCTCAGTAAGATGGGAGTAATGGAAGCAACCTTTATATGGATGAACATATACGACTACATAGACAGGGTAATGAAAGATGAGTGAGCAGTGGGTCCACAATGTTGGCATAAGGTACAAGCGCAGAGCACTTATGATATATTTGTATGTAGGTGACGAATGTGCCTCTGTATTGGACTGCGATGTTGTTAAGCATCAGATATCCTCTGGAGATAGCTCTGATATTGAGCTTATATGCGCGTGTATAGGAAGGATTAGGAAGATATTGTATAGACTTGAGATAGATCAGAATGATTATTCGTCTAATGCACTTATTAAACCAGTGTTGAAGAGATTATTTAATAATTATGAGTGGGATAAAACTGGTCTTAATATAGATACAGGAAGTTATTACTTATTATGGGAATGGTTGGATATATGATCAGTGAGGAGAAGAAATTCGATATGTGGTCGACCACGAGGAGGTTATTGAAAACTCTCATTCGTTTAGGAGTAAATGCCTCTCATCTTTACATGTATTCCTATGTAGAGAGGGTAATAAAGAATAGCGATAGCATAGATTAGATTGAAATAGGGATATACGATATGTGGTTTATAATGTTTAATCTGAGAAAAACCTTCATGAAGATGAAAGTGAGTTTTTCCGACATGAGCATACATGACTATATCAAGAGAGTAACTTATGATGAGTGAAGAAAAGAGAAGAGCGTATATGATATGGTATACATGGTGTTTATTGAAGATGCTTTCAAAAATGAACGTAGATGTTTTCGGTTTTCAATTAGAAAATTATGTAAATAGGATAAATAGATTATGATTGTATTAAGATTATTAATAGCACTTAGAAAATTAGAGATAATTACTTCTTTTTCTGGTGTATGTGAGTATCTATCAAGGATAGGTGAATGAGTAAACAATGGATTCACAAGGTGATAATTGAACCTGATAATAACTTATTATTAATAAAGTTATTTATAGGTAATAAAGATGCTTTTATGGAAGATTGGAATATCACAAGATACGGTCTTTGTGTTGAAGATAGATCGCTTCTAAAATATAGAAGTATGTATTTACTTAAGGTTAGAGACATATTAAATAAATTTGAGCTGATACCCCTATTAGGTATTGGAGATTATATCCACGAAATGAGAGCATCTGTGTTAAAGAGTTTATTTGATAACTATAGGTGGGACGAAGAAAGAATATTTGATATAGTAAGTCACAGAGACCTACTTATCTTTATAAAATGGGTATACGGTGAAGAACGATTATAGTGACATTACGACACCCAAGTGGCTTATATTCCTAGATTTAATAGGAATACTAGGGAAACTAAAAGTCGATCTTGATATTGCAAGTGCTGGCGTGGTATTGGGGAGATTGAGAGATGAAGAAAAGAAATAAACTAACTGACAAAGATATAGAGATACTTGAAGAGCTCAAGAAAGCTAAAGGAGGTTGTTATTGTACTAAACTGAGAGATCTGTCTTGCGACTGTTGTCCTTTAGGAAATTTGACGATGGCAAGAGGATGTAACGAAGAGATAGCATTTAAACATGCCGTACGTTTGTTGGATGAACATATTAACTCTATATTATTGGGGGAATAATGAATATATCACTTGAGAGTAGTTATTGTTTTGAAGAGTATGAGTTTAAGCGTATACCGACCAAGTATTCTTTTCAATGGGTCGTATTTTTAAAGGATAATAAAGTCGGAACTTTATATATCTATAAGGATGAAGTTCACGGATATGTACAGCATCCACGATTTAATGGCGGAGATTCTTATTATCGAGAGATACGTGAGTGGAATCGCATACGAAGACTGATGAACGAGCACGTATATAATCTTATGTTGAACGAAATACTGTTGGATGTGTAATGGGAAAAACAACAGCGATAATTATTTGTGGTGCTTGCTTTTTATTGATGGTGCCGTTATTGATGTTTATGGAAGCACGAATGCGCAACGAGAGAGTAAGACGCTCTAATTGTAAACATTATTTAAAGTCAATGCTGTATAATTTAAAACTTTATAAATTTAAATGAAAAAGATAAAAATGAGTAAGCAATTAGTTCATAAAGTAAACATTGAATACATAGATACGAAGCTAATAGTGTTTTTATATGTGAGCGATGAGCGTGATACTCGCAGTACAATTCAACACCGCATATTCCCTGAAGATAGACGACAGATTAGACCTATGTGTGTATGTCTGAATAAACTTAGAGGTATGTTGTGGCACATCGGAATAACAGATGATATACCTTTCTTATTAAATGCCATAGGTATGTCAGTATTGAAGAACTTATTTAATGATTATGAATGGGAGAATGATAGAAATTATTTGATAGAACAATCAAGTCTGAGTACTTTTATATGGTGGATATATAATGAATAGGAAGAAATAATGCGGTTTATGAATAATTATACGGCTATTTTTGAACTACAGTACATATTGTATCGTCTTGGTGTAATGCGTGGTACATGTTGCGGCGGTCAATGGACTAAAGACTATGCGAGACGATATGGAGCAAAAATTGAAACTCAAAAGTGATTTACTCATAGAGCTATTGGGGATGTTAGAAGTATTAGGGGTTGATTGGGATATATCTAGCGCTAATATAGTACATCTTAGACTTCTGAGAGAAGAAAGATTAATAAGTTAATTACATAGGATTATTATATTGGAAACTATAGCAATAATTATGAAACTCTTAATGTTAGCATTATGTCTCTATGCGCTTATAACTTTTACAGTTGAATATGTATTTATAGGCAAAGTGAGAAAACACAATAAGAATTTCTTTATATCTCATGACTTACGACAGACGCTTTATAAATTAGGAATAAAGTTCGACTAATAGGGTATCTAATAATACGTAGGTGAATAATGAAGAAAGCTAATGAATTGACAACAGAAGATATTGAGATTTTAAATAATATAGTAGAAAATGGAGGAAACTGTCATACACCAAAAGACCTATCATGTGCCAATTGTCCTGTGTTTGTAAAGGGTAGTTTATGTTATCGAAAAGGAATAAAAGAGCGCGCTTTATACCTATTAAGAGAATACAATAAATATATTGATTCTATTTTATTGGAGCAAGAATGACAGATGAGCGATACGTACAGCATGTTATATTAACACGAGATAGCGGTAGACTCAATGTTTGTTTATTAATTGGCCATAAAGATGCAAATATGTCCTGTCTTAAGTCTACCAGATATATTTTGAAAGAAGATGATAGACTTCTAGCTGAAGCTAGAGTACCTTCTCTTAGAAGACTAATGATTGTGTTTTCTAGATTAGGCATAGAGGATTTTACTAAGTATTATAGTCAGGTATATTCAAAAGTATTAAAAAGTTTATTTCCAGATCATAATTGGAAAGAAGATTTTAAGATGAGCACGTCAAACGCAGTGCAATTCGTTTATTGGATAGAAAGAGTCACTAAATGATTGGATTTAAAATAAGTATATTAATAGTAGCCGTTATTATCTTATTTGACTTTATTGAAAGTTCATATGAGTTATTAATAGAGAAACGAAAGTATAGAAAGCATGATAAGAAACGTGCTATCGAGCGCAGAATGGGATATATGTTAAACAAGCTGGAGATTTATTAGATGAGCATGAAACTACCAGACGGATTTAAGAATATAAACGATGTTGCAACCACGGTTAGCAAAGCCAGAGAATCATTGGATTATAGAAATGGGTACACATGCGATATACTTAACCCAACTCAAATTGGTGGAAACGATTGCGATCAATGTATAGTAACCACACTACTTCCTCCTAATTCATGTGACACTAGTAGTTTTAGTAAACTTCTTGATATGCTACAAGAAGTAATTGCTGAGTATATTTTATTGGAGCAACATGAAGATAATTAAGAACACATTTGATATCATAGCTATAGTTATCATGCTGATACTACCTGGTTTTGTTGCACTAGGTATACTCCATATTATAGATACCATTGAAAATAAAAGAAGACGTAAACTAGAGAAAGACTATTATATAGTATGCGATATATTACATGTATGTAATAAATTAGGAATAGGTAGCTAAATATGAGTGAACAAGTATATGTAGTTGATGTAGATATGAGATTAAAAAACGATTCACTAATGATAATAGTTCAAACCGAGCGTGGTAGTTATCATATAAAAAAAGGAAAATACGAGATAATTATTCCTCCTCATGATAGGCACATGGTGAGAGACATGGTATTATCTGCTACTAATTTATTATCTCTGTTTAAGAAACTAGACGTATCTTTAAAAGAACAAAAGTATATGGGGGATACGGCTACAATAATGCTAGTTAAATATTTATGTAAAGATACAAATTGGACTTGGAAGATACACCAGATATTTTCTTAGACTCGCTGATCTTTGGAGATTGGTTGCGTGGGAAAAGAGATGATGACATAGATAAGGTATAGCATAATATGAGACTCGATATAAGTAATACAGAAAGAGATTTGATGTGGGATATAGTGTACAATCTTCATATTATGCTTCTTAAGATGGATATAGATGACGGAACTAATTATGGTATGAATTACTTTGATTACATAGATAGACTCGCAGACAATAATTAAACATAACCGATTCGAAAGATTTACATGATACAAGGGGAGGATTTCATGTACGAAAGTAATAAGAAAAATATCAAAGTAGAATCAGCTGAAGAAGCAATACAACGAGGCGTCAAGATCGAGAAAGATGAAGGTGTAATGCCAAACTCCTTTGTGTATCCAAAGGAATACGGAATGCAGAGACGCAGACGAAGAAGTAAATACAAAGACTACTCTAATAAAGTAGATGTCAGAGAATTGCTATCTAAATGTAGCCAAGAACAGAAAGAAAAATTGATGGCTATTCTCGAGAAACAAGGCATTAAACTGTAGTAATAAACAATATGGAAGGGGGAAACATGAAAAAACTTTTTAGCTTATTAATTTTACTGTCGTTAGTATTATTTGCTAGTTGCGGTGGCGAAGACGGAATCAACGGTCGCGACGGCCTTGATGGTCAAGATGGAATTAGCGGTACTAGTGGAACCGACGGAGTCGACGGTATTAACGGAACCGACGGAGTCGATGGCGTTAACGGCATCAACGGTGTAGACGGTACTGACGGAACTGATGGAGTTGATGGCATCAACGGCATAGATGGTGCTGACGGTACTGACGGCAAATCAGCTTATGAGATTGCAGTAGATAACGGTTTTGTCGGAACAGAAGCAGAATGGCTCGAATCATTAGAGGCAGATGCAGAACTTGAGCAGTTCTGTCAAGACAACATCTCTATCCTAGACTCTATCAACGTAGACGATCATGTCAGCGGTGCATATGCAGATCCGCTGGTGGCAAAGTTCTTTCAGAGTTGTCACACCTATGCATCTGCTTCGACTTATACTGTGCAGAGTTACTCATACTGTTACTACAGCGAGTATTACTTCTACTACTTTGAGTTGGGTTATCTGTACTACGTGAAGGTGGACTTCAACTACGGTAACAATAAGATCACAATGTACAAGAACTTCAACGAGTAGGCATTGCATGACTAAACAGAAGAAAATGTACATAATATACTGCGGTGAGGTGCACGAGATTGATTCTTATTACCCGTCCATTAAAGAAGATAATGTATTTACGGTGTGCATTCATAAATTTAGCTACGAGTTCTTTACACTAGGGGTAGACATCTTTTACACGAGAGAAGAGGCAAAAGATAAACTACCATGAGGCGCTCTACGGAGCGTCTTTTTCTATTTCACATAACCGATTCGACTAGTTGTTATAATAAGGGGGAAATATGAGACCTATACCACGCAAAGGTAGTAAAAGAAAAACTAAAGGATGTGATCTACCATCATCTAGAATTGTAAAAGAACCAAAATGTATTCCTCGCAAACAAGAAGTTAGTGTAGAAAGTACAGGTATTACTGTAGATTTAAGCAATGATCAGCAAAAACTAATAAGAAAAGCACTAGAACAACTTGCTTATGAATATCGTCAACTCCAGTTTGAATTTCCAGACAAATACGATGAATACGATCGAAAACTACAAGACATAGAGACTGTAGAGATCGCTATTGGTTGTGAATTTTTAGAAGATTAGTATTATGTCGGGAGTGCTCCCTGACCGGAGAGTTCGCTACTTGGTTTAGTCACCACACTCCTGGCTCCATAAAAGTGAAGATATGAAAAAAGTAACTGAGCTAACCGCTGATGATATAGAGTTTCTCAATGCCTTGATAAAAGCTAAGGGGGATTGCGTAAGTGTTTACTTTGATGATTTCACTTGCAATACCTGTCCTGTTGCTACAGGTGATGGGGTTAGCTGTTATATATTTCAAATTTTTAATCGAGCAAATTCTCTCTTAAAAGAACACAACAATCATATTAACTCTATACTGCTGGAGGATGAGTGGACAGAGAAGAAATGAAAAAACTTATAAATGAAGTACTAGATGAGAGAGTAATGGCCCATAATAAGCGCGTAGATAAAGATTTCTTTGCTTATGTATTTATAATATTAGGTGTTTCAGTTACTGCATTTATAGTTTTCGTCATGACTGCGTAATGTATTAAGGAGATAAAATGAGTAAGACTGATGCAAGAAAAAGTATTGTCCATAGAAACCCCGATCCGACTACAGAAAAACCAACTAAGCCGTTAAGATCAGGACCAGATAAGGGTGGACATAATGAAGCACCAACAACTCCGCGACCACCTCGTCCTGCACCGCCGACAAAATACGAAGAGAAATATAGAGTCGTGCTCACGACTGTAAATGATACATTGTATGAAGGGACTTACGATGAGTGCAAGATTGTTATCTCAGCCTTCTATAACTATAATCGCTGCACTAATATTGTCTTAGAGAAAGTAGAAGAATGAAGAGAGTAGATGAGTTAACCGAAAAAGACGTAAATAACCTCAAAAAAATAATTAATAAAGAAGGTTATTGCGGTGGCGTGTGGTGTTGGGTATGTCCGATAAGAAGAGGCGACGGACCTTCTTGTAATCGTTTTGCAAACTTAATATTAGCAAAAGATCTATTACATCAGTATAGCGAATACTGTCGCATTGATTCTATATTACTGGAGAATGAATGAGTGACAAACCCACTAAAGAGCAAATAGATCAACTGATAAATCTATACAATGAGTATTATCACCCGGAGACAGGCGAGTGGTCTATATTTGCGGGTAATATCTGTAACATACTAGAACCTTTCGAGATTAATGGTATCTGTGAATACTGTATTATTGCCAAGTTAAACCTAAATCATATGTGTGAGCTTAATAATTACGATGCTGTTTTAAAAGCAGTCGACATTGTAACTCAACAAGCTTTAGAAGACGAGGTCTTCGGGCGCGACGACTAAGTTGACTGACACTGCTACGCCACAGTGCACTGAACCGATTCGATATGTATCTGTACGAGGGGGTGGGTATGCCGTGCAATGAGTGGATTGAGATAAACTATACAGGCACAGAAAAAGTAAATTTCAACACTATGAAATGGAAGTATGAGGGTGAACAATTATGAAAGACTGGTGCGACGACTTATTAAGTGAGATAGAAAGAAGACACGGAACTAAAGTCGCAGCTGCTATCAATTCCATCGTAGATCACGGTTTAGTAAATGAGGCAAATACTTTAATTGAAGCTCTTACAGCTAAAAATGGTACACTAACTGATATTCAGTTAATTAACTTAATGGAATCTAAAAAAAGATTTGAGAACGCAGAGAGCTGGCCGTGCGCGCCGCTAATGAATGAACCATACGGTGGTAAAAATGGTTGCAGTAATTGTATATTATTGAGATTATTGGGTTATTTCAACCCAGACAACTGTCACAAAGACAATGTATTATCTAAAATAAATAGATTGTTGGAAGATCATGCAGAAAGAATTCTGCTGGGGGATTAATGGATCTTACTAAAAAAAAGAGATTGAACTTATATTTCATATACATGATAACCCCGATATGTCTGATGCGGATATATGTATGGCGCTGACACCTATTGATATTGATATATGCGACAATCAATGTCCTACATATAGATACAATGCCAATACACGGTGTTCGTGTCGTAGCACACTCAATGAAATTATCGCTACTATCATAAATCAAGCAGAAGACATTCTATTGGAGGAATGATGGATGTGACTAATAAAGAATACGAAGGTTTAATGAGATGTAAAGAGAATCTAAAAAATAAAGATCAGATGAATATATGTTGTGGATTGGTATATAATTATCCCTGTACAGATAGTTGTGTGCTTCATAAGTATGATCCAATGGAAGATTGCACTGTGGAGAATATACTATCTAGAATAAATGGATTACTTACAGAGCTAGATGCGCGCGTAAGTAATATTCTGTTGGAGGAATGATGAGGGAAACAACAGAATTAACAACCGATGATGTAGTTTTATTAAAAGAATTAGTTGCAAAAAGAGGGGTCTGCAATTATACCGATGGTTGCGAAAATTGTCCGATTTATTGTGAAAATGGACCCTGTTGGAGTAACAGTGCGTTTGCACGAGCATCATCGTTATTGACTAAATATGAAGAATATGTAGATTCTATATTATTGGAGAACGAATGCTAACCGATGAACAGTTAGAAATTCTTCAACGCACTAAATTAAGAATAGAGAACCCCAAAATAGGTTTGTCAGTATGTCAGTTCGTTAATCCTACTGGTAGTAGTTGCTATAAATGCTTATTAAAAGAATTAAGTGGTGGTAAATTAAATTACTGTACTGCTAACAGTATGCTCAAGAAAATAAATGAGTTACTGGATAATCATATAGATTCTTTACTACTTGGAGAAGATGATGGATGTTAGTATATTAACTAAGAAAGAAATAGAAAGAATATGTGAAGCCAAACAAAAGTTACTAGACGGGGCCGACGTTGATGGTTCTTTCTGTGATTTTATGCATCCAAAAGGCGTGGACAAAGATAAATGCGGTTTATGCCCTCTAAATAGAATTAAGCAACAAGAGCACTTTAATTGTTCTTTTAGTAAAACAGCTCTCATAAGTAAACTAAATGAGATATTAGAGCAAGTAGCAGAAAATATACTCTTGGAGCAAGAATGAACGCAAGTGAAGAAGATATTAAAAAACTCACTGAATCTAAGCGAAGAATCATGCACAGTGAAGATCATCCATGTCATCCGCTGAGTAAATTTGATTGGCCAAGATGTAAAACTATTTGTCCACTACATAAGTTACGTCCTTGTGATTTTTGCTCAACAAATGAAATGTTGGAGAGAATAGATGAGATACTAACAAAGACATATGAAATACTAAATCAATGTATCGATGAGGTTTTATTAGGGGATAATAGTGATCAACAAAATAAGTGTACTTAGAAATAAGTCTCTTAATAATATTACGTACTATTCTATATATGTTCGTAAGTGTATTGCAGGAGACTAGAGCAAGGTCTACGAAGAATATCACGGATACGTTGATGTCTATGAAACTCATTTGGACTATAGTGTATCAGAAGAGTGTGATAGATGGCATGCTAGATACACAATAAAAGGTTTAATATTATCAGATATAGTTATGCGAGTAGCATTAGGGGTTGAATAATGAACATAGATGGGATAACAGCAGAAGATATTAATAGACTGCGAGATGCTATTAATGATTTTGGTAAACACTGTGATATATTAAACCCACTTGAGGCGGAAACTACGAGTTGTCGCAGCTGTACATTCTTAAAGATAAAGAAAAAAAGACCCGACTTACGCTGTGCTGGTATGAGTGAGGAGTATTTGTCTCGTTTACTCACAGATATAATGGAAGAAGTTAATAAAAACATTGATGAGCAGTTACTAGGTGATATATGTTAGATAAAAATTATGTTGAAACGTATCTTGATTACGCAAGAAAAGTACAACTGCTCTTTATCCTAGCACGTTTGGGGATACTATGAGTAAAGTAACAGAATTAACTAACGAACATATTGCTTTTTTAAAAAATATTGTTAAATACGGTGGTATGTGTAGTAAGGATTTTTGTCGCGAGTGTACCCCTTTATGTCCTATATTCGACTGTGGATGTACACGAAGTAGTGCTTTTCATAGGGCAACATATATGTTAAAAAAACATGATGAATATATAGATAGTTTACTATTGGAGAACAATGACTGATTTTCAGATTAAAACTAAGAAAACATATGTTATCAGAGATGTATTACGCACGATGTGTAAACTTGACATACTTCCTAAAAGTTATTCCACTCATTCACATACTAATTTAGATTTATCAGTAGTAACTTTTTATGTAACATATACTACTGAACAATATTGTTTGGAAATCAATCATGAGTAATGCAGAAAGCGTTTTAACTATATTAATTACTGTTCTTCCAGTAGCATTTCTTATTATGTCATACAGAGATCATCGACGTTTTTCAAGAATGGAGGATGCGTTCCACGGTTTAGTTTTAACAAATAACTTAAGAGAAACCCTACTGAAAATGGATATAATGTGAAATACAGAGAAGTTAAAGATGTAGAGATAATCATAATAGGTGGTCAACTACTTATGACGATTGATACGGGTTATTATAAGAACAGTATGTTGGCCAGATTAGAGCAGAAAGATGATATTAACAATAAGTTTAAATCACTGAGAAAAGTGATAATTATGTTTATTAGAATGGGTATATTTTTTAATGTAAAAGATCGTTATCCGACAGCAAATACATTGGCGGGTCTACCAATAGTAAAACAATTCTTTCCAGAGCATAAACATTGGAAATTCGCCGATCTAGATCGTAGAAGTACCAATGCGCTAGTTAAATGGTTAAAAGATTAACAAAGGAAGACAATCATGGGAAAAGTCACCACCAAACAACTCATACCTCCTGGTCATCGTGCTTCTATGAAAGATAAATTGAATTTCGCTGCAAAAAGAACAGAAAAAATAGAATGCTATTGTGGAATTGGAAGTTGTACATATTGTTTCTTAAGTGACGGCGATGGACTTCGTTCTTGTTATAATGCGGCTAGTAAATTACTATTAGACAACGTTGTAGATAATATACTACTGGAGAATGAATGAGTTATAAATTAAAGACTGTAAGGGGTATGGAGTCTATAATTAAATTAAGACAATTTTGTGATAAGCTATTTGACACACGTTGTTTGGATGGAAAAGTTAGTAGTGGCAGAACGCAATATTACTCTTATTGGGAAGCAAAATTTCATCTAATAACAATAGAGAAAACTCACGTAGTAAGAATAACCTGTAGTCGCGGAAAGGCCAGCGAATATCGCACTGTTGTGTTCTAATACTAGGATTATAAATGGTAGAAATTTTATTTGCATTATATCAACTCGATATACTAACTACGAAAGATTATTTATTAAAACGCAACATGATCAGACAACACACCAACCATTGTATTAACCGACACGATATATTAACGTCTCAAGGGAAGGATGTATGAAAAAACAGTGCGATTACGGTGTATTCAAGTGGGGATAGCTATAATTGTTATAGTTATTGCACTATGTTCGTGGTTGTCAGCTGATCATAATAAGCGAAGAAAGCGCAGTAAACTAACAGATGCGGACATCAGTAGGTTATTTATATGTAAGTACTCTCTATATAAGCTATTCGAAAGAATAGCAGAAGAACACAGAAAGAACAGAAATTAAATAGGAGTAACATGTATCAACTCAACGCTAAAGATTTAATAATTCGCATGGCTATAATACAGGTTCTAGTAAGACTTAATATAATGCAGCACGACTATAACTATGACGATACCACGACATATATAAGAATTGCTCAGATGTGGTCGTTCAGAGAACTTAAAAGAGAAGAAATGATAAATCAATGGTTAAAAAAGATAACTGAAGAAGAGTGTGATAAAACATATACATTAAAAATATGGTGGAGAGATGAAGATTAAAAAAGGCAACAGTCACGTATACAAACATGACGAATTAGATATAGTGTTCAACTTCGAGGAGATGATTGTCATAAGTCTAAAAAGAAATCCATTCTCTAACCTGAAGGGATTTAAGGTGTACGTAGATAGCGGAACATCCATTGATTTAGAGGTCGATAATGAAGGCTTTCTAACTATTAAAGGAATGAGATTGGAGTTTGAAGAAGTACAGAAAGCATTTGAAGACTATATAGCTAATACACTGTTGGAGGCACTATGACAACCATGGGTGAACTTGAAGAACAAAGAGCAGAACTACTTAAAAGAGCCTTTAATTTCTTCTTTAAGCAACTTGAATTAGAAGAAGAAGAAAACTGCTTATGTAAGCTGAAAGTAAATCTAGTGCACTACAGTACATTACCGGTTGGTACAGAAGGAATATGCACTACTGCGATAAATGTGAAGACCAGAGAAATCACTGATATTAGCGTTCGCATAAAGAATACCTCCAACAGCTGGGGAATGGTAGAAACGCTAGCACATGAAATGATACATGTAAAACAGAATATTACTGGAGATCTTAAGCACGGTGTAAGATGGAAAAAACTATTCGGTATTATTCCTTATATGCCATATAGTTATCCAATATACAAAGGGATAGACTGCGACGATGTTCCATATAAAGATAGATTATTTGAAATAGAGGCTTTTACAGAGCAATCAAATCTAACTAAACTATTTTTAATGGATGAGATGAGGAAGAAAGATGAGCAAGAAGATCAAAGCGAACAAGATATTGAAGTGGTGGTTTAAAGAGCAAACTGAGTATAGAGAATTACTATTAAAATTTAAGTTAACACTTTATAAGTTAAGCATACATAGAGAGCCTTTTTTACTCGGTAAATACTATAAAACTATAAAATCTGCTCACGAACACTACATTGATAAACCGACTCGAAATTAATTCATAGAGATAGCAAACCCAAAAAGAAGGAGTATCTATGAGTAAGCTAAATCAAAAAGAGGCCGTATATAATGCGGTAAAGAAAGTGACCGGTAAGGACCATAACGAGGGCGATGTTCTTACATTAACAAAAGATCAGAAGAGTGAAGTGCGATCACTCTTGGTAACAAGTTTTGAGAATAACGAAGTTGAATTGAAGTCTGCCCAAGACGACATCAAGAAGTATGTCAACAGTCTGCTCAATAACTGGTTGAGAAAAGACAAGAGATTCAATGGTGGTGAAACTTATGTCATCAAGAATAAGGGTTCAAGAACTGGCCAGAGCGATGCTATGGTAAAAAATCTACGTCTTTTATTGAAGAAAGACACTCTGACTGAATCTGAGAGAACAGATATTCAAGAGGCCATCAATACAAGACTGGATGAGATTGCCCCAACCAAGAAGATTGAAGTTGATGCAAATGTTATCCCCGCAGAATTACAGCATCTTCTATAAGATCTATTAAAACATTATACAAATGCCTGACTTCGGTCAGGCATTTTTGTATACAGGGGTAGAAAATGATTATTAGAGATGGCGCATTCTGGTATGACTTCGACAAGATGATGATGATGCGGGGTGGTCCTGCTATGATGGATGTGCGCTACTTAGTCTATATAGAAGAAGGTCCATCATATCAGAAAGAAGGCTTATGCTGGACAAATAACGATCCAAAATTATGTAAAATCAATCCTTATCTGTGCTATCGTCTTCCAGAATCTGCACAATTCTTATATAACGAATATCTCGCCGAAAAAGAACTCCTCGGTTACTAAACCGATACGAGAATTATATAAAGGGGAGGCAATATGGTAAATCAACAACATTTAAAAGAAGTAGCAAAAGAATATTTAAAGACAAACAGAGCTAGTTCTTCAGAAGAAGATGTGCAACGCAATATTAAAGAATGGATTCGCGTCTATGGCTCAGAGGATAGAATTTATAAATTACTATGCATGTGCACAGGAACGACTCCTAAAACAATAGAAGAGCAATATGAACCATGTTTAAAGAGTCAATGTGAGTGCGGAGCGCAATACACGGACTTTCCAAACTTTCATTCTACTTGGTGCAAGTTATATAAACCACATTGTTAAGTAGGATTTATGAGCGAACCAACTAAGAAAGTAGACTACTACAAAAATGGCAATATAAGTTATAAAGAATACTACTTAAACAACAAGCTTCATAGAGTAGACGGTCCAGCTCATATAAGCTACAACGAAAACGGTAGTATAAGTTATGAAGAATACTACTTAAACGACAAGCTTCACAGAGTAGACGGTCCAGCTCATATAAGCTACAACGAAAACGGTAGTATAAGTTATGAAGAATACTACTTAAACGACAAGCTTCACAGAGTAGATGGTCCAGCTTACATAAGCTACTACGAAGACGGTAACATAAGATGTGAAGAATACTGGTTAAATAGTAAGGAGTTTACCAAAGAAGAGTTTTTAGTAAGCAAAGAGTATCAAAACTACTTAGCTGATTTAGAGATTGAAAGGATGTTAGGGAAAAGAGAGGGGTAATATGCGTATTATAGCAATCAGTATTTTAGTAATTTTCTTATCCACTTATGGTATTTATCGCTATTTAGATAGTTCTGCCAAACATCGAGCAGTACAGATAAAAAAATGTGATGCTCGTCTAGTGATTAGAAAATTAGAATGTCAGGCAAGAGGATCAATAGGTTCGGCACGCTATATCATTGACTCTTATCCCCCTATCGCAACTAACAAAAAACATATTATATCAGAGGCAAAGAAACTAGAGAAACTTCTATATGAGCAATGTATGGATTCTATAGTTTGGGATTATGTTGATGATAACATCAGTGAATGTAGATATGTGTTCAAGAAGATTAAAGTTGAGTTTTTAGAGAATAGAGCGGAAGAGTTACTGCGCTCTATAATCAATAGAGAAATAGAAAAATCTCGGGGGAGAAATGACACGTAATCAACTTATTCTCAAGCGCAATAGACTTGAAAGAGAGTTAGAGATTCTTGAAGATAACGAACAAGATGGTTCGGCTAACTATTATCTGTTAGATAAAGAACTGAATGAGGTGCTTGATCAGTTAAATGAAGCAGAAGAACAACAGAAGAAAAGAGACCAAGAACAACTCGAGCAGCATCGTCTTGATCAGTTCAAACTGAAGATCAAGAGTAAGTACGACATGGATTTTGATGAGTGGTACGAGAAAGCAAAAGCCATGTATGTAGTAACAGATAACTTCACTGTCATCAGCAATGCCAGCAATTGGAAAGAAGATAAAACATGGGAGTTCTCTTCTAAGATAGATGCACTAGAAAAAGTTGAGCAGCTTATTGATTGGAAGTATTATGACCACTTTGTAAGAGAGAAACAATGAAATCATTATTTAAAAAGATTCTGCGTCTTTTAAGACACTTTGATCGCTATTATGACATTCTTGAGGAGCTAAAGAAATATAAGGAAGAACTAAAGAATAAGAGTTAATCTTCTTTATCGGCAAACTTTCTTAATACGTCTTCTACATCAAGACACTTAATATCGCATAATTTATCTAATGCTCGCTTATATCTTTTTAAATTCTCTACCTCACGAATGAGTGCAGCGTTGGTCTTCTGTCTTTCTTTTCTCTCTTCTGTTTTCTTATCTGCATCACGACATATTCTGCATGTAGATCTGTACCATATCGTACCGTCTTTTTTGATACGACCCTTCTCTCTCTTTCTTTTCCCGCAGACCGGACAAATAAGTGATTCCTCATTCATATCAATATTAGACCACGATAACAAATGGGACTAAGCTGTGGGGTTTAGACTATAACCGAAACGAGTATTTATATGAAGAGGTGTATTTATGAATAAACCAACTAAGAAAGTAGACTACTACGAAGACGGTAGCATAAGTTATGAAGCTTACTACTTAAACGACAAGCGTCATAGAATAGACGGTCCAGCTTACATAAGCTACTACGAAAACGGTAGCATAAGTTATGAAGCTTACTACTTAAACGACAAGAAGCTTACTAAAGAAGAGTTTTTAGCAAGCAAAGAGCATCAAAACTACTTAGCTGATTTAGAAATAGAGAGGATGCTAGATGAGTAAGAAAGATTCACCATTATTTAACAGTAGTACTTTTCATATGGCAAACATACTGTATAAATTAAACATGATAAATGATGTAGAAAGTATAATATTACATATGTTGTTGCGTAATTATTGGATGAAAAATGTCCGATTCTAAAATACTTGAAATGTCTTTTATTGTTAGAAATAAGGTAACAGGTTTAGCAGCAATAATACGCAAACTGAAGATATTAAGTGATATGGAATCTATTTTCTTAGAAGCATATCTATGGAGTTATTGGTTAGATGACTAAGAAAAAAAGAAAACTATCAAAATCTGACATTAGAAGACGTGATAAGAACTGGAATCTGACACAGAATATCTATGATGAAGCATGTCTTGAATTAAGATATACAATGCTAGATATAAAGAAAGAACTACTTCATAATGTAATAAATGAAGACGAGTTTTTAGAGAAGAAAAATAAACTAGATGATTTATACTGTCAGAAGATACGACAACTAGAAACTTCACAACTAGAAGAGATAGTCTCTGTCTACAGAGATGGACTCATCAAGCGCACGCAAAAGACTATACAGATGATTCTAGACGAGATAGCAAATCGTGCCATCTTAGATACTTAACCGATGCGATATCTAATATAATAAAAAGGGGTTATTATATGTGCTCAGAGATAATCTACAAAGAAGAACTTACACCAATAGAAGAACTCAGTGAGATAAACACGGTTTTACGCTCGTTAAGTTCTATTTTAAGTGAGCCTTATCACTGTGACAGAGAGTTGCATGAGTGCGCTTACAAACTATTCCTCAAAAGAAAAGAAGAATTAGAGAAGATCTTAGCAGAGACGAAAGATGATACTTAGAGATATGACGATTGCACTTAATTTAGAACAGACGCTGTCTCTGCTAATACATGGTAGAAGACATTGTTCTTTATTCAGTTGGATCAAGTTAAATAACTTCTGTGACAGATATGGAGCACAGATTACCATTTAGGAGTATTATGGATGAGTTTGAAGTGTATCTAGAGTCTTCTCAGTTGAGAGAGTTGTTTGAACAAGTAGATAACTATTCAGCAGAGGATTTTTATGAGCGATACGAGTATGACAGGGAAGAGCTTTCCCTATCGTGAGCATGATTTCGAATGGAAATTGACGGTAGATAGTCGTTATTACAGTATACCTAAGATCTACAACATGAGAATATGGATAGAGGAAGATGATGGTCAGTGGAAGATGTTCAAATTCTTGTGCGATAAGCGCGTAGGTAAAGATGGTAAAGAATTACCAGATCATCAGCCTAGTGAACTAAGATATAGAGAGGCCGGCAACATGTTAGAAGTCAAGCATCCTGGTGGAAGATGGCAAAGACTACGTCCAGATAAAAGAGATGCTTTTTTAGAGAAATATCACTACTTCTTTACAGCAAATGAGATATTATTGGGGTTATAAATGGATGAGAAGAAACTGAAGAAACTAACACAAGATCTTAAAAAGAAAGATACGGAATTTCTAGAGAAAGCTCTCAAAGAATTGGAAGACATGAAAGACGAATACTACATCATCTTTCATATTTTAGAACCTAGGCGGAAACAAGCAGCAGAACAAAAGAAAAGAGATATTCTCAATAAAATGATTAATGAAACTAAATATGTTGAGTGCGAATACCCTAGTATGGGTTTTATGGGTGAAGATGGACACTGTACTCTTGAAAATAAAAAACAAGCCGATGCCTTATTAAAAGCATTAAAAGATAATACAACTTATTATTATGCATACATATTAGAGTGGAATGGTAAAGGAGAATACATAGTTGAACCTAGTTACAACTACGATCATGATAATGAGATTGTATATACAGCAACTATAAAGAAGGTAAAATGAAAAAGAACAGGGGTAACAAGCGCAGACACAAGATTAGAAAGCGAATGAAATCACTCAAGAAGTGTGCAACAAGAAAACCTATTGCTCCACCAACTATAGTCTTCAAAGACAAAAAGAAATACTCACGTAAAGAAAACAAAAAGATCATAAGAGACTGTAAAACTGATCAATAACATAACCGATTCGAAAATCATATACAAACGGGGAATCATATGAGTAAATTAAGTCAAAAAGATGCAGTCTACAATATTACATGTTCTGTTCTCGATGAGAACAATATTCATTTAGAGGATGGTCAGAGTATCAATGAGGTCATGACTAAAGACATGAGGCAATCTATAACATTATGTCTCATTGCGGGTTTCAATTCAGGAGAAGTTCAGATCGATAAAGACTACGAAGAAAAAGAGCTGAGATCATATACTCAATCGGTGATCAGTAACTGGTTTCGTAAGGACGCTAGATTGAATGGTGGTTCTAAGTACGAGCCAAAAGATAAAGGATCAAAAGTCGGATTCAATGATCCTCAAGTAAAAGCCATGCGTCGCATGTTAAAAGAAGTCAAGAAAACTGGAAATATAAAACATATCAAAGCAATTGAGTCTGAGATAGATAAGAAATTAAGAGAGATTAGGGACAAGAGGTTAAAAGACAAAGTTGATGCACAAGCCATCCCTGAACATCTAAGACATCTCTTGTAGTCGAATGACTGCAACTAACCCGAGAGCTAACAAATCCCCCTTATAGCTCTCGGGTTTTCTTATTAGGGGAAAGGGGATTTCTATGAAGAAAGCGTTATTTGCTTTACTCATCTTTATGTCAATTACTTCTTGTCGAAGTCACACTTGCGACGTCCATCCTGAATATGTCGCGATAGAAGAATCCAGAACAATCATCGCAGTCATAGATACAGGTGTTACCTTTTCAGAGAAGATTAGACCCTACCTATGCGGTTATCATGTTGATCTAACTGGTAAAGGCATAGAAGACGTAGACGGACACGGAACAATGGTGACGAGTATACTTATGACGTATATAGATCCGAGTAAACAATGTATCTTTCCAATAAAGTGGTATCATAACAAAGAAACTAACGAAGAAAACCCTATATCATCTTATTCCATGATGGAAGCAGTACATGTATCAGGTGCAAAATACGTCAACATGAGTCTTTCTAGTACAGCACCATCGTTCTATGGAAAGATACCACTTATGGTTTTGTTAAATAAAGGTGTAGTATTTGCCGTTGCTGCAGGTAATGACGGTAATGATTTATCCGAGAAGTGCGACTCGTATCCTGCGTGTTATGACTTAAAGTATGAGAATTTCTATGTTGTGGGTGGACTTCGTAATAATAAAATATATAAGGGTCACAACTACGGTGGACCAGTTAACGCATATGAGAATTCTGTTAACGTGATGGTCGACGGCAAGAAATGGAGTGGAACATCAGTATCTACACCTATATTCTTGGGTAAACTAATACAGAAAAGAGAGGGACAATGATAACAATATTCGGACTTTTATTTTGTCTTGTAGTTTTCTTTGTTTTTAAGCGCAGAGACTTATTTAAGTTTAACTTTAAGAAAGCTTGTAGATATATGTTAGTTGACGTAATAGTTATATCTATACTATCATCAGGGTTAGATTATGCTGGGATTAATAAAATAGAAGACCCTATGGATGGAGTGACGTACGAGATGCAACAGATGATCAAGAATACTTCTATTCTAGGTATATCTTTGGCAGGTTTTGAAGACGCTATTTTTGTACTGCCATTATTGGTTTTACCACAAGTACGCGTCATCAAGTATGTGGGTATTGCTGCAATGTCATACCTGTTTATGAGAGGACATGACTATCAGGGAAGACGCGCCATGTTGGTTAAAGTCGGCTGTATACCTATCGCTTACTATTTCGCATCGCGCTATGGCATATTAACCACAATGGCATCCCATGCTGCAAAAGACATGATCGCACTTTCTGCCATAAAATTTAAGATATGGTTGTACAACAAACAACTTGAAGAAGAACCTAAACCAATTCGATAGATTCATGTGACCAGGGGAGGATTATATGAAGGTTAAAGAGTTAATTGAGTTATTAGAGACGTTTGATAGAGAAGCCACTATCATAACACAAGAATATAACGGTTGTAATGATGCCATTTCTGAAGTAGAGAATGTATTTCAGATAAGGGCAAATAACAAAATTCCAACATGGGATGACAGTACCTATACTGATATAGTGGGCCATGACGGAGTCACAAAAGAAAACGTTGTTTACATAAGATAAGATTAGAGAAGATATAATAGGGGGAATTATATGCGTTATCTAATGGTGTTGTTTTTTCTAGTATTCACTATCAACGAATGCAGTGGTTTCACATCCATAATGGAGGATACCATTGCAATGATTATCAGAGAACCAATGATGAAAGCCGGTGCTACAGAAGAGAGCGTGCAGAAGGCAGCAGAAGGTCTAACTGCAACTAAGACGGTTCGTGCAAAGATAAGAAACTTAAATAAAACTAAGAGAAAACTTGAGAACAGAGTATATATAGCATTTGAAGAGACAACAGGAATCGCTAAAGAACATGTTGCTACTGTGATGGCCTTAAGTCTGAGTTTAGCTAAGGGAAGCGTAGACACTCATGCTATCAAGTACAGGATAAAGTTAGCCAGAGATGTAAAAATACGCCCTGATGTAAAGTATGATTTTAACGCAGGTGATTTATTAAGTAGTATCAGTCTCAATATGGAGTGGTAAATAGTGAAGTCCGCAAAAGATCTAACTACAGAAGATATAGAGATACTCAATAAGCTCATAGAGTATGGGGGTGACTGCTATGAACTACCAGAATTGATGTGTTGTAACTGCCCTATAAATCCAGGCACTATATGTCAGGATGGATTTGATCTCCAGCGAGCTAAAAAACTACTGCAGGAGTATGAAACATACATAGTAGAGAAAATACTACTGGATAAAGAATGAGAGCATTCATAGATTCTCTATCAGAGGAAGATAGAAGATGGATAATGGAAGTAGAAGCAGATGATAGAAGTATCTATTGTCGTTTTTATGATGAGCACTATATGCTTTGCTCTAAATGCCCCATTAATAAGGCTCTTGAAGAGTTCAGTAATTTTGGTACGTGTCATAAAGCATTAAGTAAACTAAAAGAGGAGATTAACTCTATCGCAGTCGAAAAGATCCTATTGGAGGAGCAGTGAGAGAATTCTTGAAGTCTCTATCTGAGGAAGAATTAGAGTGGATCAGCACAGTTGAGACAGATGATTACTGTGTATTATGTGGATACAGTGGAGATGCACCGCGATGTAAAGCCTGTCCAGTTAGGTTATGTATTTACAGATACACGAGCTCTAATTGTCTCTGTACTCTAAACAAAATGAGAAAAGAGTTATTCGATATGGTAGATGACTTATTACTAGGAGAAAAATATGAAGAATAAGCTAACGACAGCGGAGAAAAGTTACATCATTTGCATGATTTTCATACTACTTTTAAATACTTTTATAGTGTTTTGTTGCATTCATGATGCTTTTATCTTAGCCGCGCACGATAAGTTCTTAGTGGCCGGCATTAATCTAGGTATATCTTTTCTCTGCATGTATAATATTAATGAATGGTTAAAGAAAATTAGGGAGATACGTGAAGGTACTAATAATAGGGAGCAATCCATCTCAGAAAAGCCCTGATGAAACGCCGTTTCATAAGTCAACACAGTCTAGAACCATACTAGATAAATGGTTTGACGGGTGGGACGTCGAGTTTACATTCACTAATGTATCGAGCACACCGACAGATAACAACAGGCCACTGCGGGTCTCCGAGATAAGAGATAATCTTCCTGCTCTGCGTGAGACAATAGATTCTCACAGAGATCATAAAATAGTTACACTTGGAAAGACTGCTGAGCGCGCACTTAACATGCTTGAACTAGATTTCTTCGCCGCACCTCACCCGTCAGGATGTAATCGTCAGTTGAACGATCAAGAGTTTGTAGCTGATATGCTATGCAAGTTAAGAAAATATTTAAGTGGGGAATAATGTATTCTTTTGTGAGAGGTGTAGCTTTTATATTTTATGCTATGTATTGTATTTTTACAAACGACATGCAGAGTCTATACAACGTTTCTATCAAGAAATATAAAAGCAGAGTGGTATTATTCAACACCTTAACTAAGTTAGAGATCATAGAAGAAGAGATCACATATGAGCCATATGGGGGCCCAAGGTGAGAAGCATATTAGATACCATACTAATGCTACTAGATATAGTTAGATATGTATTGTGTATTGATGATGATAACGATTACAGTACACGTGCATTAGATCGCTTAAAGACCAAATTAAACAGTAGAAGAGTGTTATTTAAAACCCTAGTTAAACTAGAAGTCATAAAAAACACTAAGTTTAATAAGTTGATAACAACCCGAAGAAGACCGCCAAAATAAGTTGATCACATGATATAATATAAGGATGGAACCGGAACAAATTCAAGCAAACATCCTTCGTATTCTGTATCAACTACGCGTGTTAAACTATAATCAACTGGATACAATCATAGACGTACTACAGATTCGCTTATTCGAGCGTGAACTATCTCGCAATAGCAATAACTAAACCGATTCGATTAATATATATCAGCGACGGTCACTAGCAGAAAACACTGCAAGATCAACGGTTGTTATTATGCTTTGATGGGACTAGGTAAAGAGTTCTAAGTCGACAGTACTCCTATTGCTCTAAGAAGTGGAACTGCATTGCAAACGGTTCCACTTCTTCATTTAAGAAAATATGTTTATTATTTGTTTAGTATATGAGTTAATTATGAGAGAGGCGTGGTGCAGAGGCGATATCCTCAGGGCCGGTTCGACTCCGGGCTCTCTCCCCGTAGAAAGCCACTGGGACTTTAGCGAGAGAAGTTAAAAGCTAGTTAAGCATCGATTAACCACATCGGATGACACTAGTGTTCCGAAGGACTCGTGCTTCCCAGACTGACATAACTGGGCGGATGGCTTGTCAGCGTCCGCCCCTTTTTATTTTGGAGGAAAGATGAAATTGCTGAAATTACTTATTCTCGTCGCCTTTATCCTGATGTTGTTTCGCAATGTCGATGCGTCTGAAAATAAGTATATATGGAAGATTAATGTACTACACAGCGGTCAATGGACACAGTATTTCTGTAAAGACTATAAACAAAGAGATGAATATATTAGACTTGAGAATTGCGATGATAGTTCGTATACTGTTTTAGTACCATACACAAATCTCATTGAGATTAAACCCAATAAATAAGTAGGTTAATTATGAGTATACATGCAGAAGAAAGACTAAAATCAATTGATTTATCTGAGTTATCGATAAGTAAAATAAATAAACTAAAAAGAAGCATCAGGGATAATGATGAACCATGTGGCATACTAAAAATTGGTGGCGACGACGGTGAGTGTTTTTTTAATGTAATAGGTATGAATTGTATCGACATGGCAAAAAAAATAGTAGAACTATATGAAGATACAATAGATAAGATTATCCTTGGAGAAGATGATGTGGGAGTGGGATATTAAAGAGATAATACAACTGGATGATGTAAGACTAGAGAAGATGCCGCACGGATATTTAGATAGATTTGATGTCATGCACGATAAAATAAAGCTAGGATACGTTGTTGTTATCGCAGGAGAGATACGTGCGTGTCTACCCAATGTGCACGCAGTTGATCACAATAGAATTCACGCTCACGTGATTAACTTAGTTTTACAGACCATTCTAGAAGAGCTGATATTCAACTGACACTGCTTCGCGAGCGTCGCACTATAAACAGCATCAACAGATTCGATATTAAACACGTATAAAAGTATCAATTCGGAGAATTAATGAGCGGTGAGTTAGTAATTATCAATAAAAACCATAAGCGTTTTGAATTAAATTTCAACAATATGGTTTTGACTGTTTATAGTACGCATAAACAATGGAATATATTATTGAAGGTAGACGAGTGCGGCAATATGCTGTATAGAAATCCAAAAGAAGGGTCATTATATAAACCTGAAAAAGAAGGTAATTTTAGCATATCTATAAAACAAGCTTATGATAATTGGGCAGCAGAACAAATCCTTCTAGGAGACAATGATGAATCTTGAGATGAGTCTATCATATTACTGCTATCTCATAGTTGAGAAGAACAAGTTAAATACTATGAGACTTAGGCAATATCAACGCATCAATAGACACAACAACGAGATAACAAAGAAAAAAGGATATTATTCGCGTCCATGTTTGCTTGATAGTGATAGATATATAAAAGATCAGTTAATTTTACTGGAGAAAATACAGATAAAAATTAAAGATTGCAAGAAGATCATGTCTGAAGCTCGTAGAGCAACAGGTTATAGCCCTTACTATAATAGTAGTAACTTTATTAAAAATATACACAAAGATGGAACCTGTATAAGTGAAGATCAGATAAAGCGTCTACACGATGATTATCTAGCAGAGGCTGCCATATTTGGAATCGATGTTAAAAACCCCTACGAGATGGGGGTATAATGGTAGAACCAACTAAGAAAGTAGACTACTACAAAGACGGTAACATAAGATGTGAAGAATACTGGTTAAATAGTAAGGAGTTTACCAAAGAAGAGTTTTTAGTAAGCAAAGAGTATCAAAACTACTTAGCTGATTTAGAAATAGAGAGAATCTTAGATGAAGAGTAAAATATTTCTCATAGTCGTGTGTTACATTACTGTAATCGTAATGGGTTATCAAGTGTATAAGGTGGTTGATAGTAAAATCAATAACATAAATAAAAACATTGAAACTTTAGTTAAAGAACGATACATAAAATAATTAGCTTCCTGGTATAATATTAGTATCTATACAACAAGGAGTTTGACATAGGTGTCGTGAAGTTAGGGGAAGAAGAATATAAACGTTATAAAAAAATACAACAAGAAAACGTAAAGCTTAAAGATGAAGTAAGAAAACTAAGAAAAATATTACAACACGCCAACTTAGATAACAAGATGGACCCCGATAAGAAAGAAGCGCGCAATCTTCGTCGCGAGAAAGAAGCCATCAACAACAAAGACATTTGCCCTCACTGCAAGAGTCAACTCAGTAGAGTACGCATACCGCGTCAGAACAAAACATTATTACTTTGTAAACAGTGCCCGCATCGGGAATTCATATCCGACCTCGACCAATCCGATTAATTCTTGTAGAATAACGAGAGTTTATCAAGAGGTGTAACAATGTTTGAACTTTTAAAAAATGAGTTCTGTGGTGGAAGTCTGCAGGGATATGTATCTATTTCACCTGCTCTATTAGTAAAAATATTTGGAAAACCAGAAGACAGTGATGAGTATAAGGTCAGCGGTGAGTATTGTTTTCGTCATGTAGATAGCGGTAAAACATACACATTATACGACTGGAAATGCACGTCGCTTTATTATAGTTCTTACCCCTCACCTAAAAAATTCTGGGCCCAAACTGAGAAATATGAGTTTCATATAGGTGGCGGCGACGACGAACATGTCAAAGAACTAATAAATGCATTGGAGACATTAGATACAAGAATCTTAGAGCAGATAATGCTATTAGAAGATAAGTCTGAGACTATCAAATTTTAAGGAGGGGTTATGCCAAAATTTAAAGCGAAAACTGGTAACTTTAAAAAGCAAGGAAAAGTATATGAGACTATCTCTATTTACGAGATGGACGATGAAGGTTTTCAAAAGTATCCTAAAGCAACCATCTGTATAGGAGTTAAGAAGGCAAAAGCCTTGTTGGCCTGTATCGAAGATCTAAAGAAGTTTGTGGAAGATAATATGCCACCTGAAGAACTGAACGCCATGGTAGAGAAAATGTTGGTCGGAGATGGTAAGTAATGTCTTTGGTCAAGAACACAAAATATAGCAGTAATAGCTCTATTGCTATACGTGCAGAATATAATAATAGTTCTGTATGGTGTGTAATCGATGGTGAACCAATGCGAATACAGGTTAGATTAAAGCCATTTGAGACTGGTTATCAGATTGTATTCAGATTGTACGGCACATCTATAGAGCTACCGTTTACACCTGACATGGTTCTGTGCAGGACAAAAGCAGACTGCGACCCGATCATCATGAGTCAGAGCATTGACAAGATGTTGAAAGGTGAACTGTGAGTGAACCAACTAAGAAAGTAAGATACTATGAAAACGGTAACATAGATCGTGAAGAATACTATCTAAATGGTAAGCGTCATAGAGTAGACAGTCCAGCTTACATAGAATACTACAAAAACGGTAAAGTATTTTCTGAAGAATACTACTTAAATGGTAAGTGTCATAGAGTAGACGGTCCAGCTGTCATAAGCTACTATGAAGATGGTAGCATAAACTATAAAATTTACTGCTTAAATGGTAAGCGTCATAGAGTAGACGGTCCGGCTATCATAAACTACTATGAAGACGGTAATGTAAAATATGAAGAATACTGGCTAAACGGTAATGAATTTACTAAAAAAGAATTTACTAATAGTCCAGAGCATCAAAATTACTTAGCTGACTTAGAGATAGAGAGGATGTTAGATGAGTGAACCTAAGAAGGTAATATCATACTATAGTGACGGTACTATTTGCTATGAAGAGTATTTTTTAAATGGCGAGTATCACAGAGTAGACGGTCCAGCTTATATTTATTATTGCGTGAACGGAAACATTAAAGAGGTTCATTATTTGATTAATAGTGACCTTCATAGGATTGATGGACCAGCTATCGCAGAATATTACAAGAATGGTAAAGTTAAACTCGAACATTATTATATAAATCATGTCTTACATAGAGTTGATGGACCAGCTATCATAAAATATTATGAGAATGGTAAGATTGAATATAAGGAGTATTACTTAAACGACAAATACTTAACTAAAGAAGAATTCTTAAGAAGTGAAGAACATCAAAACTACTTAGCTGATAAAGAAATTGAAAAAATATTGAGTACGCAATGAAAGTATTATACATTGATGTAGTAATGCAAGAGGTGCCAGATGAGGTATCTCTAGCACTATCTATAACCGGATGTCCCAACAGATGCGAGGGTTGCCACACACCAGAGCTGCGCAATCCGAGTTTGGGTGACGAGTTCACAGATAAGATACTCACTGATCTCCTAGATAAGTACGATGGTCTTATTAGTTGTGTACTGTTTTTCGGCGGAGACCACCTAGAAGAAGAACTAATACATAAATTAAAAATAGTTAGAAAACGCGGCTACAAAACATGTCTGTATACAGGAAACGATGATGCAAGCGACGCTATAAAATCTCACTTGGATTATATAAAAGTTGGTCCATATATTGCTAACAAAGGTTCACTTTTTTCAAAAAAAACTAATCAGCGTATGTATAATCTCATTGATGGTAAAATTATAGATATCACATACAAATTCCAACTTTAATTCAATGAGAGGCATTAATGATTAAAATCACTCCGGCTCAGGTCAGAAAGAAAATTCAATTTATTGAAGATTACAAAAAAGCAGAAAATAATGCTGAGGGCAGTAAACTAGACGCAAACGCAAACGTTTCTTGCAAGAATATCAGCACACTATCTGCAGAATTAAATAAAGATATTAATATTCAAGTCAATCGTGCTTTAATGAGAGATAAGATAAAAGAACTATTTGGGGAAGAGACAGCGCTAGAGTATATCAGACAAATCGCAGAGCATGAAATATATGTTCATGACGAGTCTAGTCTAATGCCTTACTGTGCAAGCATCACATTGTATCCTTTGCTATTAGATGGTTTAACAAAGTTAGGTGGAGAGTGTAAGGCACCGAAACATATTCAGTCGTTCTGTGGTAGTCTCATCAACTTGGTATTTGCAATATCGAGTCAGTTTGCTGGTGCCGTAGCAACGGTAGAATTCCTGATGTACTTCGATCATTTTGCTCGTAAAGATTGGGGAGACGACTATCTCAACACACATAAGGAGATTGTTGAAGGGTTGTTTCAACATGTGGTATATAGCATAAATCAACCGGCAGCATCAAGAAATTACCAGTCTTGTTTCTGGAATATATCTCTCTACGACAGAGAATATTTTAATTCTATGTTCGGCAATTTTGTGTTTCCAGATGGTAATAAACCAGTATACGAGTCAGTTGACAAGCTTCAACGCTTCTTCATGAAATGGTTTAATAAAGAGCGAGAGCGTGCAGTACTTACGTTTCCCGTTATCACTGCTGCCATGTTAGTGGACGACAAGAGCCCCGTAGATAAAGACTTTGCAGATTTTTGTGCCGAGGAGCTATCTGAAGGTAATAGTTTCTTCATATATCAGAGTAAATCTGCAGATAGTTTAGCTAGTTGCTGCAGATTGAGAAACGAGATGTCGGATAATACTTTCTCGTATACGCTCGGAGCAGGCGGTGTCAGTACAGGTTCAATCAATGTAATAACCATCAACATGAATCGTCTAGTTCAAGATAATAGAGATCTTAAAATAGAAGTTGAGAAGGTACAGAAGTATCAGGTTGCCTATAGATCACTAATGGACGACTATCATAAAGCGGGATTACTTCCAGCATACGATGCCGGCTTCATTCACCTAGATAAACAATTCTTAACAATTGGTATAAACGGCATGGTAGAAGCGGCAGAGTCCCAAGGGATTCAACCAGGTAACAACAAAAAATACAAGAATTGGGTTAAGACGCAGCTGAGAACTATCTACAATGCTAATAAGCGCGCAAAGAATAAGTATGGTTATATGTTTAATACCGAATTTGTTCCCGCTGAAAACCTTGGAGCAAAAAATGCTGCATGGGATAAGAAGGGCGGATATGAGGTGAACCGCGACCTATACAACTCATACTTCTATCCTGTAGAAGATGAATCTATTAATGCCCTAGATAAATTCATTCTACACGGCGAAGAGATAGTTCAATATCTTGATGGCGGTAGTGCACTGCACCTTAACCTAGACGATTATCCAACTAAAGAATCCTATCTTAAACTATTCGATATAAGTGCAAGAGTGGGTTGTAATTACTTCACTACAAACGTTAAAGTAACAGTATGTAATGAGTGCGATAACATCGATAAAAAGACTCTACATAAATGTCCCAAATGCGGTTCAGATAACGTAGATTGGGCAACTAGAGTTATTGGTTACCTAAAGCGTGTGGATAGTTTTAGTAGTGCTAGACAGCAAGAAGAAAAACTACGTCACTACCATAATAAAGATATAAAAACACAATAGCATCAACAACATCGGTGGTTTTTTTATCTGTCTAATAATTAAGAACGAGAAAATAAAACCACCGATGGAGTATTCCATGACTAAAGAAGAAATTGATATGATTGATAAATTCTTACTGAAATTAGGTAAGATGAAGGGTGATGCATTTAGAAATCCAGATACTGGAGCCTTTGAAGTAATGATAAAGAAAGCCGACCTCATACGTGAGATTAATGAGTTTGTAAATAAGATGAAAGATATCAAACCTGAATAAAGGAAATAGTATGAAGTATATTGATGTGGAACATGAGGTATTATTTAAGGTAGGATCATTTGATGAGAAAGCAGTTGTAACAGCAAACTGCACACCAACTGAAGAACCAAACATATATGATATACGTGTAACTGTTAAAGCAAAAAATAAAAACCGCCGTAAGATTCACAGGGGTCAGATTGAGATAAATGATGCGTCGCATGCTATCGAAGATGTCAAAGACTATATGGACTGCAGTGATATAGTGAAAAATATGCTATCAGAGTTATCTGATGCACTAAGAATAAGTTATCCAAATATCTATATTGACGTTAAGACTGACGAAGACGAATTATTTCTTCTTTAATGACTTAATATAACTCTTTAAAGCCTTATTACTAGGAAATTCCTTAGTTATCATCTCTCCGGTTTCTGGGTGTTTATGTGAATACTTAATAGGATTCTTGGCTGATTTTGCTTTCATTTCTTTGGCTTCTTTAGTGGCTGCACTTGGACCTGATCCACCATATCTCTTGATGCGAGGCATCGCTTTAACTTCAGTATCGCCAATATTCTTACTCTTTCTTTTAATATTGTCTGTCTCAGTGTACCCCTGATAACCGGATTTAGCTATTTTCTGCTGTTCTGCTTCGCGTCTTTCGCCAACGCGTCTCTCTTTAATAGGGATAATCTTGGGGTTATTCTGACGCCTGTCTTTACCACTTCTTAATTCTTTTAGGTCAGCTTTATCTTTTGCTTCTTGAAGCTGCTTCTTCTCACCCTCTGTAGTCATGCGAGATTTACCCTGAATATCTTTCACGGTGCGCATAGTGTTTTTCATCTGATTGGTGTACTTCTTATCACCCGTAACTCTGGCCATCATCGCTTGAGTTCTAGCGGCTTTAATACCTGTATCGATTTTCTCTTCATCTGTTTTATCAACGGCTTCAATATCCCATTGTCCATTATCGAAATAGTTTATCTTCTCGCCCTTTCCAACTGGTCTATATTGACCACCCCAGTTTATCTGCTCAGCGATACTTGGCTTACTAGATACACTACTCGATGTGTTTACGCTGGTATTAGATGAGGTTGTGCTTGCAGTTGGTTGTACTGGTAAACCCTTATCTTTTAAAGCGTTTATCATACCCCATTGTTTACTGAGTTCTTCCTTAACCTCTTCAAGTGATTTTATAAGTTCTTCTAGTTCATTTTCAGTAAGATCATCCTTAACATCTTGTAATTCAATGGTTTTACTTAAAATACACTCTGCAATATCTTTAATATTCACTTAAACCTCTTTATAAGTAGTTAAATCTATACTACTTAATTATACCATGAACACGACTTTAACAGATTCGAAATTTTTATCGACATGAAGGATTATATTGTTGAATTCAACTTACATTTTATTATTTTGAATTTATTTCAGTATAATATTGATATTATAACCAAGGAGATTACATGGTTCCAAATCCGTTAGATATGTTAGATGATATTGTTGTTAACGAGTTTTCAGAAAGATCGGCTTTGGACTTTCGTAATAAAGTTATGCGCATTGCCAAACTAGATCCTCAGAGACCGATTACTGTGTATATTGATTCTTATGGTGGATCAGTGCATGCGTTGGCCAGTATGATTTCTGTTATAGAAGAGGTGCCAAATACATTCATTATGGTGGCGGTTGGTAAAGCTATGAGCTGTGGGGCAATTTTATTGGCAGCCGGCGATTACAGATTCGCAGATAAGCATAGCATGATGCTAATCCATGAGATTTCAGCTGGCTCGATGGGAGACGTAAACGACATCAAAAACAGCACAGAGAACATCATTAAGATGAATGAGTATTGGTTGGACTATCTAGCTAAGAAATGTGGTAAGAGCGGTTTTCAAGACATCAAGGATATTATCAGGAATCAAGACGGTCGCGACATCAACCTCAATCCAATGCAGGCGAAAGAATTTGGTTTAGTGGATTATGTTGGTAGTCCAGTTATTACTGCTATGTGTGTATATGGTATTGAAAACACTAACAAAGATGACCCCATTAAAAAACAACCAATGCAGATGCAAGAAGAGTTACCACCAGAATTACCCGCGGAGATATCGGTTGATGTGAGTTCTCCAGAAAAGCTTGCTGAATTCTTGACTAAACTCAGCGATCAAAATCCTGAGGTAAAACAACCATCAGAGCCAAAGAAAAAGAAAAAAGTAACAAAAAAGAAAGTGACAAAGAAAAAGGTCACTAGAAAGAAAGCTAATAAAACAGAAGAAACAATGAAATAATATCAACAATTCAATTGGAGGACGAATGAGCGATAATAGTAAAACAGGAGAAGTAGAGAATAAGGTGGTTATCGAGAAGGCAGACGTCGAGAACGTCAAAGAATACAGCAAGCATTTCAAAGTTCCTCTGCCCGATGAACTGGTTGCAGCACTGGATGCCTTCGCTACAGATGAGACTTTCGAGAATCAACAAGAGGTTAAATTGCAGATGTGTAGATGGATTCTAACATGTCCTCATCAGTCTTTTCAAGACGAGATGTGGAATACCCCCAAAGAAGCATCTAAACAAATTGTTTTTGATCTTCAGTTTGAGAAAGATCTCAACGACACATTGGATCGCAGTAAAGAGAATTCAGTAGAAGAAACTGAATAGATTATTGAGATTCATCAGGATTAACTGGCTTTATCTCTTTTGTAGGTATAGCCGGTTTTTCTGTTTTAAACTGCTTTGCTTGCTGGCGTATATGTTTTGGAACAACATCTTGAGAAGCGACGTGATCTAGTATCATACCTCTAATTCTCTTGCCAGCATATGTAGAAAATTTATGGCCGCGTTCAGGGTCAAATTTATGGAGAGCATCCATGAGACCGTGAACGCCAGCGAAATGAAGATCTTCATCTTCTACGCTAGATGGGATTTTGCCGGCGTTGCGCAGTTGTTTTATATGCAGGTTGATTAACGGAGCGTGCTCCATTATGAAGTGGTTGATTTTACTTTGGTTTTCGGGGTCGTTTATATCAGACATGTTTAACTCCTTAAAACTATTATACTACACTTTAATGTTAAGCAGGATTTATGGACAAACCAACTAAGAAAGTAAACTACTACAAAAACGGTAGTGTAAGATGTGAAGCTTACTACTTAAACAACAAGCGTCACAGAGTAGACGGTCCAGCTATAATAGACTACTACGAAAACGGTAGCATATACCGTGAAGTTTACTACTTAAATGACAAATATCACAGAGTAGACGGTCCAGCTCACATAGGCTACTACGAAAACGGTAGTACACTCTGTGAAGCTTACTACTTAAACGGCAAATATCACAGAGTAGACGGTCCAGCTCATATAAGCTATAACGAAGACGGTAGTGTAAGTTGTGAAGTTTACTACTTAAACGACAGGCGTCACAGAGTAAACGGTCCAGCTTACATAGAATACTACGAAAACGATAGTGTAAGATATGAAGTTTACTACTTAAACGGTGAGTACCATAGAATAGACGGTCCAGCTTACATAGACTACTACGAAGACGGTAGTGTAAGTTGTGAAGCTTACTGGTTAAACAACAAGAAACTTACCAAAGAAGAGTTCTTAGTAAGCAAAGAGCATCAAAACTACTTAGCTGATTTAGAGATTGAAAGGATGTTAGATGAACGAACTTGATATATTAGACTCCATAAACGAAGCAAGCGGTAAGAACGATAAATTTAATATCTTATCAGCTGCAAAGCAAGATAAGAAGCTTGCACAGCTACTTGATGCAGTTTTTAACTATAAACGTAAATTCTTTATTAAGAAATGGGATGTAGGTAATGCTGTGTTCTGCAATGATGATAAACATTATGAGTTTATTGAGTTGTTAGAGTATCTCGAATCAGGTCAGGGACGAGGTGATGTAGCTAAAATAAAAGTAGAAGAATTCTTTGCTACACTAAATGCGCAACAGAAATACTGGTACGAGAGAGTTCTAAAGAAAGATTTCAAGATGGGGGTTTCAGTTAATACGGCTGTAAAATGCGGGTTTGATATTCCGATATTCGATGTGCAGTTAGCAAAAGACGGCAAGAAATCAAAGAATTTAAAGACTTTTGTAAATAAGGGCGGTTATGCCTCTAGAAAATACGACGGATATCGCTGTCTAGCTGTTATAAAAGACGGTGATGTTACCTTATATTCTCGCAACGGAACTGTATACGAGAATTTTCCAAGTGTGGAACAGAGTTTATCAGAGATGTTCCCTGTTGGATATAGGGTTCTAGACGGTGAGATCATGAGCGATGACTTTCAAGCTATGCAGAGTACTGCTTTCGCTAACAAGCGTGGAACCACCGTTGGGGATGTTAGTTATCACGTATTCGATATGATTCCGTGGGAAGAGTGGGAGAGCAAAGAATTCTGTACTAAGAAAAGCGAGAGATTATGCATGTTGAAGTATGGGATATCGTTGGATCAGTTGCTGCTAAATCAAGACGATGCGGAAGAATTGACATATCCCGATAACATTAAGTTAGTAGAGCATACATACGTCAGCGATCTAAATGAACTACTAGAGATGGAGAAGACCTATATTGAAGAGGGTTATGAGGGAGTTATGTTTGTACCAGATATCCCATATTATCTTGGTAAAAAAACTAATAAGATGATAAAATTAAAAACGTTCAAATCTCAGGACGTAGAGATCGTGGGATTCAATCCAGGTAAATCAGATGGTAAATACGCTGATACGTTAGGTTCTTTCATTGTAAAACAAGAAGATGGACAAATATGTAATTGTAATGTTAGAGGTGATAAATTTCGCGATGATATTTGGAAAAATAAAGAGTTATTTATAGGGCGAATTTTTGAAGCCGCATATCAAGAAGAAACCAATGACGGAATAATGCGCTTTCCTGTTTTTAAAAGATGGCGAAACGATAAGGAGTAACAATGTTTGTTAAGATGATAGACCATAAAGATGGTGCAACTATTCTCATAAACAGAGATCGCATTATTAAGGTTAAGGCAGCGTTTAATCATGTTCGCCTATATTACGGTAATAACGAGTACTACTCAGTTAAACACACTCTACATGAGGCTTTAAGGATTTTAAACGGTGAAGAAAGAATATAATTGCATTCTGCGATTCATGGAAAAAGACGAGATGTTCTTTGAGAATATCACTTCATTCTTATTAGATGAGAGATTGATCTCCAAGAGTGAGTTAGTGAATCTCAGTAGGGCAAATGAGAAAGCTAAATATCTTTTAGCTACTTTAAAAAAGATTCTTAATGAAGAACAGGTAATGTTAGTCGATTGGGAATGGGTATTATTACCAGCAGAAAGATTGAAGCTAACCATCGTAACAGATAACTCACAGAAGGAGTTCGCTCACGGACATTGATATTAATTGATCTGTATAATATTAATATATTAGAAAAAAGGGGTAGCAAACGTTTTAGAGGAGGACTTTTATGTCTCAAAAGAGTCAAAAAGATGCTGTAGTGGAAGCAGTTAAAAAGACCCTTGGCAGTTCGTACGATCCGGCAGTTCCGGTGAGTACATTATTAACCAAAGAACAAAAAAAGGAGATGGCAGAGCAGATTATTAAACAGATCATGGACGGTGATGTAGCTTACAGTAAGGATATCACCGATGAAGAGGCAGTCAAAAAATACGTACCCGGTATGATATCGAATCATATACGAAAAGCAAAGGAATTGAACGGCGGAACGTATACAACGCAAGCATCTGGGCGCGGACATCGCGATCAGAAATTATCAACATTAAACAGGTTACGCGATACGTACGAAGAAGACAGCGAAGAATATAACACTATTACAGAAGCTATCATCGAACGTCAGAGCGAACTAGCAGAACAGAAAATGAAGGCATCAAAGAGGCAACTAATAGACATCAGTTTACTGCCAGAAGACCTGCATGATCTAGCTCTACATCTTTAACACTAATGCGGTGAACTTGTATCACCGCATTTATCACATGACCGATTCGAAAATCACATAGGTTAATGGAACTTCAGTAAAGGAGAAGTAATGAGAATTAAAAACATGTTGGCGGGTTTTATCATAGGTTTAATATTTATGATGTTGTTTTTAACTATCACCATTGCTTTCTCAGATGCAAAAGCCAGTGAGGTAGATTGCAACAAGCATCCTATTTATTGTCAGATTATCAAGAACAAGACCCTTAAAAATGGTAAGATTATTATTGATAAAAAATATGCTATGGAGTTATCTGACATAATCTATAATGTCTCACACAAACACGATATACCAGCAAATCTCTACACAGCAATCCTAATGCAAGAATCTGGATATAAACTCCACACCAAAGGATGTCATGAGGGGATAAGGTACGAGACACAAGGAGAAGCAAATTTTCGTCGTTTAAGAGAAAAATACGAGAAATACTGGGCTCATCCTGAGAAATGTACTTTACCGTGTGATGCCCCACCTGTAGATATGATCTTTGAATATGATTATTTTAAAAGCGTAGAACCTAAATTAATTAAGTCGAAGGTATGTGCAGATTTCGGTATTGGACAGATATGGTTCAAGACCGCAAATACATATAAGTTCGATATGGAAAGATTACTAACCGATCTAGAGTATTCAGTAGAAGCTGGGGCTATTGTATTAAAAGACTTCATGAAGAGATATTCTAAACGCGAAGAGTTCTGGTGGACGCGCTATAATGCCAGTTCTATCAATAAACGTAAGAAATATCAGAGACTTGTAGAGAGATATCTATGAGTGAACTAACTAAGAAAGTAACATATCACAAAAATGGTAGCATAAGATATGAAGCTTATTTATTAAACGACAAGAAGCTTACCAAAGAAGAGTTTTTAGTAAGCAAAGAGTATCAGCTGTATTTAGCTGATTTAGAGATTGAAAGGATGTTAGATGAGTAAGAAAGATTATGTGCCATCAAGCTTACGCGATATCGTAGAAGAGTATTTACCGAATGAAATACTAACAATGAGATATGTTGATTATAGAATCATATACGATTACGACATATGGTCAACTATGGTAGATAAGTTATCTGATAAGCTACTAGATGAGATACTATCATACGAGCAAGGTGGTAACTGGAATAAGATGATGTATAGGGTGTGCTTAGAAGAGCGCGCTAGACGCATGTATGATATGCCTAAAGAAGCTGTTGCATCTGTAGGCGAAGTGTTATCCTTGGTAAATAAATTATTGAGAGAAACAAACTGTTACATGTACGAAGCAGAAAATGTAGAGGAATATATTGATCTTTATAAACGGTGCGTGTATGACAACTAGAACTAGAGAAGATTACACGACAGCGTCAGCAAGTTTCTTTAATCTAAGGACAATGATGTGTAAGTTAATAATAGATAAGAAAAACATAATGCTCGTGTATTCTATGAAGTACGGCGATTATGCGAGAAGATTTTTTAGATAATCTCGTCGATGAGTCCTAGTTTGAGTGCTTCTTTAGCTGTATAGTATCGATCAAACATTATATCTTCTTCAAACTGTTGACGAGAGTAACGAGGTTTTTTCTGTCTTATCTTTTTTACAAACAGGTCTATCATCCACTCTCCCTGACGCTCGTTTTCCTCAACTGCTCTCTTGACGTTTTTAGAGTGATCGTGTAATGATATCTCACCGAAGTGAATCATGACAACAGCATCTTCATCCATCTGTATAATATCGCCGGCCTGCATTATGATAGAACCCATACTCATAGCACAACCCTCAACTATAATCTTAACCGTATTGCGACATCTTCTTATGGCACCGTATATACCAAATCCATCTGTTACACTACCACCAGGACAATTGAGGACAATAGTTATCTGGCCGTCTGTGCGATCTAACATCTTGAGACAGCGAGTGACTCGTCGATATAGTTTCTCATCAACCTCGTCATCGATATACACTATTCTAGCACGTGTATCAACACCATGTTCCATGATCTTTTCTAATAAATCGTTTTTATTTTCGGCCATAGGGTTCTCCCTTATTAACTATTATACCATAAGATACATTATTTATGTTTTATATCTATTATCAACTACTTATACACAAACCGATTCGAAATAATCTCGAACATGAAAAGGATTATAATGAAAAAACAAACAGATAAAGAAATCAAAGTAGAGTCAGTCGAAGAAGCACTGGAGAGAGGTATTAAAATAACTAAACTACCCTCTTCTGAGGAGATTGACGAGCAAAAAAAAGTTGATGGAGAATCAATTAGCAAACCAACTCCTAATGTAAGAGGGGTTAGTTCTAGTACTGTTGAACTTAGAAGTCTAAGTGAAGCAGCAGATTTCTTTGGTGAGAAGTCAAAGCGAACAAAGAAAAAGAAAAAGGCTGACTTCTCTAACATCGATAAGACACAGATACCAGAATCATTGCATTATATACTTGATCAAAATAGCAATGATTCGACCGATACGACAGATGATTAGCCGAAAAAGAAGGAGGGCAAATGAAACCTATCGCAATTAAAGAAGTGTTGGATCTTGCTGTAGTAGCAAGAACTAATGGAGACGTATTCAATCCGTTATTTACGGGTGATGCTGGTCTCGGAAAATCAGAAATTTGTCAACAATGGGTTGCAGAGCAGCAACAGAGAAATCCGAAGTTCTTTTTCTTAGATCTTCGTATCGCGTATATGGAAGCGCCAGATATGATTGGTTTTCCAAAAGAGATTGAGATCGGCAGAGATGACAAAGATCGTCCAGTATATATGACGAGTCACTGCGTACCAGAATTCTGGATGTTTGAGGAAGATGCAGAGGGTCTGATCTTGTTTGAAGAACCAAATCGTGGTACTACTGGTGTTATGAACTGTCTTATGCAAGTTCTCACCGATCGCAAGATTCACAAAGTCAAAATTCCGCCAAAGGTTATCTTCGCATCATGTATTAACCCAGATTCAGCTGAGTACGATGTTAACTCAATGGATGCTGCGTTGAGAAACAGATTTGAAGAATATGAGATCGAGTACGATCACAACTCATTCGTCGACTATATCGAGAGCAAAGAATGGCATGAGAATGTTGTGAGATTCGTAAAGTCTGGTGCATGGATCTACAGAGATACCAAGGCTATTGGTAGAGATGGTAAGTATATCTCTCCAAGAACGTGGTCAAAGGTCAATGCTGCTGAAAGAGCTGGTCTTGATAATAAAAGACAACTCCACTTCATCACGATGTGTTCTATTCTTGGTAGAGATATCGGGAAAGAATATCATAAGTTTTGCTTCGATGAAGCACCAGTGACGCACAAAGATCTTCTGACAAACAAGAAGAAAGCACTAGGAAAATTAAGGAAACAATCAGAGCCAAGTAATTATAAAGGCGATATGATTCAAGTCACAGTCGAGTCTATCATCAAGAACTATTCTTGTACAGCAGACGACGACAAAGAGAAAGAGTTGATTGGTGAAAATACGATGGCAGAGGTTGCTAAGACAATCCCATCAGACCAAGCGATCAATCTCATCAAGATGTGCGGATTCAAGCAGTCTAAGGGCCAGATCACTGACTTCTTCAGAGATTTCGTCAAAAGACATCCAGAACTTGTTCAAGTCTTGAAATCCAACATCGTTGTAAACCGTGGCTTGAAAGACAAGTAAACCGCGCAAGCGGTAACACAGGTAGGCGCTGGTTCCCCCTTCTTTCCAGCGTCTACCTCTCTTCTTAATTTAAACTACAACAGATTCGATCATACATCATAGGATGGAAATAAGGAGTAGGTATGAGCGACGAGAAAATAAAAGCAAAGACCAAAATGAGGTCAACAGAAGACATCAAGAAATTACTTGATGCAGAGAACGTGACAAATGAATTGAAGAAACAAGCGCTGCAGACGGCGATCTTCAATACAACAAAGACGCATGCCTTTCTTGGTTCCGTGCTTCAGTGTATGAATATCATGTATTCTCATGCATTGCCGACGGCAGGTGTTATGTTCAACAACGATTGCAAACGATGGGATTTATTGATTAATCCTAAGTTCTTTTGCCTTGATATGGATGACGATAAGAGAAAAGCAATCTTATTGCATGAACTGTATCATATCACTCACAAGCACCCACTCAGGGTTCCATTCATGAAACTGAATCCGCATAAGAGACAACTCATGAATGTTGCTATGGATATGGCTATCAATCAGTTTATCAAGAATCTACCAGAAGAAGGTATTCATCTAAAAGACTTCTATGATGAAGACGAGAAAACCGGCAAGAAAACTCAGTGGCCTGAGAATCAAACTGCAGAATATTATTATGAGAAATTGTTGCAGAGATTTGACGATCCAGATGAAGATGAGAATGGTCAGGGTCAACAAGGACAAGGCCAATGTCAGACCTGCGGCGGAACTGGAAAAGATCCAAATAGCGAAGACGGCGACGGTGAAGGCGAAGGTCAAGGACAAGGACAACAACCGTGTCCAGATTGTGGCGGAACCGGCAAGCAAAAAGGTAATGCTGGTGGAGGTGCTCAATCTGGAGATATTCCAGACACAATGGATGCTCACGAATGGGATGGTTCAGCAGAAGAGAAAGATATGCTTGATGCAACAGAAGATCTTGTAAAAAGAGCTATGATCAAGCAAAGATTCAGCTATGACGATCTTCCTGGTCATGTAAGAGAGTTGTTAGATCATATTAAAGGAAGAACAGCTGAATTGAATTATAAGGCATTGATTCTTCAAGCTATGAAGGCAAGTCTTCCCGCTAATGTGAGAAAACACAGTTGGACTCGTAAATCGAGACGATTCGGCAATAAAGCTCCGGGTACTAAGAATGGCTCTCAACCTCAGTTAGAGATCTTCATCGATACATCTGGTTCTATTAGTATCGAAGAAGCAAATGAGTTTCTTGATATCGTCGATGAGTTCTTGAAAGTTGGTGCTAGAAAATGTCATATCAATATGTTTCATACTGAGAACTATTACTCAGAGCCGTACAAACTCGGACAAAGAATCAAAAGAGAGGAGTTTCAATCTGGCGGTACTTGTCTAGAATCTTCTATGAAGGTTATCGCGAAGAAGAGACCAGATCTAAGTATCTTCTTGACCGATGGATATTTCGGTGATGTGAATGTGG